TATAAGTTTCCTTCAATGTTTCTATAATTAAAGAATTCATATAATTAAGTGTCTTGCTTTTATCACTTATATAAGCAGTTACATAAAACTTTAAATTTATTAATTTCAAGTCCATATAAGATAAAATATCTGTAGGAGGTTTTTTTTGATAAATATCTTCTACTAACTGTGTTTTTTGAGAGGTAGTTAAATCAGTTCCAGAATCATTAGCGGCAGTTATATAAACACAATTTTCTTCACCTGAAATGAATGTCCAAGGATCACGATTATTATCTATGTTTGTTTCATAGCTTCCCCAAACATTTGCTTTTTTTATATAGCTAAAACTATTTATAATTGTTTTATAGTCCTCAGAAGTTCCAGCGCGTTTACCTGCTTGATAAAATTTTGGAGATAAATCTCTTAGTTTATCTATATCAATTTCATCAGTTCCCCCTGAAATTTCAGAAGTATTTGTTACATATAGATCTACTAATTCACTACTTACATTATAAATATTACTATCTATAGTATCTATTAAATTTGTAGAATATAAATTACCATTTAAACCAAGTGTTTCTACATACTGAATATAAACAATATCACCTGCTATTAATTGTTTTCCAAATATTCCATCGCCAAATTTTATTTTTATACCTGTCATGTCAGGTAAAGAATCTATATAAAAACAATAAGCATCACTACTTGCATCATAAATTGAGTCAACTGGTTTGGCTTGTATATTATTTACATAAATAAACAGAACAGTATTTTCTATACTATTATTGTTTAAAGGAATAGTTTCAAATTTCGATCCAGAAGCAGTGTAAGTATAAGATTTATAAATTCCTTGCATAACACTTACATCACAAAATAAAGCAGAAGTTGTATATAAAGTATCTTCTATACATATATATTTTGTATCTTTATAACTAAAAGTTGTAAATAAGGGAATTGGAATATTTTTAGTAGGATACTCATAAGGAGTAGCTATATTAAAATCTTTAGAAATGGAAACTCTACAAGTTCCTTTAGCTCCTATTTTTCTAGGAATTGCATAGTTATGAAAATAACTTTGAGTTACCAAGCTACTCATGTTTCGTGCTAACTTCCATTTATTTTCACGAGTTAAATACTCATCATATAACATTTCATATGCAAGCTCTGTAGCAATATCTTCCAATAATAAAACATTAGTTCCATATGAAGTCATGTCCATATGATCTGCTTTTGTTTTTAGTGTATTATATAATCTATTAAAAATAGCGGTATAGTTAAAACTTGCTGTGCTCATACTTTATTCCTATGATCCTAAATTATTTACAGAATCGTCATAATTAAAAATTGTTTTAAATAATGGTACATAACCTATTAATTTAATTTTCCATTTTCTATTAGCATAATCAGGAGTAACACTTAAACTTACTGGTTCTATAGTAGGATAAAAATCATTTTTTAATCCATCCTGAATTGCTCTTTTAAAACTTATTGCATTATCATCTGATAGTTGCTTTCCTAAATATTGTAAGATAGTTCCACCAGAAGTACTTTTAATACGACTAAATTTTGGGCTTACAATCCATTTAGTGAATGATTGCTTTAGAGCTTCAGAATCATATATTTTTTTTACTTGCCCTTGTGAATCTTTTTCACCATACATGTCCAAATCAAAAACAACGTGTTCTACCATAATACAATAGTTATGTTTTTTAATTTTTTTGAATTGTATACTTTTTAGAACTTGAAATATTAATACTTACAGGAAGTGAAGGATAAGGCTGTAATGAGCCATTTCCTACTATAGGTGTTGTTGTTAGAGCTGCAACAACTGAAGTCCAAAAGCTTGTTAATATACTCTGTAATTCTGTATGACTTACCACATCTAAAGTGCAATACTTTACTAAATGAGCTATAATTTGTGTTGAATCTTCTTCCCATACAGTTTTAATTAAATTTTTAGATTTTATTTTTTCTTCATCTGAAATATTTAAAGCATCAATTTTATCACAAGTAACTTTAGCTATAGCATCCCCTAATTCATTTCCTGTTTCTGATATTCCTGCCATAATATAGACTGCTCCTTTATGTTCCACTTATTGTATTACCAGTATGTAAAGTACCAGTAAAAGGATCAACTACCAGCGCACAAAATCCGCCTGTTCCTGTAGGAGCACAAGATCCATTAACTTCTAGTGATCCTCCAGTTACATTAACTTTTAATCCATTAAGAGTTATACTTACTGAACTTTTTACTATTGCTTTTCCATCAGAAGGGAGTTCTATGCTTGATTTACTATTATAAACTTTTATTGCTTTATTAACAGTATTTGCAAATAAGTTCCCGTCTTTATCATGAAATACATAAGTTCCATCTTTATAAATTGTACCTCTTTCAGAGGTATTATTATTAAAAAAATCTAAACTTCCTTCAGAGTATAAATAAAAATCTAAATATTGATATTCCTTATTGGATACTTCTGATATACTTCCTAATGCTGTTGTTATAATATCAAAGTCAAAAAAAGATTTTCTATTAAAATAATCTAAGTAATATCTACGTTTCCAAATATCATCAATTAAACACCAAACTATTGTATCTTTTTTTGGGGTCTGCTTTTTCATTTCATCACCATTGGTTCCGAAAAAAGGCTCAAACCAAGGCAAATCATCATCTTTTAATTGCTTATCATATAATTCAGGTAATATACGTATTTGTATTTTTCCTAACTTATCAGGATCATCTATATTAGATACTTTTCCTCTATATAATTTAAGTTGTATCATTATAACCGCCTAACTTAAAAGTTTATCTTTCATATTAAAAGCAGAAGAATTAAGCTTTTTCATTGTTTTACGTGATATAACAAGTTTTGTATCAGCAGTATTCTTTTGTCCATTCCAAGTATGAAAACTACGCTCTATCAAATACTCTCCAGAATAATTTAAACTTGCAGTAGTTTTATCACTACTAGTACTATCATAAATAGTTATATTTACATTTACTCCTGCTGTAAGTAATGGATTAAGCGGTAGTGTTATAAGAAAACGCTCAAGCGCAAAAGTATTCCTCATACTTTGAATTTTTATTCCTTTATTTATTTCTTTTAGCCCTGCTGTTTCTGTATCATCTAATAATTCAAGTACTCCTGTTATATTTTCTTTATCTCCAATAATAGGTAAATCACCATAACTTTCTGAAGGATAATCTGTTATATAATCCTCTTCCAAATTAATTGTATTATCATCACCTAAATTAAATATTTTTCTATGACGCTTATCATATGTATATTCTGCTCCTGTTCTAAATCGAGAAATATTAGTAAAGGAATAAGGACTAATGTTAGCTAAATTACCATCACTATATTTTAATTCATATTTAGCGTTATCATTCATCATTGCTATATAATTTCTAAAATGAAAAGTATTATTATTATCTATAAAACAATAAAAAGGAGTATCTTTAGAATTATTAGAATAAGCAACAGGTAGTAAATAATTTTCTATAAAATCAAAATCATAAACATTAGGCTGAAAATATTTATCAGTACTTCCACTATCATTTATAACTATATGCTTATCATCAAAATAAGTACCTTGAATTATTTTTTTAATAATTTTACTAATCATTTCATTGTAACTTTTTACTTTTCTACTCTGATTTAATTTATAAAAATGAACTAATTTTATATCTATAATTCCATTTACTTTTCCAGTAGATAAAGTTGACTTTAATTGATCTGAATCTATACAATAAGCATTAGTTATAAAATTATCTTTATATCCAAAAGATAATTCTATTTTTTGACCTTCAACACTCAATAGATACTCTTGATATAAACCATCTGAATCATTAAAATATAAAGTACATTTAGGAAAAATAGAATAGATAGAATCACTCATTACAAATGATATATTTATAGGAGAAATTTCAATTACTTTATCATTCAATTTAAAATCTATTTCATAAATATCATTGAATACCATTATTTACTCACAATATTTTTTATATAAAAAGAATCAAAATCTTTCTTATCAGGTAAATTTAATGTAGTACCTATATCTTCCTTTGATAAAGAAAGTCTATTATTAAGCCATAATGTTAATTCATCATATAAAAAGAAGTCTTTATAAAGATCATAAATTAAAATATCTAATCGATATACATCTCCTTGTCGTAAGCGCTCTTCATATACTTTTTCTGTATAATCAAATTCTTCTATTTTAAAAGTACAAATATCAGGATAAAAATTACCTTCAGAGTCTGCTTGATCTGAGTCTTGCATAAATAAATATCTACTTGATGTGCTATTAGGATTTGAATTATTAGACACTTGTAGTACTTCCTCCATTAGGAATTTCAGTTAGATTATCTATCATTTGAGTATTAGCAATATCAATAGTCTGAAACTCTAATCGTAAGGAACCTTGCACAGGATATCCGTTTGAATCTACTGCCATAGAATAAGTAGGCTCAGCACTTGTTATAATAACACTAGATAAATAAATAAAGTTTCCAATGCGTAAAGATAAATTGCCTTTACTGGTAAGATGACCCCATACTCCATTTATTATTCCAGACGTTTCACCAAGCTCTTGTTTAAGTGCATCACGTATAGTAGGGCCGGGAGCTTGTAAGGTATAAGCATCTTTACTACGAGTAGGAACTACTAATTTTAATACTTCACTCATTGGTTTTATTACATCTTCTTTACCTGAAGTTCTCATATAAAAAATAGATTCAGTAGAAAAAGATATTGGATCAGTTTTTTCCCATACTTGAAATCCTGCCACTGAAACTACACCTGATCCTAATTTCTGTAAAAAATCAATATTGGATAAAGTACTTATTAATGGATTTGACTCTGAACGCATTAGCTGTCTAAAACTTGAAGATATTTTTAAAGATATTTCTTCTGTATTTATAATTGTAGCATTAGAAGGTACTAATGTACCTGCAAGTCGAAGTTCTATTATATTTCCGCGAGGAATTTTCATTATGCTCATACTTACACCTTAAAAATATCTAAGTTAATTTCATTACCAGAAGAAGGAGCTACTATAATTTTTGAACTACTAATTATTGCCTCTCGTATCTCATCTAATTTTTCAAGTATTCTATCAATACTAATAGTTGATTTACTATTATTATTTATATTTGTAGAACTTAAATCTTTCTTTGTTGCATAAACATTATCATCAGGAGATATACGAACAAAACTTCCATCAGAACGAACAATACCATCATTTATACTTGCTTTAGCTCCACTTGCTGCTTCTCGTTCTTTTTGTTTATCTGTAACATAGCTGGTAAAATTAGAAGTTAAATCAGCTTTCTTTTTATCATTAAATAATGACCCTATTAAATCTCCTATGTTAATTTTACCTGAAAATATAAATCCAAATATATTAGATAAAAAACTAAAACTATCTTGTATTGGAGTTAAAATATATTTATTAAATAAATCGGGAACAGTTGTGGTAACTTTATTAAATATATCTCCTATAAATTTTCCTAATGGAGTAAATAAAACAGTCTCAGCCCATTTAGCTACATTCTTTATACCGCCCCAAGCCCGTGTGAAAAATCCACCCAAAGGAGATAATACATAAGTCGATATCCAAGTACCTATGCTTAAAAAAGCATTACTAATTCCTGATATAGCACGAGTGAAAAACTTTCCAACAGGAACTATCATGTTATTAAATAAAAATGACCCTATTAAACCACCCATTTTTACTATATTTTTAATTACTACTTTATATAAAAATAATCCTACTTTTTTTCCAATTCCTTTTATTCCTTCAATCATTTCACCAATCATAAAAAATTTATAAAACCATTTCCCAGCATTTACAATAAAATTCCCAATAGGTGATATTATATGATCATATATAAAACTTCCAATAAATGAAAAGAACTTTCCTATAGGGGTTATTATCCACTTATAAGCAAAGCCACCTATAGCATCTAAAGCTTTGGCAATACGCTCTCCACCAATAAAACCAATTATTCCACCTACTACAGCACCAATTAAACCACCTAAGACTGTACCTACTACTGGAACAAAACTTCCTACTCCTGCACCAATAAGTGCCCATTTTCCCATATTTTTAAATGCGCCTTTTATTCCCTTATCTGCTCCTCCTAAAAATCCTCCAATAAATCCACTTATTTTAGAGGTCTTCCAGCCTGCAAGCATTCCTTTTATCCCGTCTATTACCATCATAATAAGACCAGAGATAATCATAGCCTTAGGGCCAGCTTTTCCTAAAAAGTTAGCAAATTCTTTACCAAATAAAGAAGGAAACTTTTTAGCAAGCAAGTTACCTATATTTTGAAATAGGTTTCCTTTAAATATAACTTCAAAAAGTTTACCAAAAAATCCACCAATTAACGGAAGTAGTTTTTTACCTAAGTCTTTTAATCCACCACCAAAGGCAGTACTTAAAAGATTTGAAAAAAATCCACCTTTTTTTTCTTCATCATTTTTTCCTTTTTTTCCTTTTATTAAATGATATAATAACAAACTACCCATATCTCCAATTTTAGCAACATCTTTAAGAGTAGGCTTTGTTTTAACTATTTTTTTTGCTTCTGGATCTGGCAGTAAATTATTAATTGCTTCTGGAACAAAGGAATGACTTTGACTTGGTTCATCATCAAAATCATCAGGAATTTCTTTCTTTCTAAAAGGTGACCTGCTTGAAGATCTGTAAGAATCTTTTTTAGAACTGCCTTTCTTTCTATTTTTTATAGCCCCACCGATTTTTTCACCTATATCTATACCAAAACTATCTTCAACGGCAGTAGTAACTAAACTTAATGGCCCTAATAATGCTCCAGTAAAACCATCTTTATTCTTTTTTACTTGAGAGCCAATGGCTCCCATTACTCCCTTACCACCTGCAAGGATGCCCTTTGCTACTGGATTAAGTAAACCTATAACTCCTTTAGTTTCCCACAAGTATTTTCGTGTTTGCTTTTTATCTATTTTTTCTAATCGCTTATCATATATATTTTCTTTCTTTTCAAGTTTTTTTATTTGTTTATTTATCTTTTCTATACTTAAACGTGCCTCAGCAGAGTTAGAAATTTCTAATTCTTTTTTAAATAATTTTACTTCATCATTAAGCTCTTTAATTTTCTGATCTGCATTTTTTTTATTAATTATTGTAGCAACTTTCTTCTTATCAGATAAATCCTTTTCAACTCGGCGTTCAGCTTCTTCCATACGTTTTATACTTTTTTCAGCATCTAATCCAGACTTTCTAATCATTTTAGTAAAAGCGTCTAACCTTTCAGCTAATAGCTCATTAGTCTGTTCTTGAGTAACTTGATTCTTTTTTAATACTGGAATAAGTGCCATAGAATATAAAATCCTTTAAATATAAAACTATTTATTTTTCTTTAGCTTTTTCTTTATCATTCTTTGCTTGTAAAATTTCTTTAGCTTTTTCTACTTTATCAACAATAGACTTATCTATATTTTTTCCATTTCTATTGATGAAAAATTGTAAAGCTTTTATAGCTCCTGATAAATCATCGTGATTCTTCTCAGCTTCGCTCGCGATTTTTTGTGCAGAACTGTCTTTGAAAAAACCCTCTCCCGGTTTCCATCCCTTATCTTTTTCTGCATCCTGAATAAATTTTTCATCTTCCTGAAATTTATTCATATGAGACTCTAATAAAGTGGAAACATACTTTTTGTTAGTTAATTCTGAAAGAATGTTTAAATTAATATTTATAGTTTCAACTATTCTTTTAGCTTCTGATTTGCATACTTCTAATTCAACTTCTTCTAATACTGTCATACTTACCTACTTACTTACTCTAATAGTTAGTAAATTGATAATAGAAAAATTTATTTATTAAATATTAAAAGACAGATATACCATGAAGAAAACTTTGAGATTGAATTTTTTTAAAAAAAAGATGTGCCAAAATTTATTTTATCATCCGGTATCACTATAACAGATATTAAGAGATAATAATGGCCCCCCTATATTTAATAAAGGCGGTGGGTTTGATTTTGTAATTATAGAATTTTTTTTAGTTATATTAGTATTATTTATATTTTTAGAAACTTTGTGTAAATTACAAGTTTTAGTATTAAAAAATTTATCTTTGATATGATTATTATTAATAAAAGTATGTAATTTCATTAAACTTATGTATTTATCTGAAATAATAGAATTATAAATTTTATTAAAATTTAAATTAATCATTCGAGTATTAGTACTATACATAAAATATAAACTAACAATATCTTTTAAATTTATAGAATTAACATAATTAGTTATAAACTTGGTATAGTGAATAACCTTATTATCGAGTATTTTATTAAAATAAATATCATTAGTATAGAAATTTGAGATATCAAGATTATTATGATTAGTAATATTTTTAATGTTTTTATAATTAGTGCAATAAGTAGAAATAATAAACTTTCTAAAATCAATTCCATTAGTATTTAAATTATGAAAAATTCTAGTTCGAGAAATTTCAGTATAGCTTGATTGAATATGTTTAATATATTCATTATCTGAATTATATTGTTGTTTAAAGTTTAAAACGCTTTTAATAGTAGCTTGTTTCATAAAAACAGAAGCTATATCTTTAAACTCTTTAGATACATAGAAAGCATCAAAGACAGTAATATAGGGTATATGATAATTTTTACAAAACTTTAATATTTCAATGCTATAATAATAATCAATTTCTTCATCTATATACCAATTAGATTTCCATAAGAAATTCTTAATAGGTAAAAAGAAACTTTCAATAGAAGAAATTAAATAATCAACAGAGATATTAATATTGCCTTTATAAGTGTTAGCATAATCTAAATATTTGTAATAAAGTTTATAATCATGTTTGTGTAATTTAGTATTAGTTTTAATACTTTTTAGAAAATTAGATTTTCTTATATTTTGTAAATATCTATAACTTGTTTTTGCTAATTCTTCTTTATCGAATTCAGTAGTGAATTTATAACATAGACTATCATGATAAGGTTTTTTAGCAGTATATCGATCATTGGCTGTATTATATAATCCTAATTCAACTAATTCTTTTTCAATTTTATACTTAAAAGTATTGATATCTGTATTTACTGCTGTAATAATAATAGGCTTCAATACAGTATATAAATAGTCAAAAAGTATTTGATCTTGAATATCAAACTTTTTTAATAAATATTTAATAAACTCTTTGACTGGATGTTTAATATCATCAAAAGTTTTACCTGTATTTATTATATACAATTTATTAATCTTACTTGCAGTCTGATCTAATTCAATCATGTTTTCTGATTTAATTATAAGTTCTCGATTTTGTTTACTCATATGAGTTATTTCTGAATATAATCGTCCATGGGAGACAGCATGAGTTATATCATTAACATTTTCATAGCTTCGAGTATAGTATTTTAGATTATGAGTAAGAGGGAAATTTTTATTATAATTGTTTATATTATCAACGTGCTTATCATGAATAATTTCGTATTTTTCATTTTTTGTTTTAATCATACTAACGGGACTATCTAAGCAAGAACTAAATATTTTTTTATAAAAATCACTATACTCTTTAGTACCAAACATAGCGACTATTGAAATTTTATACAGGCTATCGATTGACTTAATAAAGTCAGCATTCCATTGCTCTAATGGATTTATAGTAACTTGAGACAATACCTTAGTTCCGTCAGGTAGTAATCCACCTATTTCTAGATTAATTATGTGAAGAAATTGAAGCATATCTTGAGCTATAGTAAAGTTTGCAAAATTATAAATTTCATACTTATGAAATAAATTAATATAATATTCTGGTTCTACTACTTTTGTTTGTAGATAATTTGCATCTTTCGGGCGCGGAACATAAATAGAAAATTTATCTTCATCAGTTACTGTGTAATTTTTAACTCGTTCAGGATTAGTATGAAATGTTTCAATAATCTTTTTTTTACTATCTAATTGCATTTTAGCTAATACTATTAATAAAGCCATAGAAGTAATGCTTTCATTAACGTTTTTTAGAGTAGCAATACTTCTATCATTATTTGCTTTATTAAATAATTTTACCATATAGGGTATATTTGAATTAAATACCTTATAGGGTAAAGAGGATTGTAATAGTTCAGGGGTCAATTGATCCCTGTTATATTGAGACATTCGCATATAAAATTACAGACTTATCTTTGTATAATTCTTTTCTGTTTTGATATCTGTATTAAATGGATATATCCGAACAATTGAAGTATTGTGTTCAGGATAGAATACCTTAATACTGCTACTGTCGATTATAGTTAAAAACTCACTTGCTTTGTCTGTTTTAAACAATAAAAGAATATCATTTATTTCTGATTCAGAAATTGTTGTTATAAACAGTTCGGAATGCTTTGAATAAACTCCAATTAAATGATTAGTAAAATCAATAAATTCCAAACCTTTTGGAAAAACTTTAATATTAAACTTTACTTTAATATAATTATTATTCTTTGTAATTCCTACTGTTAGGGTCTTTCCTACTGCCTTTACAATTTTAGCAATATCTTTTTCAATAGCTGATTCATCGATCATTTCAAAAACTGCATAAAAACAATGAGGGTTACGAAAGGGGATAATCTTTTTTGAATCCATATAATTTCCTTTTTATATTTTGAATATATTATGTTGTATTTTAGAAACTTTGTCAATAACTGAACTAAATAAATCAGTCTTTTTTTCATCTTTTTTCATTGCATCTTTATAAAAGGAATATTTTTCTAAATCTTCTTCAATATTTTCTAATAAATGTATTTCGTTTTCTTCAACCATTATTATAAATTGCTTAAAGCTTTTAGTATACTCTTGTATATTAGTAACTTTTGGAGCTAATTCAGCAATATATTGTGGAACATCATATCTATCTACTAATTCAGAGTTATTGACATCATTGATAGAAATAGAATAGTATTGTTCTGATATTGGTTTACAAATCAATATATAGATATTTGAATCATGTTTAATGGTTAGTTCCAAAGCTGGAGATTTGTCTTTTTTGCTATTTCTTTCTAAAGCTAGTAATAAAGCTTTATTTTTATTTTTTGCCATACACCTATAGTTAGATTTACAGAATTTATCTAACTATCATAAAATGAGGATTATATGACAGTAAAAAAGTTTTTATTTATTTTGTTGTTTTCTTGTATTCCGATTGGTATTGGAATAAGCAGTATGTATCATGCTAATAGTATTACCTATAAAACAGGTGCAGTATGTAACTATCCTATGACTTATAAAGACTATTGTTTAGAAAAAATGTTTAAGAAAGGAATTCCTTCTGAAATTGACTTGTATGTATTAGATGTATGTATACAAGAAAAAGTAAATCCTTTTGAAATGCTATCTATATTAAATAACGAAAATCCTGAACAAGACCCTTTTGTTGATAGTCCTAACTATGGATTTGAAAAGATATATAATAAAAAATTAAAAAAATATTATAAAGTAAAAACTCTTTTATCTACTGATTCTGGATTATTTCAACTAAACTCAAAACCTATGACTTATTTTATTGAAACCTTTTGGGTAAAGTGTAATGAAACAGAAACTTTTAATGTACATAATTATAAACATAATACTCGTATGGCAGTTCGTATTTACAAGAGTTTAAGAAACTCAGTAGCTTTTAAAAATTCTGGATGGTATTATCCAGTCATGTGTTATAATGCAGGATATGGAAAAGTTATTAATAAAAAAGTTTCTAAAAAAACTTCTATTGACTATGTAAATAAGTTTAAAGAAAACATGAAAAAATATGAATAACTTTAGATAATTGACATACTGTAAACTTTTCTCTATAATGACTTTAGTATAAAAATATACTAAAGGGAAATATATGAAAATTTTTACAAAATCTTTTACAGACAACAAAGCATTGATTAACTACTGCAGAACTAATAATTCTGAAATTTCAGAAGGAATGTATTTCAACTTTACTGACTCAAAAATCAGTATTAAAAATACTATTACTAAGTATTTTATTAACTTTCCATTTGAGTTTAAACTTGAGGGTAATGAGGAACTTCCAAAGAACTTTCTTATCAATTCAGAACAGTTTTTAGGAATAATTTCAGGAATTAGTGAAATTGAATATAAAGATGATTCATTTTTCTTTGAAAAGAATATTTTTAAAATTAGAGTAAATAATACTATTGTATTTCCTTCCAATGAAATTGAAGATAACTATGAAAATAGTTTTAAAATGACACAGAAGTTTATTAGTTTACTTACTAAAGCAACAACTGTTTTTTATGCAGACAAGCCAGAAGATAAATATAAAACTGCTTATTTTGATAAGGGCTACATCTATAGCTTAAATAATTATCGTGGATATATTGTTAAAGCATCTGATGAAGAAATAAATATTAAGCTTGACTTTCATACTACTTTGATTGACTTAATTAAATGTATTAATGATAAAGATTTTACTATCTTTTATGATTCAAATAAAAGTAGTAGAAAGATAGTTACTGAATCAGGGCTGACTATTTATACTCCTGTAAATCGTTGCATAATTCCTGACTTTGGAACAAAGATTTTTGAGTTTGTAAACAATGATCATAAGACTTTAGTAAATCGAGATAAAGTTTTAAGCACATTAAGTACTCTAAAAAATTTATTTGATTCAAAAGATTTGGAAAAGAAAGTTTCTTTATCAGTTAATGAAAAAGAAATGATTTTTGAATTAAAGGATACAGTTAATCCTTACATTAAACTGGTAATGGAAAGTGTAGAAAATACTGAGAAATGTACAAAGATTATTGATTATGAAAATTTAGTAAAAGTAATTAAGCTTATTGATGGAGAAAATATTGAATTAAAACTTTCTGATGAAATTCCCCTACTTATTGTAAAGACTACTTTAGAAAATATTTTTGAAGTCTCTGTTTTAAGTATCCCTCGAATTGTGGCAAAAGTATAAAAAATAACTATCATAGTATGATTGTGTAACAATTAAAAACGATAATTAAAAGGGAAACGTAAACATGGAAAATTTTACAGAAGAGTTGTACAAAAAAGAGTTAACAAAAAAGCTTCATAACTTTGCATCTAAACTACCTATCTTTGATTTAGACGTAAAAGTAGCAGGGAATTACATTTATTATTCTTCATTAGTATGCAATCTCATTGGAAAGAAACTTGAGATTGATTATAGCTTAACAGAAAAAATGAATGTGCGCCGATTGAAAGAAATTTTAATTGATTTCTTCCCCGTACTTTATGGTTATGAAGAAAAAGAAAAGTCTGTTGATGATCTTTTAAAAGGTGAGATTTCAGAAGAAACAATTTTGAGTAAAAGCATTGTCAAGCGAGATATGTATCAGGTAGAACGAAAGCTTGATCCCTATAATGAAATTATTGTTCGTAATCTTGATACTAATGAACTTGAAATGTACAAGATGGAATGTCCTTTAGTATTTTTCTTATCAGATATGTTTAGAGATAAGGATTTAGCATCAGCTACTTTTAAGGATAAAGCAAAGTTTATTAAAATTTTGGAACAAAGAGCATAATAGAAAAAGAGCCTTGCTGTATGTAAGGCTCTTTTTTAATAAAAAGTTTTTATTAAGGTACATATGTCTAAAAAAGAATGGATCATAAAAAATTTATATGAAAATAATATGGATAAGCAAATAGTTTATTCCATGTTTGATGATTATAAAAAAGAATTTGGTAGTGATATATTACAAGATAGTTTTCGTCGGTTAGTCTGCCATATATATGAAACTGTTTCTGATACTGTTGATCTAAAAGATTTTACAGAAGAGTCAGTTATGAAACTTGAAGCATCTAAGCAAAAGCTTCAAGATTTAAATAACCAAGTTCGTAAAACAAACCGAGAGCAGTTTAGAATTTATAATAATGTAGAGGAAATGTATACAGAATTATCTTCTGTATTAGAAAATATTGATTTAACTAAATTTAAGATTAAAGAGCATAAAGATACTTCAAAAAAAGTATTAATAGCTCAGTTTAGTGATACTCATATGAATCGAATAATTGAGCGATCAGAGAGTAATGGAAATTGTTATGATTTTATTATTGCAAGCAAACGATTAAAAAAATATGTAAGTAAATTAATTCAAGTTGGTAAAGATAATAAAATTACTATTATGCATATCTTTCAAACCGGGGATCTATTAACGTCGAATCGTCGTCTGAGTGAACAAACGCAACAATGCTGTTCACTCATTTCAGCCTCTGTGCTTGCTACTTATTTATTTGAGCAAGCTATTATTGAACTATCTAAGTATTTTAATATTACAATTTCAAGTGTAGTAGGTAATGAAAGTAGATTAGATGATTTTATGGAAACTACTACTTTAATGCAAACACAAAATTATGACTATCTTATTTTCAATAACTTGAGAATGCTGTTTAGTAAAACACCAATTAAGTTTAATGATGATAAAAATATATCAATGCAAGTAGTTAAAGTAACTGATAATTTTAATGCTCTTATTTTACATGGACATCAATTACATATGCCTAATCCTGATAAAGATATAGCAAAGCTGTTACAAACTTTTTCCTATAATGGTGTAAAAATTTCAGGTATTTTTTATGGACATTATCACACTCCAAGCGGAAGTAGTATTTTTAATCGAAGCGGTAGTATGTGTGGATCAGATGGATATAGTACAGAACTAGGATTCTTAACTCGTGCATCACAAAATTATTATATTGTCAATGCTGATGGAAGTTTAGATACTACTATTGTCGATTTACAGAATACAGACACTATAGAAGGTTATGATATTAAAAATGAGTTGGAACGTTATAATGTAAAAAACAGTAGTTACAATAATATTGTTACTATAAAAAATTTAGTTTAAGGAGCTAAAATGATTTTGTTTATTAGAAATGAAAATAATGATACTATAATTGATATAGAAATCTATAAGGCAAAAGAAGATAATTATGAATATGTAGAGGTATCTAGTGTAGTTGATATTCTGCATTATACTGATTTTCTATTAGATAAAATAGAAAAAGGATTAGATAAAGATGAAATTGCTTCATCTTTTTATTTCTTTCAAGAAATACGAGGATGGTTCTATGAAGTTTATCTAAAAAATGGTAAAAATATTTATTCAGATGAATTATTAGATGATGTTATAAAAGAAATAAAAAACTTAATGCTATCATTATGTGATGAGTATTCAGGTTTATATTATATGGAGGACTAAAATGCAAATTTTAACGGGAAAAATAGGTACTGGAAAGACAATTGGCTTAATTGAGTTAGCTCATAAGAATAATGGAATACTGGTAGTGTGGAATAATGATCAAGGTCATCTAATGAAGGATAATTTAAAATGTTTATCCTCATACTATAATGATATTACTTTTGAAAATATTCCAGTTATAACATATAATGAATTAATTAATAAAAAGCTAAGTGGTAAGAATAAAGATGATGCTAAATATTATATAGATCGCATTGAATTATTTTTAGAAATGTTTAAAGTTTCTGGTTTTAGTTGCGATGGCGAGAATGTAATTATCAGGGAAAAGACTTTTTCTGAACCTAATAATATTTATTCAAATCATCTGCTTATTAAAGCTAACTATTACATACAAGAGGTACCTATTATGATTGGCAAAATTATTGATTTCTGTAAAAGTAAGATTGTTGTAGAGATTAGCATTATTGTATTTGCTATTGTTTCTTCAATTTTAATTATTGGTGGTGTTTCAGAAGGACAGCTTGCAGGTGTAGTCGAAGCAGTAATTGGTGTTATTGGCGCGATTGCTACTCTCATCAAGCTTATTGGATCTTTGACAGTAAAAGACGTAGCTGATAGTATTAATAGTGCTACAAAGACTGTAGCTACTGATGCTAAAGAAGCGGTAGATACCGTTGCCTCTGCTGTTGCCTCTGCTGTAAAGAAGTAAGCAAAGTTTACCTCTTCTATCATTAAATAATTAATAGAAGAGGTAAAATAATAGAAGGAAGGTAATATGACAGATACAGATATTATGAATTACTTAAACAAGTGCTATCAAAATCATACATTTAATATCATAAATAGATTAGAAGTAGTTAATTTTAATAATAAGAAAGAAGTTCTTATTGATAATAAAGAAACACATATCTGGTTTCAGCAGATGATGAATACAGAACTAATGAATAAAAATTTAGTGTTATCTGCTGATGAAGCATTATTAGAAGAAATTTCAAATAAAGTTGTAAGTTATCTAACAAAATAATTTTATAAAAGGATTATTAAAACATGGGAAATGGGAAAGCATATGCCAATCGAAAACAAGAATCAGAACGTCCAGAGGCAGATTTTTATAGTACACCAAAATCAATAACACAATTAATTTGTGATACAAAAGAGTTTTCTAAATATAAAACAATATATGAACCTATGTCTGGAGAGAATGCTATAGCAAAAGTTCTTATAGAAAATGGCCATGAAGTTATTACTGATGATATTAGAACTACAAAAAAGGATTTTCTTAAATGTAATGAAAAAGTGGATTATATATGTACAAATCCAGCTTTCAGCATCTTTACTGAAACAGTAGAAAAATGTCATGAAATTACTAATTATGGGTTTACATTATTAGGTAAGACTAATTTTTTTGCGGCTCATAGTAGAACCAAAATGAATCTATGGAGAAATCTTAAACATGTTTATATTTTTGATCGCATGATTGACTATCGTACCCCTTATAGGGAAGATGGATGCTTCTTTTTAGGTAATTTAGTAACGTGTTGGATGTGTTTTGATAAATCATGGCATGAACCTTATTGGAATACATCAATTATGGACGTGCAAAAATGGGCTACTTTAGGAAGTTATGATAATTATATCAAAAAAGAATATTACAAAGTTCATAATAAATGTCCTGTTTGTAATACAGAATTAAAGTTCAAGCAGAAGCAGAAAGATTTTCCCGATTTACAAAGCATTAACTGTAGTACTTGTAACTGGGAAGGAATAGTAGATAAATTAATTTAGGAGAGTATATGAGCAAACGTAAAAGTATTGGGTTATTTAAACTCATAATGGGTAAGTATAATTATAGTGAAGTACAGCCAAATAAACCGTGGCCTAGACCAGAAGAGCAAACTTATAGTAAAGAATGTTATGACTTTTATCCTGCTTGTATTGATAGCTTAATAGTCTTAGTAAATTCATTAGGAGCAAATGATTTAAAATGTGGAATAATCAATTTGTTAGAATTAGAAAAAGATGAGCCTTATAAATATGTTACTTCTAATGTGACCAAGTTTTTAAGTAAGACTGCTAATAGTGTTATTCAAGAGATTATAAAGTAAAATATAAATAATTATATTTTAGTTAAATGAATTAAAGTAAAATAAGGAAATAATATGAAAGAGAAAATTGCTTATTTAATTGGCTCTGTAAATAATGGAAAGATTATTCTTGATGAAGATACTGCTGTTCTTTATGCTAGATCAACTAATCAAGCAATCAATGAATTAAAATTAGTGGATTATAAAGTAGAAGTTTATCAGGGTACTTGTATATTTTATAATATACATACGCATGAATACAAATTTCAAAAGTATGAATTTAATAATGTTGATAGATTAAGTAAGTCATATTTTGATGCAAGTTGTGGGAAATATGATCTACGAATTTTTATATGTGTAGATATTAAAGTTGTTAGAAAAAACATACAAAAGGTACTTGACTTTTTACTAACACTTAATATAGAAAAGATAAACTGTTTTCTATATTGCCGACAAGGACAGGACTATACAACATCACTTTGTAAAGAATATTCAGAAGAGTATTTAAATAAACTAAGTCAGTTAGTAATTGAATAAAGTTTGTAATTAGAATATGATAGATATAGGGAAAAAATATGAGTAAAATAATTGGTGTTTTATGGTCAGGTGGTTTAGATAGTACTTATTTAATTTATAAAAATTTGAGTGAAGGTAATACAGTATATGCTTACTATGTTGAATTAGAAAATAATGCAAATAAAGTTATTGAAGAAAAGAAAGCAATTGAAAAATTGCAAGTTTTATTTGAAAAATACTTTTATAATAAGTTTCTTTATAAGGGTATTTTAACTGAAGTAGGTATAAATGGTTATGATAATTGTTTAAGCTTTAAACAAATGCCTACATGGATTTATGCTCTACAGTGGATTGACTCACAAATAGATGAGGTACAGATAGGATATATTCTAAATGACGATGCCCTTTCATGGCTTCCTGATATTCAAAATATTTATAATAGTTTTAATGCAATAAAAACAAAAGAAATACCGCTTACTTTTCCACTTATTAAAATTTCAAAACAACAGGAAAAAGAGGGGTTGCCAGCGGAATTTTATTCAAATATTTGGTATTGTGAAGATCCTATAAATGGAAAACCTTGCGGAACTTGTCATAGTTGCTTGCGCTATAAGTTTAAAGGACTAGCATCATATGGTTCTGTTGAAGTACCTAAATATGATGACAGTATAAAAGCTATAAGTAAAGGTACTTCTTTAGTAGTAAAAGAAGTAAATAGTGTAGACTGTATTTCAATAGATTTGAAAGCAGAGGAAAGCACTATTGATCCTTTAGATAATATTTTAAATAAAATAGAGGATATAAAGAAAGATATAAGTACTAGCTTAGTAATTGACATACTTACAGAAAAGTACTAAACTCATACAAAATATGATAAATAGGAAAAAAGATGAATACGATTATTATTGATATGGATTGTGTAACAAATGATTTTGTACCTTTCTTTTGTGAGATAGCCTATACAAAGTTTAAAATGAACTTTGAAGGTGATGTGTATGCTAACTATAACCTAACTAGTTGTATGGTAGGTACAAACAATCAGAAGCAAAAAGTACTAGCTGATATATTCAGTATGCCTTACTTTTGGCAAAATTTGCCTGTAATGAAAGATAGTTATGATACTTTAATGAAGTTATCTAATAAAGGTTATCAGCTAGACATTGCTTCAATGACTCCACCTAAAGCAGATATTAAAATTAAAGATATGGTTAAACGAGAAAAGTATAAGTGGCTTGATCGAGTATATCCTACTATAAATTTTAATCATATATATCTTGATGTACCAAAGCATACTTTATGTGGAACTTATATTATAGATGATAATCCTGCTAATATTTATGGAGAGACCTACCATTTTAAAGGCGAATATATCAAGTATAACTATAAGTACAATGAATCTGCTAGATCAGATTATTCAGTTTCTAATTGGAAGCAGATTGATAATTTATTTAAAGAAATAGAAGGTAGAAAATGATATTAGCAATATCAGGCGGTCGCCATGCAGGTAAAGATACTTTTTTTGATACAATAAAAGAAAGATATAAGTATAACTATAATTTTATTCAAAAAAAGTTTAGTTATAATATGAAACTTTGTGCTTGTATTATATTTGGCTGGACAATGGAACAAATAGAAGATCAAACTTTTAAGGAAACTATTGATCCTATATATGGTATAAGTCCCAGAATGTTTTTAGATGACTTTGGAACTATCTATGGTCGTCAGCATCTATGTGAAGTATTTCCAGAGTTTAAAAGATTAGTTGGTGAGCGTATTTGGTCAATGGGAACAATACGTGATTGTGTAAAAGAAGCCACAAATAATAATATTGTTTGCATAACTGACTTTCGATATCCTGTAGAAGAAGTTGAATTAGAAAGCTGTAATCATGAAGTTATAGTTCTAAATATAGATCGTCCAGAGTTTCCTATTAATCCAAAATCTGCTGATAAATTAGTTCCATTATTGGAATGGAATTATAAACTGATAAATAATAAAAGCTTAGAAGAATATAGAGATGATTGTATTTCTATGTTTGATAAAATTATGGAAGATAGAAAGTAATCTATGGAATTGTATTTAGTTATTGAAAATATATTAAAATTATATGATCATGACTTAATAGAAAAGGAATTAAATAAGTTAGAAGAAAGCAAGGTTATAAAGAAATGGGATTTTTATACTTGTAATACATGGTTTATAAAATCAAGGGAATATGAAGTAACTGATATAAATGGAAAGAAAATAAATAGATTTGTTTATAAAAGAAGATGTTAAATGTCAAAATTAGAAGAGCTAAATGAAGCGAAAGATCGATTGGAAACAGTAACTAATTTAGTGAATACTGGATTTAATATTAAGTTTTGTGGTTATAGATATCCACATGGATTAATAGTAGAGTCATCAATATTAGGTAATCAGAATTATGAAGTATTAAAAGATTTAATAAATGAATTTAGTAAGAAAGTTACAAATATAATGGAAGCTGAATATAATGAAGCAAGTACTAAATATCACACTTTAGATGAAACACCTGTAGAATTATTTCAAGATAGAGAAAAAAATTATATAGAAAATTACATTATGCCTGAGTTAGCTAAAATGTTATCTATTAAACAAAGAATTTCTTTTTTAGAAGCTTTAGTAAAAGAAAAGAAAATAGACAGATTAGAGTATAATGATAGTTTACATGAAAAGATGGAAGTAAAGATTTGGATTAATGGAAAAGAAGCTACAATTAAAAGGTACAAATTTAATTAAGAGTTTGAAAAAGGATAAAAACATATGATACTTCATTCAGCAACTATGGAAGGATACAAGACTTATAAAGAGCGTACTGTTGTTAATTTTTCAACAGGATTAAATTTACTTTCTGGTCGTTCAGGTAAAGGTAAATCTTCTATATTTGATTTAATTAGTTTACATCTGCTTGATAAGTCAGAAGCAAGTTTGGAAGCTAATCTAAATTGGGACTCCAATTATTTTTATACAGAAGTATGTTTTGAACATAATAATGATGAATATAAAAGTGTATTGGAATATACAAAATCTGATACAGCTAAAGTAGGTAAGTCTACCCGAAAGCTTTATAAGAATGACATGACTACACCTGTGGCTGAAAATGCAAGTGTAAAGGAAGTATTATCAGAGTTGCTTGATCCAATGACTACTGATGCTGGATTGTTTTTTAAGCAGGATAGCCGACCGTTTTTGGATATAAATGATGGTGATAGACTTGCACTTATGCGTAAGATTCAGAAAGTTGATTTTGATAGCAATATCAAAGCTATTGATAACTATATTAAGCAGTTGAATGAAAAAGTAATTGAATTAGATAATAAGATTTATAGCTATGAAAATAAGAAATATGAGTTTAAAACTATTTCAGAATTAGAATATTCCGAAGATCAGATTCAAATAATGGAAAAGGATTGTTCAATTCTTTTAAATGACATTACTAAAGTAAATGAATTAAAAAAGCAGAAAGAAGAATATCAGAAAAAAATTATTGAATTAAATGCAAGTATTACTAAAGCACAATCTGAAGTATCTAACACTAAAACTAAATTAGACAATAAACAAAAAGAATTAGAAGCATATCAAGATACAGGTGTAAATGAGTCTTTGAATAAATTGGATTCTGAAATTTCTGTATTAAATTTGAAGGAAGTACAGGATGCTACTGAAAGCATTGTAGTATCTTTTAATTCAAATAAAGAAGCTATTGAAAAAAAGATAGAAGCACTTGTTAGTGACAAAACTAATTATCCTGTTACTCGATTAGTTAAATATGATGAAACAAAAATAAATGAAATTATTACTAAATTGGCTGGTTTAAAAGCTGATAAACAGTCAGAAGAAAAACAACTTGCTTTTTGTAAGTCAGGTAATTGTCCTACTTGTGGACATTTATTTGAAACAAATGAAATAGAATTACATGAAAAGAAAATTAATGAGCTTACTTGGTCTATTGAAGATCAAAATACCGCACTTGCACAACTATATAAAGAAAAAGAAGAGCATGAAAATAAAGTAAAACAGAATGATGATAATAGAAATAAATGCTTATTGATTGATAAAGATATTTCTGTAGAAAAAGAAAAGTTGCTAAACTTTACTGATGAAAAATTGTCTGAATTAAAACAAGCAGAAGCAAGTAGAGTCGAAACACTAAAGAAGGATATTCAAACTGCTATTGAAGCAAAGAAAACAGAAAAAGGTTATATTACTTCTAACTTTGAAACAAAATGTAAATTGCTTGAAACAGAGGTAGACCGATTTAAGGATATAAAAGACAGTAAAGAATTAGAAGTATCTAAATACTCCGATAACTTAAAAGAAATAATTACCAAGTTTAATGCTATTACTATTACCGATATTTCTTCAACAGAAACACAATACTCTGATTTACAAACTAAAATTAATAATTACAAAAGTATAGTTGCGGTTAACAAGTCTAATACAGAACACAACAGGTTGTTGACTTTAGAAAAAGAAAACGATAGTATTGAACTTGAAAAATTACAAATGGAAAAAAATGAAATTATGATTGATAAACTTAATCATGAAAGTGCAAAAACAATTTTGCAGAAAGATTTTCCAAACTATGTAATTGGTAAAGTAATTAAGTTTATTGAAGGTTCAATGAATAGGTTTATTGAGTCAATTTATAAACCATTAGATGTAGAGCTTGCTAATTCTAAAACAGGAATTCCTTTAATGTATGGAACAGGTAAACGAAAGATTCCTGCAAAGAGTGGTTTAAGTGGTGCAGAAAAATGTATAGTTCAACTGTCATTTAATGATATCTTTAATAAGAAGAATAAGCTTGGTGTTATGCTGATAGATGAAAGCGATAGTGCTACTGATGAGTTAACTTCACAGAGTTTATTTGAAGTAATAGGAAATATGTTAAAGGAGTACAAACAGATTGTAGTAATAAGTCATAATAATAACATGAAAGATTATATGATTGCTAATTATAATGCAAATATAATTAATTTATAAACTAACTATTATAGTGTGCATAGCACATTTAATAACGCCATAGGCAAAGTAAAGGAAACAAGTATGGAAAAAGCAATGTCTCGAAAGGATCTGTTTAAAAAACTTAAAGCAGAAAAAGAAGAAGCAAACACCAATTTTCAGGGTTTTGAAAATCCTGAATATGTAGCACTATCAGACGATGAATATCGTTTAATTAGGCTCATGGGAAATGAGTTGCAGTCAAAGGATCACTGTCCTACTGATGCACATTTATTCAAGACTATTTTTATTAAGGGTGATGATGGAAAGAAGATGAAAACTATTCTTAATCCAGACAGGGATCATCCATTTAATAAGATGGTATACTTTTTAGGTAAGGGTAAATGGATTGATGATGAAAATACTGGAAAGAAAAAGAAAGTCTATGATCACGAGGGAAGCCCGTCTCTTGCTATCATGAATAGTAATTATCATGATGATGGCCCGTATCCTCAGTCATGGGACTCTCCGCAGAAGTATGTAGCTATTAATTGTATTGATCGTATGGATGATTGGTGTAAAACTAATAATCATACTAAGGTACTGATTCACAGTGTAAATGTTGATGGTGATAAAGTTTATCCTGAAATTGGAATTAAAAAGACCTTGTATGATATAATTTGGGAACAACTTTGTACCGAATATGAATTACATTTTGAAGATTTTGATATTGCAGTAAAGCGTATTCCAACTTCAAAGGATAAGTCTAAAAAGCAGACTGTTTACTTTAAGGCTGTTCGTGCTGATCGTGCTGAAAAGGATTTGATTGAGTTTGGCAATAAGATTGGTGTTGACTATGCCTCTCGAATTGTAGCTGAAGGCGCTCCGACCGACGCTGAGTATGCATATGAACAGTATAACTTTGAAACAATGCCTTGCTTTCTGCCTACTTCTGCAAAACGTTTATATAATCACATTAAGAACTTTGTGAAGAAAGTTGATACAGAGTTTGGTTCCGATTATGTAGGCGATTTTACCGCTTATATTGAAAAAGAAGAAGCAGAGCGTAAGATTTTTTGGGCAGAGTATAAGAAAGCTCATGCAACAGAAGAATCAGAAGATAAAGTAACTAAGCCAGCAAGCAAGGAAACTACTTCAAAAGAAACTACTGTTTCTAAGGAGTCTGTTCGCCGGTCTGTTGTGAAAAAGGAAGAGCCAAAGAAGGAAGAGCCAGCTTTTGATACTTCAGAGCTTGATCCTGAAATTTATACTGGTATTAGTAAAATGTCTGATGAAGATAAGGCACTGATTATTGGTGTAGATGAGGATTCAGGAGAGCTTAAATTCCGTGCTGACTGCCAGCTTGTAGAGTGTGCTAATAATAATGGCCCTGATGATGAAGAAGGCTGTCACTTTATGACTCCTTCTACTTATACTATTTGCCCATATTGTGCCGCCGAGTTTCAGTAATTAAAAAATAATAGTTATTAAAAAAAGCAGAGTCAGCGATGATTCTGCTTTTTTTATAACTATTATATAAGATTATATTAAAGGAATATCTTTTTATGGAAATAATTTTAGCAGAGGGTCAAGAAGTTGTAAGTAAAGAAGGAAAAGTTTATTTAACTGAAAAAGGTGATAAAATAGAAGAAAATATTTTTAATGATGATAAAGAAATACTTTCCACATTAAAAGAAAGAACTATTGCATTAGTTAAATATATAGAGCATCTTGTTAAAACGGGAATAGATATTCATAAAGTTAAGTATGAAGAAGACAAAGATTTTATAGATTTTTATTTTGTAGATGGTTATGGTAATGATTTATGGGTTACTTATGCTTTTAAGAAAAGTAAAGCTTCAATTAAAGTTGATTACTATTATAAGCCCTATGATAGCTTGTCAGGTGGTTTATGTAATGAAGCTGTTTCTTTAAGTACTGAAGATATAGGATGGGAATATATTTCAGATAAAGTTATAGACTATTTAGCAACCAGTATTTACAAACAAACAAAGAAGGTATAGAGCATGAGTAAGTTTAATGAAGGGCCGGGAGCAGGATATACAGTTAAAGTAGAAAAGTTTTATGGAAAGTTTGAAACAAGTATTAAACGTGTTTTCATAAATAAGCATCAGATTATAGCTGATATAGTTCAGACCTCTCATAATTTTGAGTTTGATGCTACTTGGTCAGGATATGATTGGTCAGGTGAAGAAAAAGATATTAAGGGTGAAGAGTTTAATTTAGAGTGTGCAGTAGAAATATTAACAGATAAATATAATATAAATGAGACTATTGATTTATTTATAGAATTATTTAAGGATATGAATGTATATGATAATTTTACTGATTACTGTTTAAAGAATAGAATTGATATTAATAATCTCACTATAGAAGATATCATTGATCGATACTTAGATATGAACCCTCACTTTCTATTAGAAAAAGATTTTAAAGATTTTGTTGAATATAATAGTAAAAATATTGATCTTGATTTAGTTCAATTAGTAGATTACGAAGAGATGATTGGTGGTGGATATAGTCATGTAGACATGAAACAACTTTCTGCTGATGCTCATGATATGGAACGACAAGCTGACTACGAGTATGCAGTTATGTGGGGTAATGCCTTTTTACTTAAAAGTAAAAAATTAAATGATCTAGTAGATGACAGTTATAATGCTAAAGATAATTATGATGAATCTATTGAAATAGCTGAAGGTCAGGAACTTGTAGGTAATGATGGTAAGGTTTATTTATCAGAGAAAGGCGATATAATAAAGCAAGGAAAAGTAGTTAAAGAATATTTATCGAATAACTATTCTGATGAAGAATTTTTGGTAGGATATTATACTTCAGGTGATAAATATTATAAGGAATATTTTAAGGATAAAAAGCATAGAGGATATAGCTATAGTACAGACAGTGGTGGTGGTGGAATAGAATCTGATAATGATTTATATGCAGATATAGTTAGTACTGTCTTTTTTAGTAGTTATATGTCTAAAATAAACTATAAAAAAACGGAAGGAACTATTTTAAAAAATAAAGAAGTAGCCATGTTCTATGATCCAAAGGGAAGCTGGAAAAAGTTTCAGATTTTTTCTTTAGATGATGAACGATATCTGCATAACAAAGATATTCTGGATGTAGTAGAACTAGACTTAGACTTTAACTCTATTATGAAAACTTGTTATGCCTATTTAGATTCTAAAGGTGCAAAATATTAAAATAGATTAAAACTTTTATATAATCCTGCCAGAAATGGCGGGATTTTTCATTTATAACTATTAGAATATCTAAATATTAAAAGGAAACTATTTATGCTGTATGATTTTAAGTGTTCTAAGTGTAAGCATATCACTATTCTAAATCAGTCAATAAAAGAAACATTGCCAAAGGTTGTACCTTGTGAAAAATGCAATGCTGATGCTTTGTATGATTGGAGCAAATTAAAAGATAATATTATTATTCCCGATAAGTTTAAGGCATTAGGTGATTATCAAAAAATAGATTGGAATAAACATGATAAAGAAATCTGGTAAAGTAAAAAGTATTTACAATATAACTATTACTTTATAGGAATTACTATGACAAAAGAAGAACGTAATCTTAAAAAATTACAAAAGTATTTTAGAATATATAAAGATAAAGATAAGAATACTGTATCAATGGGTAAGGTTACTTATCCAAAAGATAAAGTAGATAAAGACGGACATATTAATATTGATGACATAACAATAAAACCTATTGAAATGCCGTCAGATGTTCGTAAAGCTTATAATTATTTTCGTTCAGATTACTTTAGTATTTCTCATAACAAAAAAGATAGATTTGATAGGTATCTTGATCTTGATTTTATGACAAAAAATGAAGGACTCATGGGTACTGCTTGTCAAATTTATGCTGACGAAACAGTTCAGTGCGATGAACAAAATAGAGTTATTGTAATAAATGCTCGAAAAAAAGAGATAGAGAAAAATTTTTATGAATGGTTTAATGATGTAGGTTTTACTAAAAATCTTTTACATGACATTGCATGGAATGTTACTTTATATGGTGATAGTTTTTTAATAAACTCAATTGATTTAAATAATGGTGGAGTAACAGAAGTAGTTCCTATTTCTGTTTATAATGTTTATGATCGTATGGAGTTCAATAGTGTAAAAATAAAAGAGTTTATGAAGAATAGTGGTTATATGTCAAACTTTGCCTCATTCTTAGGAAAAAATAACTCTTTTAAAGATTTATATAATATGATGACTAAAAGCGGACATGAAGATTATGCAAGTTCTTTTAAAAGTTATTTATTTGGATACAATATAAATGATGACTATATGTTACCTCCTTGGATGGTAACTCATTTTAGATTATATACTACTGATGATGTTTTTCATCCGTTTGGTATGCCTATTTTTATTAAAAGTATAGCTCGATATAAAAGTTTCAAAACTACAGAGCTATTAATGGATATGGCTCGTGTTGCTACATTTCCTAAAGAAATTTATAAGATAGCAACAGTACCGGGAATGACATTAGTAGAAATATTTAATCGTGTTAATATGGTTCGTGAGCAGTTTTTAAATATAACTAAAGATACTCGCAATCCCGATGAACTTTCAGTAGGTGAACCTATATTTACTGTTGATGGTTTGTTTGAATATGAGCTTATTCAGACTGATATTGATATTGACAAGATATCTGATTATGAAAAAAAGCGCGAAGACTTAATTATAAGTACAGGAATTCCAGAAGGTTATCTTATTCTTTCTGATAGAAGCTCCTTTGGTCAATCTGGAAAGTCGTTAATTCAGCAATCAAAACTCTTTGGTAGACGTGTATATACAATTCAGACTGCAATGCTTGAAGAGATAAGTAATTTATATCGTGTTCATTTACTTATTTCAGGTCAATATGATTTGGAAGCTACTGATTTTGAATTATCTATGAACTTTCCAGTAACAGAAGAAACTGACGAAAAAATAGAAAGTCAAAAGAATTCATTAGAATTAGCTAGTGATCTTGTTGCTAAAATAACTGAATTAATGGGATTAGATGCTGATGAACACCTTCCATTAGATGTAATAAAAGATATTTATTCTAAGTATTCTTTCTTAGATGATAATCGCTTAGATGGTTGGATAAAGTCTATAGAAAAATCGAGAGTTGAAAAAGATAAACAAAGTACAGAAAGTAGCGATTCCAATGCAGAGTTTAATTTTGAAGAAAGAAAGTTAAAAGAAAAAAAGATTAGAGAAAAAATAAAAGAAAGAATGTTATCAGAAGATATGATACGAGAAACATTTTTTAATGTTAAAAAACAAAACTCTTATAATGAAGGAATTTATTCTGGTAGACATTTTTATACAAGTTGGAGCAGAGGTGATAGAATGTTTGAAGAAAGCTTAACTTTATTGAAAAAAGATATGGTTTCAAGACGCTTAAAAGAAAGAAATATACAGAGTGATCAAAAGGAATTAGAGTTTTAATTATTGACATAAAGATTAAAAAAAGGTATCATATTTAATGATTAAAAAAGGACAAACATTAAAATTATCTTTAGCTACTTTATCAAGGCATAAAAAGCGATATGAGGTTTTAGGTTATAATATAAATAAGATTAAGGAAGATAATCCTAATATCCCACTAAATGATATTTACTTAGATATTCCTGCTGAGTTCATACACTCTTCTGGATCTGATTTACCTTTATATATGATTTGTGATTTTTGTAATCAGGAATATGAAACTACTTGGAGAAAATATACTAAACTACCGCAAGGGAAGGATGCATGTAATTCTTGTAAAGAATTAAAAAGAACAAATACTTGTATAGAAAAATATGGAGTAACTAATGTTTTTCAAGAGTTTTCTGTTAAAGAAAAAAGTAAAATAACTTGTTTAGAAAAATATGGTGTTGAACATGCTATTCAAAATAAAGAAATAATGAATAAAGCAGAAAATAATAAAAAAGTATCTAATAAGAAAAAATATGGTGTTGAGAGTGTATTTAGCTTATCTTCAGTACAACAAAAATCAAAAGAAACTAATTTAGAAAGATATGGATGTGAATATTCCTGTCAAAATAAAGATATAATAGCTAAAAGATGTCTTACAGTAAAAGAAAAATATTCTGATCCTGTTGAGATTAAGAAGGTTTCAGACAAGTTAAAAAATACTATGATGAAAAGATATGGATATACTTCTGCTTTAAAAAATCCTGAAATATTAGCTAAGAAAACACAAACTATGTTTGATTTATATGGAGAAATAGGCTCTGAAGCAAGAAAAGAATTAGAAGAAAAACGAAAACAATCGAATATAGAAAAATATGGTGTAGAGTATCTGCTTCAAAATAAAGAACTTGGAGAAAAAGCAAAGGTAAATAGAAAAGCTTATCTTATGAAAGAGTATGGAGTAACTAATAATCTTATTATACCAGAAGTAAAAGAAAAAATAAAGCAAAAGAATATAGAAAAATATGGTGTAGACAGTCCTTTTAAGCTTCCTACTTTTCAAGAAAAGATTAGACAAATAAATATATTAAAATATGGCACTCCCTATCCTATGCAAAATTCAGAAGTGCGAAGAAAAGTATTTAAGCATAAAGGAAAGTCAGTACCTGAGTCTAAGTTTGAAGAGATGTTAAAAAATAGAGGCTTTATTTATAAATATGAACTTAATACAAATGGAAAATGCTTTGATTTTACTATTTATAATATAGATATGACAATAAATACAATTGTAGAAATTGATGGCGAATATAATCATGGACTAAAAAATGATTCAGATGGTTTTCATGTTCATGGAGAAAAAGATTGTGAACGATTTCAAAAAGTCCCAGATGGAGTTAAATATATAGTATGTAATTCCCTTAACATAGAAGAAGGTTTTTCACAGTTATGCTCAAACTTTGATGTCAATTATAGTGCTTGGATAAAAGAAATAATTGATGCATGTAATGTTGATTTTCCATATCCTGAATATTCTATTGAGCGTATGAAAAAAGAATATAATAAATTAGCTGTTGCAGATTATAAACATAATTCATATGTAGGTCAGTCTATTATTAAGAATTTTCATAAATCAATTTATATTGCTCATGTATCTAATAAACCGTCCCCAGTTGAAGCTTGGAAGAATTCAGAGTTATTAAAAAAATGTATTGAAAATAGATTTATTTATGCAAACACACTAAGTTCTCAATCTATAGCTGATGGATTTAATGTTTGTAAAATAGCACCAAAAGTTTCTGTGTTTAGAGCTATTCTAGCGCGCGAGCTAATATTAAAATATTTAAATCAATATGACACAATTTTTGATCCTTTTTCTGGATTTAGCGGTCGTATGTTAGGAACAACTTGTTTAAATAAAAAATATATTGGACAAGATATAAACAATACTTTTGTAAAAGAAAGTAATGAAATCATTAATTTTTTAAACTTAAATGCAAGTGTTTTAGAAAAAGATATTTTTGAAAGCTATGGAGAATATGACTGTTTATTTACTTGTTCTCCTTATAATTTAAAAGAAACATGGAATAACAGTAATCAAAAAAATCTAAGTTGCGATGAATGGATTGATATATGTTTATCTCATTTTAAATGTAAGTCATATTTATTTGTAGTTGATGAAACTATTAAGTATAAAGATTACATTGTAGAGGAAATAAAAAATACAAGCCATTTTGGAAGAAATATAGAAAAAGTTATTCTTATAAGAAAATAATTTATTAAAATTTAACTAACTATTATATTAAGTATAACTATGTATATAAAAGGCATATCAATGAGACAGAAATTAGTTGAAAAATTTAATAGAGACTGGAAAGAAACTAAATTAAAGCCTGTTTTTTTTCCTCTCACTGAATCTACTAAATTAGTAGAGGGAATAAACGGAGATAAATATAATTGTTTAAGTTGTTATCTTATTCCTATATGGAAGCTTGATGAAGAAAATCTAAATGGAAGGAAATATTCCCGATCTTTAGCGGAAAAAATTGTTAAAGAAAATAAAGTTACTGTATCATTAGATAGTCATCCAGAAGACGATAATTATGTTCCAGTAATTGCAGATGTTATAGCAATCGGAAAAGATCCTGTTATTAAAGATGGAATACTTTGGGCTTATGCTTATTTTGTATCAGAGGAAGTTGATAAGAAAGTCCATAGAATGCTTGATTTAGGGTTTCCTTTACAACAGTCTTCTTCTGGCCTAGGTGAAGTAGATTATAATAATGTAGTTATAACAGAAACTTATGACCTTGAACGATATTTTGACTTTTTGGTTCAGGATAGTAGCTATCAAGTTTATACTACAAAAGAGAATGAAATAATAACAGATAAACCTCAGAAAATGGAAAGTACAGATATAAAAGAAAGTATAAAAGAAAGTATAGAGGAAAAAATTATTGAACCGGTTCTTGAAAAATTAGAGGAATCTAAAAAAGAATATTTAAAAGAAAATGTAACTATTAGTAATATAGGTAAATCTATAAATATAAAGGAAAAAACTATGGCAGAAAATAAAAGTTTAAGACTTAATGTAAAGAGTCTTATACGTGAGGCAAAGGCTAAAGAGGATCTTTCTGAAAAAAATATCTTGTTAAAAGAAGCTTTTGGTGCAATTAAGAACGAGTCTGGCTTTGAGGATATGAAGAAAGATATTGTTTTACTGTTAAAGGAAACAGATTTAAGTATTTCTAATCTTGCAAAGAAAGGTAAAACTGTTGACTCTGTTACTTCAAAGTACAATGAGTCTGCTAAGGAAGCAGTGGCTTTAAAAGCAGAACGTGAAATTTTTGTTGGTAAGATTCAAGAGTCTGCTAATAAGCTTAAACAGGTTTCTGCTACTGCTAAAGATCTTGCTAAAAAGTTTAAGGAAGCATCTACTAAGTTTAAAGAAAACTCTGACAAGAATAAAGATGCTTTTAATAAGTTAAAAGAGTCTGCTATAGCTAATGCTAAACTTATAGAGTCTAATGCTAAACTTGTAGAAAAATCTATTATAGCATTAGACCTTATTAAAGAGCGCTACAATACTTTAGAATTCCGTAATGAAGCACTTGCTCGTAAGGTAGAACAGCTTATTAATGAAAATAATAAGAAAGATCGTGAGATTCGTCGAATGTCTCGTCAGAATGAAGCACAGGAACCTCGTAGTCGTTCAGTTAGAGAATCAGTAAATGAAGATTCTTATAATACTGAAATGCCTGATGAATATAAGCAGACTGAAGAAGTAACTCGCTATTATGAAGATACTGTTCGTCGAAAACCCTATTTAGCTCGTTTCAAAGAAAAGATATTGAATAGTAAAACTGTACAAGATGCAATGTATCGGGTTTTGCAGATTGACGGTGATGATTTTGATGAAAAAGCTGGGAAACATAATTCCATTAACGAGAGCATTGAAAAGATCGATGATGGAAGAGAAGTAAAACAGTCAATGGGTTCAAGTCTCTTAGGAAAGCGCCCCGGCTGGAACTAATAATAAAAGGTTAATAAAAGGAAAAAATAATGGATAATCTTTATTCTTTAAAAAATACAAATGGCGTAAGTTGGGGTGCAGTTCACACTGTTGTTTCTGCTGATATAGCACAAGTAGAAGCAGTTGCAGAGGTAATAAAACTTACTATAGCTACTGGTTGTTCTGCTAATGGTAATATTACTGTTTCGTTGCGTGGTGCTACTCCTGTTACTATTGCAGTAACTACTACTGCTGATTTGGCTACAGAAGTAGCTACATTGGTACAGGCTGGATCATTTACTGGATGGACTCCCACTGTTAATAGTGCGGAGGTTACTTTCACTGCAACAGTAGCTGGTTTAAAAACGGGAGCTAATGCCTTAGTGGTTAATAGCACTGGTGTTACTGGGACCTTTACTGTTGTTACTGCTGGTTCTAATGAAGTAGTTAACACTATGAAGTTTGTTACTACTTTGTCTAATATCGATTTGGCAGTTTCTTGTCAGATTTATACTTCTACCGGCGCTCTTAGGTCATTTACTGGAACTGTGGTGGTTTCAAAAGATTCTAATGGACTTGAAGTTATTACTGTAAAAGATAATAGTACTGCTTCTTTGTCTGTTGGCGATGTAGTGCATCTTATAGTTAATAAGGTTCACCTGTATTAAGTAATCGGATGTTAGTAAAAATGTAAAACAATATTTTATATTTTTACTAACTATTATAATGAAAGAAAAAAGTATTTATTAAAAATGATTAATACTAATTTAATTGAAAATGATTAAATAAACTATTGCTGTATATGGCTATAAAAAACCTTTCAAAAAATATTTTAATTAAATTCTTTAAAAAGAAGAGGAAGTTTTTATGGGTTTTGATAATGAGACTCGCAGACCGTTGCGGGAAATGCGCGGTCGTTCACTTAGAGAAAGTAATAAGCGTTTAAATGATTCTGCTATTAGGGGTCAGTATGATGATTATACTCGTGAGCTTGATGAGAAGAATCAAAAGTTAGTAGAGTCTTGGTCACAGGAAGATGGTCTTGAACTTGATGGTGGTCGTTTACAGGCTATGGGTGAAAAGAAAGCTACTGCACTGGTTAATTTACTTGAAGAGACTAAACGTGGTTTTAAGAACTTACGTGAGTATCAGACTAGCTCTTTAGGTGGTTTGTTACCGCAGGAAATTGTTAAGGCAGTTCGTTATGGATATCCTAACTCTGTAATGTTCGATCTTTTCGATGTTTGGCAGATGAGTTCCGTAAAGGATACCTTCTATAAGTTAACGACTAAGTATGGAAGTACTCAGCGTGGAGCTACGGAAGGTCAGATAATCTACGAGAAGTATAACAATGGTGATTATCCATCAGAGTACGAGACTGATACTGTTACTGTTAGTACGGGTACTGCTCAGAGCGGTGATCTTACTTACGAAAATATTCGTGAGTACCATGTTATGGTGTATCTCAACGGTGCATTGGTTGCTCGTGACGATGGTGCAGGAAAGCTTGTTTCTACTGATGAAAAGTTTACTTCTGGTACGCTTGTTTATGCAACTGGTGTTTATAATTTAACGTTTGCTCAGTCTATTACTGCTGGTACTGATGTTGTTACTATTCGTTATGCTTCTAGTTCAGAACCGTTAGCTTATAATCGTCAGGGAACTGCAATACTGGATCTTGAAGCATATGATTTCCGTGCAACGTTCTTTAGCCTTAATGCTATGTGGAATCAGATGACTGAAGAGATTTTGCAGTCTAAGCTCAAGATGAGCGCTCGTGAGAATTTACTCATGGGTATTGCTGATCTTATTAAAAAGTCATTAGACGAAATGGCTATTTTCTACGGAAAGGCCGCTTCTAAATGGGCTACTCCTGAAGAGTTTGATACCAACTGGTCTAATGCTGGTGCCGATAGTGATTACGCTAACGCGCAGTCTTTAATTGGTGCTATCGAAAATGCAAAAGCTAAAACGTATGAGGCTCTTGGTCGTGAAGCCCCGAAGACTAATATTCTTTGTGGTTCTCGTGCTTTCGTGTATGTACAGAAGCACAAGTTATTTACTCCTGATAACTCTATGCCCCGTATTGGTGTGTATAAGTTTGGAAACATTAATGGTCAGGACTTGTACAAGGCTCCTAACGATATTTGTGATAAGGACATGATGTACATGTTTGGTAAGGGCGATGACTCCATAAACGTGGACTCCCCGGTTTCGATCGGAATGTGGAAGATGGGTATTGAATCTCAAGAGATTCAGCATTCTAACTTTGTTAGTGAGAAGGGTATTGGTGTAATGGCTGACTTCCAGATCAATAACAAAAAGTTTGCTACCTCGTTGAAGCTCAAGAACTTAATCGCTTAGATTAATGAATTAATTAGCGAAGACCGTAGAGAAATCTACGGTCTTTTTTTTGTTATTGACAACATTAGTAAATAAATATAGAATAGTAAAAAAGGTATATAAAAAATGATAGATTACAATCAAGTTGTAAATGTTAGTTTACATTCAATTTTAAATAAAAGAGTTTATTATGAAAAACAAGGATTTAATGTAGACAACTTAAAACTCAAAGTAAATGAATTAACATGCAGAACTTATACAAATAAAGATTATTCTAATGTATCTATTGAAATGCCTTTATGTAAAGTATTTCCATCAGCAAGTTCACAAATTAAAGTAAAAGTAGTATGTGATTATTGCCACACTGAATATGAAACTATGTATATGATAGTATTATCTCGTTCTGGTAAAAATTGTTGTAAAAATTGTATTCACGCTAAGTCTGCTGAAAGCTTAAAGAAAGAATTTGGTGTAACAAATGTGTCTCAATTAGACTCTATAAAGTTAAAGAAAAAAGAATTAAGCTTACAGAAGTTTGGAACAATAACCCCATTACAAAATAAAGAGATTAAAGAAAAAATAGTTAAAACAAACATAGAAAAATATGGTGTTAAATATGCATCTATGCTAAAAGAAAAAGTAGATTATACTAAAGAAGCATGGAAAAATAAAACAGAAGAGGAACTATCTGACATAAGGTATAGACGAGACAAAACTTGGTTATTAAATAGAGGATTTTTAGAAGAGACTTTAGCTCAGGCTGAAAAAGATAAAGTTTCCTTTACTGAAATTAAAAGAAACTTTAATAGAAAAGTTAGTTATTCTACTTTAAGTAATTTTGCTATATCTCAAAACTTTTCTATACTCACTTCATTTGAAGAGTTTAAATCTTTTATTTATGAAAAAGGTAAGACAATCAGATTTAAGTGTAATACTTGTGATACTGAATTTTTTCAGTATATGAATTATGGATTTGTATCAGATGATAGTAGAATTGAATGTCCTAAATGTCCTTCTGCTATTGGAAGTCGCGAAGAAAATGAAGTTCTTGATTATATTAAATCTATTTATTTTAATGAAATTATTCATAGCTATAAATTAATTAATAGAAAAGAAATAGATATAGTTATTCCAGAATTCAATTTAGGAATAGAATATAATGGATCATATTGGCATAATGATAAGTTTCGCGGAAAATATTATCATATAGAAAAATACAATTCAGCTAAAGAAGAAAAAATAGACCTTATTTTTATTAATGATTTTGAATGGAAGTATAAGCAGGATATAGTTAAATCAATTATAAAGAATAGATTAAAGATAGTCGATAAACGACTATATGCTCGTAAGGGAATTATTAGCTTAGTTGATTCATCTACTGCTAAAGAATTTTTCTATGTTAATCATATTCAGGGTAGTAAAAGTATAAACTCTAAAATGATTTCTATTGGATTATACATAGATTCTGAACTTGTTTCTTTAGTAAGTTTTAATAAAACAAAGTATAGAAAAGATTATGAATATGATTTAGTACGTTATGCAAATAAATTAGGCTATCAAGTTATAGGCGGGTTTAGTAAAATACTTTCGTTTTTTGAAAAAGCTTATAAACCATCAAGTATAGTAACCTTTTCTGAAATACGGTTGTTTAAGTCCTCTGTTTATGAAAAAGCAGGGTTTACTTTAGACCATATTACCAGACCAAATTACTTTTATACAAAAAATAATATATTTGCTGGTTCTCGTCAAAACTTTCAAAAAAGTAAGTTAAAGAAATTATTTGATGATTATACTGACTCTAAAACAGAAAGTGAAATGATGGCAGAACATAATTACGATAAAATTTGGGATTGCGGAGTACGAGTTTTTGTAAAAAAGTATCAAAAGTAACTATTATATAAAGAGGAATAGTATGGATGAAAATAAATCAGAAGATCTTTCTATGGCAGAGAACTATAAACAGAAAGAATTATTTGATGCAATAAGAAGCTTAGGATTTGATATAACTTTTTTTTAAAGAAACATATCCTGATGAGCATAGTTTTTCTGAAGGATATATTACTTTAGATTTAGCATTACGCTATAATAACTAAAAAATAATTCTGTAAATATATAACTATTATAATAGAAGTTAACTAACTTTATAAGGATATAATAATTATGGTATTAACAGATTTAGCTAATGTAATTAATTTTGTTTACAATGACGTTCGCTATGTGCATTTACATGCTATTGGTGATAAGTTTGATAGCTTGCATGGAATTGCAAAAGAATACTATGAACAGCTTCAAGATGATTATGATACTATAGCTGAGAAAGCTCTTGAATTAGGTGAAGAAGTACTTGCTTTAAATAATTTAAATAATGATGATTGGACTATTCCACAAGGTAACTATCCTTTTCATGAAGGAATTGAGTTTATGTATCATGATATAGACTATTTAATTGAAACATTAAGTTCCATTCGTGCTGATCCTAAATATGCTTGTTGTGGAAACTTACTTGATCAAATTATAGACTATTGGTCTAAAGAAAATAACTTTAAGAATAAAGCTCGTTTAGCATAATTAAAGGTCGCATTATGGATTCTGAAGTTGTAGTCTCTGCTTCTGATATGAAGCTAATATACTCTTATGTAGGAGCTCCTTTTGTTAAAGTAGAGGAAGTTGAAATAACTGAAGAGGAAATAAAAGAATATGTAATACGTCCTTGTTTACAAACCTATTTTAGCTATTTTCCAATATTTAATAAAGTAACAGTAGGTGTAAATAATTCATTAATAACTATGGACTATCCTAATGATACAACATATGGAGTAGGTGGATATCAGGTAGTAAAATATATTAATCAATTGGGTGCTGGTATGAGTGGTATGATTCCAGTAGTCGGCGCGAATGTTTTTAATACTACGGCAATGATAAATGGAAATACTAATAGAGGCTATGGTACTCGTTATGGCTTTGGAACACAAATATCTAGTTTTGCTACAGAAAAATTAACTAATGATGCATTTAGTAATAAGTTTCAAGTAAAGCATTTTCAAGATATTCAAAATAAACGTCAAGTAGAATTTTATTCTAATATGGCAGGAGTTATTGAAATAAATTTTTGTGAGTTTAGCTATAATGTAGATGATGTTTATTTCCAACGAAAACAGGAATTTTTAAAATATACTGGAAGTAACTTATTATTATACATTGCGGGATTGCGTGAGATGATAGTAGAAGATTTTCCTACTGGTTTTAATTTAGATAACTTGGTTGAAAAAGCAAATAAGATAATTGATAAAGTAGAAGAGCGTTGGGAAGGTAGTTCAAATGCCGTAGCATTACGATAGCTATTAAGTAGGATATATATATTATGAAAAACTATTCTAATTTATCTTTTGAAGAAAGAAATATTGTATTAAAAATTAATAGTATAGAAGATAGTTTTATTCTTTATTTTATACCAACTAGAGATAGACATGATATAGAGTTATATAAAGAATTATTAACAGAATGGTGTTTATCTTATAAATTATATAAATATCATTCAGATTTTGAATTATTAACTGACTTTAATATAGCTACTTGCTACTACTATTTTTATAGAGTTGTTTATAATGCTCGTAAAAATATATTAGAATTTTTAGGAAATAGTATACAAGCCGACAAGCATTTTAGTATATGTAAGTTAGAAAATGATGATAGCATATTAGGTTATAGTTATGTAAATGAAAAAACAAATGAAACATATATATCAAAGTTTGCTTATATTAAGTTAAATAATAAAAAGTATTTAGAGCAGAGGGAATAAAATGCCAACAATTATTCCTTATGGAGCTCTAAGTTTATATGATGTTATTCAGTTTACCTATAGAAGTGAAGTAGTTCGTAGTAGATTTTATAATATGGATAGAGATGTAATTCGTACACGAGTAATAATAAAAAAAATAAATAAATTATCAGTAGATCATTTAAATCAGCCAACAGTTAAATATGAAATATTTAGTTCAAGTTATCCTCAGTATAAACCATATAATTTGCATAAATTAAGGGAAGCTAAAAGAAAAGTTACAGAGGTTCATAAACAAAGAAAATATAAGCATACTTATAGTTTTGTGTTAGAATTAGAAGAATTAAAAATAAGCAGTTTCTATAGAACACGTACAGGAAGTCAGTTAAAATGGGTAGATCGGCCCCCTCAACGGGATATAAAAACTATTTATAAAGATACCCGAGAAAAAATAATAAAACGGCATACTGATAGAAAGACTAAAAAAATAGATAAAGCAGAAGTAAAAAAAGATATTGAAATATTAAAAAAACACGCAAAGTATTTAGATGTTGGTGATTGGAATTCACAAGTAAAAGGAATTATGGGCGATTTCTATTATAGGGAAGCTCCTTTACTAAGAAAATATGGAATGCTATATGGGAAATGTTGGTATACTGATTTACCTACTGGTATAAATTTACCTTTTATGAATAAACATGAATTATCAATTATATTTTATTTATTAAAAACTAAAAAAATAGAGAATGACAGTAAAGTAACTATTAGATAAAGGGATAATTATATGGATGATAATATAGAATTGGATAGCATAGTTGATGATGTTGAAGCAGATATTTTTGATACAGAAGTAGTGCGGTTTGAATTAACTGATGATGTTTATATTGAAAGTGTTTTAGATTCTGATGAGTGGAATAGTTATTGTATTACCGATGCGGGTGAGGAAATAGAAAAAAACTTTAATACAAATATTGATGAACCTATATATATTGGAAATAATATAACTATTAGTAAGGAAGATATGATAAAGTTTAATGATATTAAACAAGATTTTATTAAGGAATTATAATGATAACCCCATCTTTAAAAGTATCTTTTTATGGTGACGGAATAACAAAGTCTGATTTTACTTATACTGTACCCATAGTTGAAAAAATAGAGTCATCATTTCAGATACGAGATACTATATCTAAAGAAATAGTATTAGATACTATTACTACTCCAGAATTATTAGTTATAAGTGCAGAGACAGCTATAAACTTAGTTATTACTAATATTAGCAATGTTAGTATGGAAATAGGAGTTAGTGCAAACTTTCCCTTTATATTGCCACTTACTTCTGCTTTTATTGCTACATTAAAAACTTTAGTTTTAAGTACTACAAGTTTAACTTTAGTAGATGTTTCTGTTAGAGCCTATGGAAGTCAGACTACTTAATAGTAGTCTTAAAAAATAAATTATAAAAGGAAAATTTTATGGAAAAGATTAGTTTTATTAAAAGAAATCATTATGATACTCCTCATATTAATGAAAAAAAAGAACTTGATGAGAAAGATCAGTTTGATGAGGATATGAATGTAACTATGGATAAGCTTCGTCGTCGTGGTTCTCTATCTGGTTGGCAGAAAGCATTATATCGTTTTATAGTTGTTAAACTTGGTAATAATTACCTTGAAAAAGTTTGCAATTATATTTATGATTATTTAGCAGATCAGGATTTAGCTGAAACTGCTTCTGATGAAGAGCTAGTTGAAATTGTCCAGATTGCTTTAATGGATTATGCAAAGGCATTTATTACTGGTGATAACTCTGGATTAGAAATATAATAAGGATTGGTATTAGCATGACAAGAGCAGAATATTATAAATCTACTGGTAGATTTAATGAAAGTAGATTTAATGAATCAACCAGTGACTATGAATTTACTTTAATTTTTACTAATAATTCAGACGACTTTTCTGTAAAACTAGATAGACATAATTATAAAAATGTAAAAGAAATTCAAAAAGAAATGACTAAACAATCAGAATTACATAATGGGAGTGACGATGTTTGGGTCGATGAAGTTATGTTAAATAAAGGGGTAAGTGAGTCCGATGAAGAAGTAGACTGGACTGATTTGATAAAAGACTTAGATCAAAAAATAATTAACTTAATTTTTGAGGAAGATGATATTGCTTTAAAAATATCTTTTTTAAAAGATTATCATGGAAGTAGACTTGAAGCAGATGATATTTTAAAAGAATCAGATAAAATTAAAGTAATGAAGTTTGGTAATAATGCAGTTTATGATAGATACAATGAAAAATATCCCGAAGAGTTTGTTAATGAAACTTTTGGTCTTAAATACCCTAGTTTATTGAAAGAACTAGAAAAATCTAATACAGAAAGTTATTTTGATAAAATTTCAGTTATTAGTGATATGGATGCTAATGGTGAGTTTAGAAGTTTGGCTATTTATAGTATGTCTTTGGTATAGAATATGAGTGATATAATTAATGAAGGTCGTTTTTTAATTAAATCACAAATATTTTATGATGAAGACGGCGATGGTGTGTATGAGATACTTCCTGAAAATGGGGGTACTCGTTTAGCTTTTAAAGCTTCTGATGAACAAATGATTAAGTTTTTAAGAAGAGTAAAAGCAAAAGATAGTGATACAAGTCCTCGTAGTTTTAAAGGACAGACTTACAATACTATGTTAAATTCAATAAAACATGGATCTAATAATTGTGTTTGGATATGGAGTAACTTTTATCCAAAAGCAAATAATATAAATGAAATATTGCAATAATATTTTATTTTTATTGTAACTATTAGTATATAGATATAATCTATAAAGGAAATTTTTTATGTCAAAGACTATTAACAAAGAAGTGTATACAGAAGCAGTGAAGATTTATCGTAAGGTTTATAAAAATAAGCCTTTGGATGAATCTGCTATTAAAAATATTATGGCTCGTATTGAGAGCAAACGTAATAAGAAACCCACAATGGATGAATCTATTGATAAGTTTCTTGAGGGGAAAAAGTTCTCTGCTCGTCAGTTCTTAAAAGAGTTTGAAGTGGCAGATGATTATGATCCGTCTAGTAATGGAGTGCCTGATTTTGCAGGTCAGAGTTCTAATACTCCTTTTGAAAATGCTCCCGAAGTTGGGAACGATGACTTTAAGGATGAACAGGCTATTCCTGAAACCAATCCTGATGTTGATACAGATATAAGTTCACAGCTTATTGCAGAGCGAAAGAATAGAAAAAGTGAAGGATTTTATCGTAGAAATGAAGATGCAGAAACTAATGTAGATTCATTAATTAATGGTAATTATGTTACTCCTAATGAGTACGATTTTGTTGATGATTTTACCTATGATGAAGATATTGATAAAGCAATTGATGATCTAAATATTGTTGAAGGTGAGGAAGAAATTAGTTATGATACTCCCCTTACGTATAATGATTCTATTGATGCCCCTATTATCAATGAACCTATTTTTGATAATCCTATAGTTGATCCTATTATTGATGCTCCTTTTGTTGATCCGTATGCAGATTTAGATTATGAAGACTACATTATAACTGATGATTATCTTTTTGAGGATGCAGAAAAAGATGAGGATGAGGATGAGGAAGAAGGTAAGGGTGTAGTTGCTGAAGGTAAAAAGAAAACTGTAAAAGAAGATGATGAAGAAAAGAAAGATGATGAAAAAGATGCAGAAGATAAAGAAAAGAAAGATGCTAAAGACGACGATGAAAAAAAAGATGATAAGAAAGAAGAAAAGTGTAAAAAATAATAATTAAAAATTTTTTTTATATAAAGCCAGTAGCAATACTGGCTTTTTTAATTACTAATTGACAAAGATTTATGTTTATGCTATTTTATGATAAATAGGAATATAAAAATGGAAACACAGGAAATAGATGTAATTAAAAGTTATATGGAATTCATTGAACAAGCTTATGAAAAACGCCGCAAAAGTGTTAGTATATTAAATGAATTGGATCAAGTTACTCCAGAAAGGATAAACTTTTGTTTAGCCTCATTTACAGAAGTAAGTGATACCTTACTTTCTGAATATAGTAAGGAATTAGTCAGGTGCGAGGATTTTAAAAAAGAGTTTAATCACTGGAAAGATGAAAAGTTTTTACTTGCGCGGTCTAAGCTTCGAGCTGATATTGCAAAAAGTCAAGCACTATCTCAAAGGGAAATTGATGCACAGGCATATGTGGACAATAAAGAAGAGTGGAAAAGGCAGGAAGATAAGCTTTTTTTCATGGAAGCAAAATGTGATTTATATAGACGATTACGAGAGAATTGGACTAATCAAAGTTTTATGCTAAAAGAAATTTCAGAAAATATGAAAGTAGAAATGCATACACTTAATGCAGATAGAATAGTAAATAAATCTGATGCTAAAGTTATAATACCACTAAGAAGACAGTTAAAGAGCTGATAATAGCCTTGCTAGTCTGATAACTATTAGTATATGGAAAGTTATCAGACTAGAATAAGCAGACATTTAAGACCATTAAAAAAACGTTTACATGATAATTATATGAATAGAATAGGGCTTGATCTAGAGTTATTTGCTTTATCTATTGAAAATAATAGTCATGATGATGAAGTAAAAATTGATTTAACCAATACAAAAAAGATATTAGGATTTATAAAATATCCCGAAGATGAAATTCCTATTTCAAATAGTTATAACAATAACAATAATTCTATGAGTTTTCATATGTATGACATATTACCTATAGAGTTTTATTGTAAATGGGAAGATAAAATAAAAATAAGTGATATTATAATTCAAAAAATTATAATGCCTGATGACAGTGTTAAAGCAATGATACTGCAAGTAGTTGATTTAATAGCTCGTGCAGATACCGATTTTATGTTTGCAAAATATATAGTAGCTCCTTATACTTTTAACTTAAAGAATACTTCACACATGGAAATAAAAAATGAAATAGAAAAGTACTTAAAAGAGCCAGTAATAGTAAATAGTACTATAGAGCTTACTGCAAATTTAACTCCTGAACCTGATGAATATTAATATTACTAATTGATTAAACTCCTTAATTCTGTTACTATATTAACAGAATTATCTAACTATTATAATCCCACTAAATTGGGAAAGGAAAATTAATTATGGAAATTACAGTGTATAGTACAACAAGTTGTAATGTATGTAAAATGATTAAAAAGAAAATGATAGAAAAAAATATTATTTTTACAGAGATTAATGATGAATCTAAAACTATAGCTTTAGGACAAAGTTTAGGAATTATGAGTGTTCCCATATTTGAAATTAATGGAATTATCTATAATTCAACAGATGGAATTTCAAAATTAGGGTTAAAATGAATTATATTCCTGAACAGGTAATATTAGGATTATTAGAAGTACCTAATGAAATTAGTTTGATTATTCCTATTACTGGATGTAGTCTGCATTGTAATGGTTGTCATAGTCCTGAAATGCAAAATGAAAAAAATGGTGAAGAGCTTACTGAAGAAAAATTTATATCCTTATTATTTAATTATAAAAATAAAGCCTCTTGTATATGCTTTTTTAGTGGTGAGTTTAAAATATCTCATTTAATTACTAGAGCAAAGAATGAAGGATTTAAAACCGCTCTTTATTCAGGATTTACTAATATAAAGGATATTCCTTTTAATATATTACAAAATATAGATTATTTAAAATTAGGTGAATATAATGAATTAAAGGGTGGTCTTCAAGAAAAGACTACCAATCAAAGAATATACAAAATAGACAATGGCAACTATGAAGATATAACACAATTATTTTGGAGAAATAAATTATGATTAAATTATCACAAAAAGACTTAAAAGAAAAGAATGACTATGCAAAGAATTATATGAGTAACGGTAACGCCGCTTCTAAATCTGAAGTAGATCCTAATGCTAATGTAAGTACAAAAAGTGTTGCAACATTAGATAATGAAATGTTTAAGGATATTAAAGTTCAAGTTAATAGATATGCTTTAGGAGAAAAGATAGCAGAATTATTTGGAGAAGAAACAAAAGCAGAGTATTATCGACAATTAGAGTCTCATGAAATTTATAGTCATGATGAATCAGCTACTTATTGTAAACCTTATTGCGTGGCAATAGATCTTTATCCCTTTATTAATAATGGTAATAAGATGATAGGTGGCTCAAGCAAAGCTCCAACTAATTTACAATCCTTTTGTGGTAGCTATGTTAATTTAATATTTTTAATTGCTTCACAATTTGCTGGTGCTGTGGCTGATGTTTCTTTTTTGACTTATTTTGATTATTTTGCTAGAAAAGATTTTGGAGATGATTATTTAAAAACTCATACTAAGCAGATAGAGCGGTACTTTAAGCAGGTAATATATACCTTAAATGATCCTTCAGTTGGAAGGGGTAATCAAGCTGTATTTTATAATACCTCAATTTTTGATGAAAATTATTTTAAAGGATTATTTTCAAATGTAATTTTTCCTGATTTTACTAATCCAAAATGGGAAACAGTAAAAGAGTTACAAGTATTTTTTATGCATTGGTTTAATAAAGAGCGAAACAGAGCTTTACTTACTTTTCCAGTTATGACTTTTGCGTACCAGACAGAAGCAGGTGAGTCAAAAGATTTAGAGTTTAAGAACTTTATGGCACAGGAAATGTCGGAAGGTAATAGTTTCTTTATTTATCATTCTGATGATATTGACAGTTTAAGTTCTTGCTGTTTTGATAAGAGTCAAGAAATCATGTTCAGAATTTCTGAAAATTCTGAAACTATTGAAATGAACTTTCAGGATGCCTATGAAAAGTATACTGATTCTATTTATATTTATTTTAATAATTATTGGAAAAAGGCTAAAGTAGTAAAAATCGATAGAAATAATAAAAAAATGTTTATGATAACTACTGAAGCTGAAAAAAAGATTATAGTTACCGAAGATCATTTAAATCCTACAGAGTTTGGAGATGTAGAAACAAAATTTTTGATGTTAAGTGATAAACTAAAAACAGATTCAGGATATGAAGAAATTGTTTTAATAAAAGAGATTAATAATTACAAAGAAGATTACGTGTATTGTCTTGAAATGGAGGACAAAGAGAATCCTTACTTTACACTTCCTAATGGGATAATTACTCATAATTGTCGTTTACGCAATGCTATTGAAAAAGATGTATTTGCTTATACTTTAGGTGGTACTGGAATTTCTACAGGTTCAAAAAAAGTATTTACTTTAAATATAAATCGTATGGTTCAAGATAATCATAATGTAGTAGAAGAAGTTAAAAAATTACATAAATATCTTTTTGCCTATGATGCTATTCTTCGAGAGATGCAAGCTAAAGGAATGTTACCTGTTTATGATGCTGGTTTTATTTCGTTAGACAAACAATATTTAACTATTGGAATTAATGGAGTAGTAGAAGCGGCTGAATTTTTGGGATATGAAATATCTAATAATAAAGAGTATAAAGATTGGCTTATTGGATTATTAAGTTCTATTAAAGATGCTAATAAACAAGCATCTGATGAGCTTTCTTTCTATTCTAATTATAAAATAGCAATAAATTCTGAATTTGTGCCAGCAGAAAATTTGGGAGCAAAGAATGCTCAATGGGATAAAAAAGCAGGATATGTTGTACCTAGAGATTGCTATAATTCTTACCTTTATATTGTTGAGGATGATGCACTCGATTTCGTTGATAAGTTTTATCTACATGGAAAAGAAGTAACTCAATTTCTTGATGGTGGCAGTGCCTATCATATGAATATTAAGGAAATTCCTACAAAAGAAACTTGGTTAAAAATTATTGATATTGGAAATAAGTCTGGTTGTAATTATTGGACTTATAATTGTTTAACTACCTGTTGTGAAAATCCTGAATGTGGTTATATTGATAAAAATACAACACATAAATGTGCAAAGTGTGGATCAGAGGATATATCTTGGGCAACAAGAGTTATTGGATATTTAAAAAAAATTAAAAGTTTTAGTGAAGCTAGACAGGCAGAAGCAAGTCTTAGATATTTACATAAATTAAATTGATATTCCTGCTGAGAGTATAACTAAAAACATTTTATATTCAAGGACTAGCCTTAATTGGTTAGTCCTTTTTTATTTTCTAACTATTATAATGTGAGGAAATAAAAATGGGTACTAAAATTAAAGAATTTTTAAAGAAATATGGTGCATATATAATAACTGGTTTAGTTGGATTTTTTTCAGCTATAATTTATGTATTTTTCTTATCTAAAGAAAAAAATACTAAGCAGGTAATAAATAATACTGTTTCTGTTGAAAAGGCAAAAGATGTTATTAGTAGTGCTGAAAAAGTTATAGCCGAAGCACCTAAAGTAATTGATGATGCAAAGGCTCAAGTTAAAGAATCAGATGAAATAAGCAAAGTATCTGAACAGAAAATAACTACGATAGAAAAAACAGTTGAAACAATAGATAGTAATATTGCTAAAAGAAATGAACAGGAAAAAGACTTGTTCAAGGAAGTGAAATAATGAAGAAAATATTTATATTACTATTTATACTTAGTAGTTTTTCTATATTTTCTCAATCAATAGATAATCTTATTATACCTTCAGATTACGCAACTTTAAAAGCAAAGTATATAGAACTTGCTACTATGTATATAGATACAAAGAAGGATTTAAATACTACCTTAGCAAGTTTAAAAGATACAAAAGATCAATTAAAAATTGCTATTACAAATAGTGATGAGTCTAATAAAACAATAACTACTATTATTGAAAAATATAATGAAAGTATTGGTTCAAATACTGATTTAGTAAAGTCTAGTAATGAACTTATAGAGCAATTAGAAAAATCTACAAAAATTATAAAATCAAATACCTATGACTTTTTTAGATTTGGTGTAGGAATGGAATACAGCTATAGTATTGCAGATAATATAAATAAGTATTCTATATCTGGAAGTTGTTTAGTTGCTAATAAATTTTTTATATCAACAAAAGTATCTTATCCTATTGAAATTGGAATAGGTGCCGGATTTTATATTAATTAAAGGAATTATTTATTAAAGGACTTTATATTGAAGTATGCAAAAACAAATCTTTCAGATTCAGAAAGAATATCAAATTCTAATTATTACAAACAAGATACCAATGTAAGAAACTATCGAAATATTATTTATTACATAGAAATAGAGCTAGAGAAGTATTTAGCAAAGCTTTTAACAAAAAATCAATTAGATAGAATTATCTGGTCAAGTTCTGATTTTGCATTGCGTAAGCGTGGAGGTAATGCACAAGAGGATGTAACAAATACTTTGGATCTTCCTTTTGTTAGCTACAAATTAACAGATGTAAATACAGATACACAGCGTCAATTATTTAACAACTATATGAATGTTAATGGCGTTTACTTATCAGATGCAGAAGTAATGGTAAAGACTGCACCAATGCATTTAGAGTATGAAGTAGTATTTTGGTGTAATCGAGATGAAGAGCTTGTGTATGCTACTCATAATTTTTTATTTGATATGAGTAATGAAACTTTAATTCATCCAAGTATTCCTTTAGAAACAGGTAAAAGTATAGTACTTCCTGCCTTTATTTCTTTTTCTGGAAGTTATAATGATGTATATAGTCAGTCTGATTATATAATTAGCAACAAAATTCGCACATTGTCTATGACTTTCTCTATAGATACTTATATTTTAAAAGAAGTAGGAAATACTTTAAATTCTGAAGGAATAGGCTCATTTGGTAGCATTAATATTCCATTAGTTAAAACAGTTATATTTGATTTTTTTAATAGTAAAAATATTAATACAGAAGCAATAAAAAATGGAGATATAAATATATATGATTCAGAAATGGAAATACTTTTGCGAGATTATTTTTCTGATGATGAAGAAATATTTCAAGAATTAAAGCCACCTGTAGTTGCTCCTACTTAATAATATCTTATAAAAAAAGTAACTATTATAATACGAAGATATAAAATTTTTGATTAAGTTATAGGATGGAAAATAATGGATAATTGGAGAATTCAAACTTTTTTTGAGGATAAATCAACAGTTGTAAAACCGACTACTTCTGCATTGGGTTTTACTGTTATAAAAGCCCCAAAGGGTACAGACTATATGTATTTTGATGTAGGACAAGCAGGATCAATTATTGATTGCTGTGGTTATCCTGCTTACAGTAACGGTGTTCAGGATGCAATAGACTATAATAAAAAAGCTCCATTATATGTAAATGCACCTTCTACTAATGGAAAATTTGGTGGTGTATTTGTAACAAAGACAGGTACTATCCCTTTTTATTCAGGTTATAGTAGTTGGGATACTTTTGATTTAAAGCTTATTCCTCAAAGCATGAATGCAGGTACAGGTGATGCTTCTAAAGTATTGTTTAATGTTACTTTAACTAATTTTGCTAAGTACAATGCAAGAAGTTTAACAATTTCTATAAACGGAACTCCTGATACTTTAGTATTTGATACTTCTGTTGCAGGAATTGAAACTATTACTGGTAGTCTTTGCACTGCTGTATTAACTAAATCAACGGGTGCTTTAGCAATTACATTTACTACTGCTCCTGCAATACTTGCTGTAGTGACTGTTGATTATACAATAAATATTAATGATGATTGTTATTTTGTTTTAAGAAATTATAGTAAGTGTGTAGATGATATTGCTGTAAAAGTTTTAGGAAAGACTAATGGATTATTTAGTATTGCTGTTTATAAGAAAGATAAAAATAATGATTTTTCTGAAATAACAAACTCTCCTTTTGAAGTTTCCTTAAATCCTAAAGGAACAAATGCTAACGGTAAAAATATCTATGTAGAGAATGTTTTCAAAGAAAGTAAATATCTTAAAGCACTTGATACTGAAACTGCATTTAGTACTTTTGCAGATGATACTGCTTTAGTAAATCTTGCTGGTGGTTCTCGTGGAGATACGGTAACAAATGCGGTAATTGCATCTTCTTATCTAGCTCTTACTGATAAAAATAAATATCCTGTTAAAGTTTTCTTTGATGGAAATGCAGACGCTACAATTGCTACGGCTTTTGAAACGCTACGCAATGGTATATTTAATCGTTCTCGTTTTATACTGACTACTCCTGATAGTACAGAAACTGAATTGATTTCAGGTGCGGCAACTTCGCGTTATAATTTAAGTAATCGTGGTATTTATGTTTATTGTTTAACTTGGGGAACACATGTAGATAGTTATTATGGCAATGATTTTAATTGTTCAAATGTTGGTTTAATTGCAGGTCGTCATGCAGATAGTATAAATAAAAAACATGGTGGTATTGGCCCTATGTGGTACGATGAAAATGAAGTTGGTGGACAACTAGGCTCTGCAATTACTAGCTTAAATCAAAGTGTTACTGAAATTAATTCTAAAGCATTAGATACACTAAGACTTAATCCTGTTAAATGGGATATATCTGCTGGAGCGATGATAGTATCAGACAGAACAACCTTAATTACTGATGGTGACTACAGTTATATTGGCCCTTCTGGTTTAGCTGACTATATAGCTTTTAATATAGAAAAATTAGTATTACCTAACCAGCTTGGAAAGCTGAATGATATGTTCCATCGTAATAGTGTTAAGGCAAACGCAGAAACAATATTAAAAACTGTTTCTGATTTACTGTATGACTATTATGTAAAGTGTGATGAGGAAAATAATAATAGTGAAATACTTAATGCTAAAAAGTTTGTATTAACTGTAGGTGTTCAGTATACTCCACAATCTGAAATGATAGATTTTATATTTATCAATAGTTCAATTGGTGTTGATATAAAAGAAGTAGTTAACAAAGGATAATAGAGTATGAGTTTAGAATTAGAGAGTTTGCTTTTAACAGGTGAGGATGCATTAAGTAATCATTTTATGGTTACTATCCCTGCCTTTCTTGGTGCCAATGAATCAATTTTAAGTTTAAACTTACGAGTACTTACTATATCAAATGTAGGCCGTGAGTTATCTACTTATGAAATAACTAAACGAGGTCGTAAGTCTACTCGTCCCGGTGGAATTGATGATACTGCAAAGGAATTTACTTTTACTTTTAGACCTGATAAAAAATTACGTACTTACAATAGTTTAATAGCATGGACTAATGTAATTAAGCATGAACAATTAGGAACAATGGTAGTCGATCCTTTATATCGCGTTATTATTACTGTAACTCCTGTGGATACTGCAAATATTCCTTTAGGTGGCCCTACTTATTATGAAGGATGTTGGCCTAGTTCTATAGATGGAATAGAATATGATGAAGAAAACGGTGATCCTTTAAACGTTAGTGTCACTATGCAATACACTAATCGTATTGCTCCTGTTTAAGTTAATAGTTATTTTTTAAGCCTGTTTTAAAAAGTAACTATTATAATATGATAAAGTTAAATAGTTCAGATATACCCTTATTAGATGATTATCTAAAAAGCTATAATTTTCAATTAGATAATTTATACTATTTTGTAATTGAAGGCAATAGTAAAGATGATTTAAAATCAATAGATTTTTTTGCTAAATCTCACTCTATTCCTATGGATACTTTAGAAGTTGAATCTTTTCCTTTTGGGAAAAAGTTTTATAAAGGTTATACACAGGTAGAAGATTTTGAAATAACTTTTTTACTACCTGATGCCTATACTACAGGCTCCGAAAATCCATTGATTTATTTTACTGAATGGTTAAATATTATTTATGATTATAAAAATAAATGTTTTAAGGTGTTAGAGTCTGAAGAAGACAAATATAGAAATGCAAGACTAACACTACTTACTTACGATTACGATGTAAACTCACAAATGAGTACTGCTGAAGTTTTTATAGGCTCTGGTTTTTCAAAATCTTTTGAAATAGTATTACAGAATTTGATGCCTTTAGGATTTGATAATATTGAGGTAGATGATGAAACAGGTGATCCTATGCAAGTGACTATGAAGTTTGCTTGTGAAGGTGTTACTTTATACTCTCCTTATGGAGAGGTTTTAAAGCCATCTGGACTTTAGTAATTGACATAAAATCTAAAATAAGATATATTTCTGTACAAAGGATTTTTATATGAAAAACAGCTTAAAATTAATATTATTGAATGAAACCGCGATTATTCCTACTTATGCCCACGAAACGGATGCAGGGATGGATTTATATGCTAATGAAGATTATGATCTATCTCCAAATGAGCATCATCTTATTGGGACAGGGATTGCTATAGATATTCCTGTAAATTATGAAATACAAATTCGGCCTCGTAGTGGTTTAGCTTATAAAAATGGAATTACTGTTCTAAACTCTCCCGGTACTATTGATAGTGGCTATCGAAATGAGATTAAGGTTAATTTAGTAAATCATTCTCCTTATATTTACTCTATAAAAAAAGGTGATAGAATAGCTCAAATGGTGTATGCTCCTGTTTATCATATTGATAGCTTTGAATTAGTTACTTCTTTTGAAGGTGAGACAGAACGTAACTTAAATGGCTATGGAAGTAGCGGAAAATAATATGCAGATAAAATACGACTATCTGTTAATAGATATATATAATATTTATTTTAGAGCTTCATGGATAGAGACAGAAAGAACAGTAAGTTATAATAAAGAAAAAATAGAAACATCTGGAATTTGCGGTTCAATTAAAATAATTGAACGCCTTATAAGTTTGTATCTAAAACAAGATGGTCATGTATACTTTTTATTTGATAATGCTAAATCAAAATCATTAAGAAGAAAAGCTTTATGCCCAGAGTATAAAGAGGACAGACAAGTTTATTCATCTTCCTTTTATAAAGGTATAGATTATCTTGAAATAATTTTAAAAAATTATAGAAATAATTCTACTATTATTCGTATCCCTTCTTTTGAAGCAGATGATCATATAAAACCTGTATTGAAAATGCTTAGTGAAGATAGCATGAAACTATTAATATCTAATGATATGGATTGGGCGCGATCAATTAGTAATACTGTTCACTGGTTAAAGAAAGAAAATAAGCAGGATATAATTGTTACTCCAGAATCTTTTTATTCAGAATATAAGTTTGAACCAAGTACTAGTAATATATGTTTTTTTAAATCATTTTATGGAGATGCAAGTGATAACATCACTGCTTTAATGAAGCAACTTTCTTTTGATAGATTTTTAAAAGTAATTTGCGATTGCAGAGATATGTATGACTTTATAGAAAAGAGTAGTCAACGTAAGTTGGATTATTTAGATGATGGATGGATAACTCGTATAAGTAAGGACAAAGATAAATTACTTATGAATTGGACATTGGTTTCTTTTGCAGACTTATCAGAGTTTGATATTAAAGATAATTCAGTACAGTGTAAAGAAAATCTGGCTACATTGAAAATGTATTATTATGCTCTAGGATTATCTCAAGATATAGATTCAAGGCTTGCGTTATCTGATAAAAACTCAATGGATGAAATTTTAGGATTATAACTATGCTACTAAAAGATTTATATAATGTTGCCTTTGATACAAATACTACTGTTATAAAAATAGTAAGTTTTAATAAAACAATTGATGCTAATATAGGTGTATACAATAATATGATGACAGTAAACTTAGCTCCATCAAATAGCAAAATTGATTGGTTGATTAATTTTACTTTTTTACTTAAAACATTTCCAATGTTTAGACATTTAAAGAAACCAAGCTATGCAAAGAAAGATAGTAAAGTTCGAGTTCATTCTGGATATTTGAATGAGTGGATGAAATATCGGGAATCTTTTTTTAATATAATTAGAGCTGATACTACCTTAATGATTGCTTTATCTAATGGATTAATTGTAACAGGGCGATCTAAAGGTGGTGGAGAAAGTTCTATTATTGCACTTGATATAGTTCGTAATTTTAATGTAGATAAAGAAAAATGTTATGTATTGCAAGCAGAAGCACCTAAAATTGGGAATAAAGAATATGTTAAATCTGTGTACAAGTATATAAACAAAAAGCATATTTATCATGTATGTTATGGAAATGATATAGTAACAAAGATAGTTCCTTGGTATTATAATCCCGGTTTGTATCTTCACTTTGGTAAAGGAAAATATTGGCTAAGTATACAGGATCATGTAACAGGATGCTTTTATAGAAATATTTTAGATAAATATATTACTGAATATGATAATAGTAATTGATACATATTTGTTTTTATGGTAGTATAGTTATATGTTAAAAATAAATTATAATAAAGAATTAGATGAAGTTTACATACAAGTCTATAATTCGATATATTTTAATGAAATACAGGAAGTATTTCGTCAATATGGTGTAAGTTATGATAAAGAGTTTAAAATAAATTACTGCAATCCTAAAAACTTTTTGGATATGCGGAAAGCACTTTCTGACATAGAACCATTTAGATTAATGAAAGAAGATGAAGATGCACTTAAAACTTATCTAACTAAACCTGCTGATATAAAAGTATACAGAAAAGCATTACATCCTGATAATTGGAAATATAAACCTTTAGATGATTATCAGACTGATGCAGTAAAGTTTATGGTAACTCATGAGGCAGGTATAATTAACTTACCGTGTGGTAGTGGTAAAACATGGGTGTATGAAACAGGAATAGAAGAATTATTAAATGATAATACTATTGAAAAAATATTGATTATCAGTACTCGATCAAGCTTGTATAATTGGCAACGAGAGATATTAAAGTTTAGTAAAACCTTAAAAGAAACAGATATTCAAATTGTAGTAAATGAAGATAATCGAAAAGTATTTGAAATCTATGCAGATAAAAAAATACTTATAACTGATTATGATACTTACAAACTTATATCAGAGCATTATACTGCTTTGGTAGATACGCCTAAAAAAGAATTAAAAAAGCTAAAAGAAGATAATAGTAAAAAGTTTAAGAAAATACGAATAAGCAAGGATATACGAAAGACTCGGGTAGACTTGACTCCTTGGAATCCTAACAATAAAGCTTGTATACTGTTAGATGAAATTCATAAAATAAAAAACGACTCTGCACGTTCTGCTCATATAAAAGCTATAGCTCCTAGCTTTATTCGGCGTTATGGAGGAAGTGGAACACTACTACCTCGTGACTTCTTAGATAGCTTTAATCCGGCTCATTTTTTAAGTCCTTCTATTTATTTCAATTATGGAAAAACTAAATGGAAAGAAGATTTTTGCTTATGTGAGAATAAAAACAATAAGTATGCAGTAACTGGCTATGATGAAGAAAAATTAGAGATATATAAAAATCGATTTAGTAGGTATGTTTTTTCTAAGACAGAAGAGGAGTGTTTTAAAGGAACTTTGCCAGAATATATTCCTAAGAAGATTTATATTCCCATGACTGATGAAATGAGAGAATTGTATGATAACATAACAGAACTTAAATTTAGAGAAATTGAAGAAAAAATAGGTTATCTAAAAGCTCAAAAGTGTATGAACGTATTCCCTTATTTAATACTTATGTTATCAGATGTAAGCTTAATTAAGAATGAAATAATTCAGGATGAGAATACAAAGATATTTAAGTCATGGAGTATAAAGCGTAATCCAAAATTTGACATCATGAATTCAATTATTGAAGATCATTTTGAGGACGATGAAGATTGTAAAATAGCTATAGGCGGGTTTCATCCAAAAGTATTGGATATGATTGGAGATAGTTGTAAGTATAAATATATGGTGTTACATGGAGAAAATACAAAAGGTAGTAATAAAGATAAAGTGCGCGATGATGCTATAGAAGAGTTTAAACATAATAAAGATATTAAATTGCTCATTTTACAACCACAAATTTTTAGTGAAGCAATAAATATTACAGAAGCAAACGTACAAATAAATTGGGATTTTTCGTGGGAGTTTGATAAGAACTTTCAATTCAGTCGCCGGTTCTATCGTAAAGGACAAACTAAAAAGACATATCGATATGATTTAATTATTGATAAATCAGTGGAGATACTTCAGCAGAAAGTTTTGAATGACAGATTTCTATTAAATAATATTACTAATAATTTTGAAATGCTTTCAATGGAAGAATGGAAAGGATTAAAAAATGGTGATGAAAGTGTTATTGATTTATTAATAGAAAAGGTAAAAGAAAAGCAGGGCTTATGAGTACAGATTTTTGTTGTCCTGATTGTAAATGGTGGCCTCCTGATAGTTATTACTATATTAAAGAAAAGCAAGTTATTGAATGTAGTAACAATATAAAACATAATGTATATCCAAAGTATTTAGAAATTTATACTGATTGGAAAAATCGTAGATGTTATCGGAAAGTATTTAAATGTGGAAAATGTTTTAAAGAGTTTGAACAAAGTATAGTAGAGGAAAACATTATTGTAGAGGAAAAAGATGATTAAAAATAATAGTATACACGAAGGTGATTGTTTAGATATATTGCCATTAATTGAAGATAAATCTATAGATATGGTTTTGGCAGATTTGCCTTTTGAGACAACTCAGAACTTTTGGGATGTATTAATTGATTTACCTAAACTTTGGATTCAGTATGAACGAGTAATAAAAGATAACGGAGCTATACTTTTATTTGCTCAAACACCTTTTGATAAAATACTTGGATGTAGTAACTTAAAATTATTAAAATATGAATGGATATGGGAAAAAAGCAAAGCTACTGGATTTTTAAATGCTAAAAAGTTTCCATTAAAAGCCCATGAGAATATTTTAGTGTTCTATAAGCATCCTCATATTTATAACCCTCAAATGACTAAAGGTACACCTTATAATAAAGGATTAATTAAAGCACAAAATGGGAACGGTAGCTATTCAAACTATAATGAAAAGGTAGGGAAGAATGATACAGGAGATAGATTACCTCGCGATGTTATTTATTTTAAGACAGCAGAAACAGAGGGTAAACAGACTCATAGTACTCAAAAGCCTGTAGCTTTATTAGAGTATTTTATAAAGACTTATACTAACGAAAACATGCTAGTATTAGATAATTGCGCCGGAAGTTTTAGTACAGGGGTAGCTTGTTGTAATACAAATAGAAATTATATCTTGATTGAAAAAGATCATGATATTTTTTGTAAAGGGAAAGCTCGATTAGAAAAAGTGTTGGAAGATAAGCAAAATAGCTTATTAACTATTTTATAAGGAAAAAATAATGTGTTATATGGGTGGAAAAAATAGAATTAGAAAACAAATATCAGTGTTTCTTGAAAGCGTAAGAAAACCAGAACAAACATATTTTGAGCCGTTTGTTGGCGGTGCGTGGGTTTTGCAGGAAATGAGTGGGAAGCGTATTGCAAGTGATGGAAATAATGCGTTAATAACTATGTATAAGGCTTTACAATCAGGATGGATACCTCCTGATGAAATAACTTTAGAACAATATAACTATTATAAAAAAATAAAAAATGAACAAGATCCTATGACTGCTTTTGTTGGTTTTGGATGTAGTCATAGTGGAAAATGGTTTAATGGATTTGCACATAGTAATACTAGAAATTATTGTTATAATGCAAAAAATAGTTTATTGAAACAATTAGAATATATTAAAGATGTAGAGTTTATATACGGAGATTTTAAAGATCATGAACCAAGGGACTGTTTAATTTATTGTGATCCGCCTTACAAAGATACTACAAGCTATGGTTATTTTAAATCATTTAATTATGAATTATATTATGAGACTATTAAATTATGGAGCTATAATAATACTGTAATTGTTTCTGAATATAATATGCCAGAAGATTTTGAGTGTGTTTTAGAAATAAATACTAAAACAGACATGAGAACAAAAAACTTAGTAGAACAATCTAGAGTTGAAAAATTATTTAGATATAAAAGAGGTATTAAATGAGTTTTACAGTAAATGGAATTGGTGCAATTATTATATTAGTTGCCTTAGGTATAGATATTTGCTATAATATCTATAAGTTTATTAATTGGATAATTACGCAAAGTAAGTCATTGAATGATGATCCTTTATTTAGAGCTAATGTAGACTATGTTAATAAAATACGTGACTATATAAAGCATGAAGATGCTATCATTGATATAGTGAGTTTTACTACTCAAGCTATTCCTTTATATGAAAAAGATTATCCAGAGTTAGTACAAGATAATTTAAGAATGCAAAGAATAAAAGAAAACTTATATACACTTTCTGAAATAATAATGAGGGATAATACTGTATGCTTATAGAAATAAAAGACTTTTGGTATGTAGAGACTTCTACTGTAGACGGAATTCGATTAGATGTTCGTGGATGGTGGCGTAATAAATATCCGGTAATTATTATAGAACGATTCAAAGCAAAGAATATTATTCTATCTGATTTTGATAATAGTGAAGCACTTCAAAAAGAGTTTGAGCGATTAGTAAAGCTGTTTAATGAATGGGAAGTGTTTTTAAATAAGCATCATGATATAAATAAAACAATTAGACAGGTAAATAAAGTTACTACTAAGCAAGTTAGTAATAAGGAAAGTAAAATATAAAAGTAGCTACTGAAACATTTAAACTTTTCAGTAGCTACTAATTAATTACTGAATATCTACAGTAACTTCAGCTTTCTTTTCTTCTTCACTCAGGGGTACAAACAGAGTAAGTATACCTGCATCAAGCTTAGTAGTAAGCTTTGTAATATCATACTTTTCACTGATGGAACCTTTACGAGTAACATCCTTAATTGAAACAGTAATAATATTCTTTTTATACGTTACTTTAATGTCTTCTTTCTTCTTGCGCGGAACCTCAAATTCAATAGTAAGTCCCTCAGTATCTTCCTTAATTGTCATAGGATACTTTTCTTTAGTTTCAAAATGGGTAATTTCATAATTACCAAGCGAATCAACTAAATAAGAAAAAAGGTCATCAAAATCAGAAACTCCAGTAAATCTGTTCATACATAGCTCCAAAAAATATTAAATTATGTCTACATACATAGACACTAATATACAAGCAATAATCGTGCCAACTTTACAATAGTATAATTATATTAAAATATGTATATATAATAGAAGAAACTTGACAAAAAGTATAGTATTTCATGTGCTTTTTATTAGATAAAAATTTATATACTATATTTTGACACACTATGACTAAAAGATGCGTTATTTTGACACATCTATTTTATACTATTTATGTTGACAACAGAGTAAATCAGTGATAAAGTTTAGTAATGACTATTTTAATTACTACTTTTACTATTCGGAAAAAAGTATACGAAGTATATACAGGTGACTATATCCTGTTTAATGGTGCTTGTTATCAATTCTGTACAGGCAATAAACGAGCGTTAGGTTTTGAAGGATATCATAGTTACTATTCTATACCTTTAACAGCAAAAGTATTAAAATCTATTGACTTAAACTTATTACAGAAAGTTGAAATAGGACATAAAGAAGATAGATCATTACTTACTTATTATTATTTTTAGGAAATAGCTATGAATGGAGAAATAATATGGTTATTATAATGTATGGACTTCCTGCCAGTGGTAAAACCACTATGGCTATGAAACTATTTGAAGAGTACTTCAATGAAAATGAAAAGAAATATGGGGATGATAAACAAAAAGTTGTCTATCTAAATGTAGATAAGCAGGATAAAAAAACCATTAGTAATACAACTAATTATGGCAGAAATGCTCGTACTATAGACATACTTATTGTAGATGGTTTTTTTAAATCAACTATTAATATAGCTGAAAAAGTATGGGATACAGGTAAGTATTTAAGTTTTGATATTAGAAATATTATCATAATTGAGTTTGATCAGAATATACAGGCTTGCTTATCAAATGATAAAAAGCGCAATAGAGACAATAAAGCCACTAATTCAATTACTGAAGGTATTGAACCTTTTAATATGGAAACTTTTAAAAGTACTTTCTTCAAAGATAGAATGTATTATTTGAAAGATGCACAGATCGAAGTTAAAAAACAAGAGGTAGTTAACTATGCTGATGTAGATATCTGTACTATATATTCTGACTGGAAGTATGGAAATGCTATAACAGACGATTTTGATGAACTTGATGAATGGCTTGAGAAAAACTATCCTACTCTTACTTTTTTGCAGTACAAGAAAATTTGCAAATTAATTCATACAGAAGAAGATTTTACTTCTGATTATTATGATGAGCATGATACCCGTTCTATTCAGCGCAGTATAAAAATTTCTGATATATTGGAGATATTAAGTGGCTGTTAAATCATGTTATAACTATGGCTATATTGATGAAAAAGATTGTTATCATGTTTGTGGACATACTGTTAAGGGATACATAACTTACAGTCATGATCTTTTAATAAAGTCTCGACGAGTTCGTGGTATAAAGAATTCTGAGAGCGTAAATATTTTAGATCATAAATATATTGGTAAATCTTTTATTGATAGTGATAATAAAAAGAAAACAATAAAAGAAGTTTGGAAACACTTTGGATTTGGTGTTTACTATGTTGCTTTGTATGAAGATGAATTTAATTCACATGGAACCTTTGTATTGGAAAGTGAAGGAAATGCAATAGAAAAGTTATTTGATAATGGGCGCGGAAAGTATTATGAATTTAGAAGTAAAAGTAGTTTAAGTAACTTTGCTAATGTAGTGACAAGCTGGTATAAAGAAAACTTATATCAGCTTCCAAAAGATTTCAATGGAAAGATAAAAAGGATATAATATGTGGACAAAAGATAAGCCTATTGAATCTGGATTTTATTGGTTTTATGGTGATGTTTTTTGGGATCAATTGCCTCATGATGAAGGTAGAAATCCATTTGAACCTAAGCTGGAATTAGTTCAGTTTAAAGTTATAAGAAATAATGATATATTATACATTTCCCACAATACTTTTTGTTATAATATGAAAGGTGTTTGGTGGGACGAAAAAATACAAGAACCAGAATTGCCAACAGGTATAATATGAGTTTACAAAACTATAGTAACTGTATTACATACTTCAAGGCTTTTTTCAAACACTACAAGTTTGGGCTTCTGAAAATGTAGGCAGTGATATTGAAATAAATTATGAAAAGCTTTGGGATTATATTGCTTCTGAAAAAGGAATAGTTGAAAAGTTTATTAAAACAAGTAGGAGCAATGATGAGGAAGAGCTATATAAATTAGTTGAACAGGATATTATTGATGGATGTCCAGTATGGGAATTTTTGGTAATATCTGATTGGACTCGCCATATGTTAGAAATTGAGTTTAGTCACGCCGTAGAGCAGGCCGAAGAAGATTATAATAAATATATGTTACAATTTAAATGCACTACTTGTGAATATTTTATAATTCAGGAAACCACTTATGGAATAATTCACAGATGTCAATATAAAATAGATAAACATATGCGAATACCAAGAGTTTTTGAGTTACAGAAAAAATGTAAATTTTATAAGAAGGTGTTATAAGGAGTTTTAATTGTCCTTGTTGTGCAATGCCTATGCTTCCTTGTGGAAACTTAGTAAAAGAAAGTTTATTCGGATTAAAATTAGTAGATCAGTGTATTATAAAAACTTGTAATAATTGTGGAATTACATTTACTGCAATTTTTAAAGTAAAAAAAGCAGAAAGATTTGAATATGAACCACTTGAATATGGAGAAATTTTATATAAAGATATCTGTGTTCCTGATAAAATAATTGAAAAAATAAATAAAGGATTAAAATAATGGAGTTTGAATCAGATAAATCTCGCTTTGAGTTTATAGTAAATTCAATGACAAATAGTTTTGGAATTCTTCATTCATTAAAGTTAGATTATAATTCTAAACTGACTGAAGTAATAAAAAAGTTTTTACCAGATGAGCAGTACAAAGAACTACTTACTTATCTTACAGAGGATACTGTTTTTAATGTTGCAATTTCAAATGATATTGATACTACTTTTGCTGGTAATGATATTATTTGGATAAAATACGATCCAGAACAAACATTTGGATCTATTTTAATTCCATTGCCAAACAAGGAATGTTTTGTATTTAAATATAGTTTAAATAAAAATATAGTTTAGTAATTGACAAAATAACTTATCAAGGAATATAATACAAGTATGATAAATGAAACAGCCTTAAATATTGCTCGAAGAGTGTATTGGTTAAAGAAAGCAGAATTGGCAGGTATTAGAAATAATACTACAGTAGGTCAAGTAGCAGTTACTAATATTGGTATTAGTCTAACAAATAGTCTTGAAGAAAAAATTAAGGAGATACTATGAATTACGATACTTTTGGAGATAGTAAAACTTATAAAACATTACCTTATATTATTGATGCTATGAACGCAATGAGTTCAAAAAAGAATAAGGATAGACTTGCCTCTTTTCTTTATAAAGTAAATGAATGTGCAAATCAGATTGAGCATGTTCGTTTTATGGCAGAGTTTCTTAATAAGATAGATAAAACATATAAAGTAAATATGGATTATTTTTATCAGATTTCTATTGATGATTATAAAAAGAAAATTGAAAAGTTTTTTAATAGTAAAGCTTATGAAAGTGAAGACAAAGAAATTTATATAGTTCCTTCACCTTATGCTGTTAAGCTTAGAACACATATTGAAAACTATATTGTAACTCGTTTTAAGATTGCGGTAGGACTTGGTAACAATGCATAAAAATATTCTAGTTGCAAAGCATAATCGTATTGAAATTGTTTTTATTGAAATGCAGAAGAAAGACAAGAAGCATGATAATCAGATGATTGCTGAGTATGAAGTTTATACTAATAAATGTAGTTTTGTTGGTGTAGTCTGGTATCCTGAAACAATGTTATTTAAAGATAGCTTTGATATATTGTATGAACAGCTAAATAATCATGTAAGTGATAAAATTTTTGATACTGATTTAAAATCTAAACTTGCTGTAAAGTATCATGAGGATGTAATATGAACTGTTTGTATGACAGTAAAGCAGTATGTAGATATAAGCAAGCCTGTCATAATGGATACTTAGAAAAAAGTATTGATGAGAATATTGGATTACAGAAATGCATTATGTTTCAGGAGTATCAGAAGCAAATTGAATTAAAGTTCAATGTAGAGAAATCAGGATTACCAGTCTCTATACTTAATAAATCTTTTTCTGATTATAAAGGAAAAGATGAAAACAAGAATATAGAGTTCTTAAAAGAATACATTAAACTATTTCCTGATTCTAAAAACTTGTTTTTCTTTGGATCAAACGGGACACAAAAAAGTACAGTAGGAAGAATTATTGGGAAAGAAATACTATCTAAGGGTTTTTCAGTAAGCTATGTATTGGCTGATACACTGGTTAAAAAGTTAGGAAAAGCAGACAGAGATACAGATATTCAGAATGAAGTAACAGATATATTAAATAAAGATTTACTTATCATAGATGAGTTTGAACGAAGCAAAATGGTTTACTTTGAAAGCGGATGGCAGTTGCGTTACATATTTCCATTCATGAAAGAGCGAATTGAAATAGTAAATAAACCAATAATTTTGATTAGTAATAGCATGATAAAAAATATAGAAAAAGATTTTGATTATAGTTTGTTTGATCTAGTTCAGCGAGAGTTTAAAGATGTATGTATCTTTAATGATGTATATGTAAATGAAGAAACAAAATCGGATTTTAATAAACTAAGATAGGAATATTATGAGTAATAAGTCTTGTTATGAAAAAGTTTACACTAAACAGAAACCAAAAACTAGACAAGATTTACTTATTCATTTTAAGAAAAGACTTCTTGAACGATATGCTATAGAAATTTCAAATAGTGAAGTAAATGCATTAGTTGATTATATAGAAAATCATAATTTTATTTATTATAAGTTTATTGAAAATCAGTCAAATAATAGAGTGTTATTTGAAGTTCATGTAATATCAGAAAAATATGATGCTTGGATTCCTGTTATCTATAATAGAAAATTAAATATGCTTGTTACTGTTTTGCCTAAAGGATATAACAAAGATCCTAATCACAGATGGTTTAAGGAGTAAATATGAAAAAAGTATTTGGTGCAGGAACTTATTTTATTGGTGATATTAGCTATATTTTGTCTAGAGCTGATTATGATAAATGGATTGAATCAAATTTTGAAACAGTCTTTAGTATAAGAGGCTTTGAATTAGTAGTAGATGGCACTGCTTATGGAGATGGAAATTATAAAGCAAGTACTGATGAAAAATTTCCTGTAGATGCAGGTATTATTGGAATAGTGCCTAAAGAACTTTGGAGTCCTGACTTTAATATAAATGATAATAGCTATGAAGATAGTGAACCTTGTGGAAAAATAATTGAAGTAATTAATGAACTTATTTTTGAATCAAATTATGAAAATATTAACGGATTCTTTAGAATAAGTTATGATACTACTTCTTTCTGTATTGACACTTCTTATGATGAAGACGATGAAATGGATGAATTTGAAGATGAAGACGAGGAAGAAGAAATTGATGATTTTGATGAAATTATTAATGATGATGAACTAGAAGAGGATGATCTTGAGTTTGAAGATAGTGATATAAACTGCAATGGTGATTGTACAAAATGTGATAATGTAGATATTTGTAGAGAATAAATGGTAAGATTAAAAGCTGATAATAAAGAAGAAATTGAAATAGAATTTGATCTACGTGCTTATACTGTTAAAGTAAATGATTTTATAACAGTATATAGTTGGTATAGATCTATTTATCCTTATGAATCAAACTATGATTTCAAACCTTATGATGTACAAGATAAACTTTTGCCAGAGGAAGTTAATAGAAAAACAGTTCTTGACAATGGAACATTAATTGAATACAATTTAGGAAGATACAAAGTTAGTAGAATAACTGGTAATAAGTTATATGCAATATTGCCTAAAGATTATATGCAGTAAAGGATTATATGAATATAGGTATTGTAGGAAGTAGAAGAATAACAGATTATTCTATTGTAGAAAACTTTATTGAAAAAACTTTATATGTTGATAGAAACGATATTATAGTAAGTGGTGGAGCAATAGGAATAGATACTTTAGCTGAAAGGTTTGCAAAAGAAAGAACAGATACAGAACCGTTAATCTTTAAACCTGATTGGGATACTGGTGATAGTGCACCGTTTGATAGAAATAGCTTAATTGTAGAACATAGTGATATAATAATTGCTTTTGTGGATAAATACAGTAAGGGTACATGGGATACTATAGAAAAAGCACATAGAAAAAAGATAACCGTATATGTTTGTATGATAAATGAAGGAATAGCAGGAATATGAAAAATAGTTTTTTTAAAGATCACACACTGCATCCAATAAAGGTTTATAAAGAAACAGGATTGGCAGTAGTGTATAACTTTGTTGAAATAATTAAATACTTATTTTATTGTATTACTAATTTAATAATTTTTATTGCATACCCTGTAGTTTATCCAGTACTTTTATTAGTTGCTTATTTGTGGTATCCTTTTATAATTAGAAAGAAAGACAAAAGAATAAAGGAATCAATGAATAGAATGTTTCCTAATAAGGATAAAAAGGAATAAATTATGGAAGAATATGTACAAGAGTTAATTGAAAACATAGTTACTCGTCATAATGAAGTACTTGATTTTTTGATGAATTGTAAAGACAGCTATTACAATGATGAGCCTGTTATTTCAGATAGCTTGTTTGATGAATTGGAAAATGCGTTTAAAAGAGTATTTCCTAAAGATGAATATTTTACTATTGTAGGAATATCTGCAAAAGGTGAAAAGGTAGAACATAAAATTCCTATGCTTAGTTGTGATAAAGGAAAGACAGTAGAAGATGTTATTAAGTGGAGGAACAAAATAGGCTATAATGACACTTTAATTTGTATGGGAAAAGGTGATGGATTATCAGGAGATATTGAGTACGAGAATGGTGAAATTGTTTGTATTAGTACTCGTGGTAATGGTAAATTTGGCGAAAACAAAACTTGGTTGAAAGACTATTTGAATATTCCTAAGTCAATTAAGTATACTGCTACAGATGGATTTACTGGAGAAGTACGTGGAGAAATTCATTTAAAGAAATCTACAAAGATGGAAACAAATAATCGCCCCTTACGAAACGTTGCTGGTGGATTGGTTAATCGCAAAGATGATAAAACAGATTGTGAACATTTGCGATTTGTAGCTTATCAGCTATATAAAGATGATCCTAATGATTATTTTAGTAATGACTTAGCTGAACTGCAAGATATGGGTTTTGAGGTAATTTGGAATACAGAAATGTGTGCAGATAAAGATATAACTAATATCAGAGAAACATATTTGTCTACATTACGAAATCAGTTTGATTATGAAACAGATGGATTAGTATTTCAAGTTAATGATAAAACTTTGTATAACGCTATTGATAGTAAGTATGAAATTTCTCACCACCATTATTATAATTTTGCATTGAAACCGCCAAGTGAGAGTAAAGAAACTCCTTGTACTGGTAAAACATGGGGTGTTGTGCGTTCAGGTGATATAGTTCCTGTTGGTTTATTTAAGCCCGTAATATTAGGAGGGCGACAGGTTAAGCAAGCATTATTGGATAACTATAGCAACGTGGTAAATCTACATATATGTAAAGATGATATTATACTTGTGTCCTTGCGGAATGATGTAATTCCTCATGTAGAAGAAGTAGTTACTCACATTGGAACAGACTTAGATATCCCTACTTATTGTCCTAGTTGTAGCTCTGCGTTAAGTATTATTACAAAAAGTAAAAATACAAAATCAAAGAAGCCTGTTGTTCAATACTTGCATTGTAACAATATAAGTTGCCCTGATAAAAATATTAAACAGATTACTCATTGGTGTACTGTTTTTGAATTTGATGGAGTAAGTGAATCAACCATCAGAACATTATATAATGCTAAGTTGATTTATGAAATCAAAGACTTGTATACCTTAAAAGATGCCTATGATACCCTTATAAGTATTGATGGATTTGGAAAAAAGAAAATAGATAATTTGTTAAATCAGATTGAAAGTACAAAGTCTATCAGTATTGAAAAGTTTGTAAAAGCACTAGGTATTGAATCAGTTGGTGAACACGTTGTTAAAAACTTAGGTATAAAATCGCTTAATGATTTTTGGAACTTTAATAACTTTGAGTATGTTACCGGTCAAAACTTAATTGCTTATCGAGATAGTAATAAAGAAGTAATAGAACATTTACTTAAATTTGTTAGTATAAAGGAGTTAGCTATGACTACAGAAGTTAAAGGCATAGTAGCAATGACTGGCAAGGGTGCAAAAACCCGCAGTGAACTTATTGAAGATATTAAAAAAATGGGATATACTTTCAGTGACGGAGTTACTAAAGAAACAACTATTCTTGTATGTGAAAATGTGGATGGAAATTCATCGAAATTAATGTCAGCGAGAAAGAAAGGAATTACTTTAATGAGCTATGAGGAGTTTTTTAAATGACAAATAGATTTACTGATGAAGGCTTTAAAGATTATATTATTAAACTAGCGCATGAAAATGCATATCAAAGAGACAAATATTATCTGTTAAAAGAGAAAATATTTAATGCCGCTTCTGCTGGAGCTATTACTTTATGTTTAAGCTTGTCAGAAGATGAGTATAAATATCTAAAAGATTTGGAGTTTTCAATGGATCATCAAGGTAGTGATAAATATTCTGTTTTATTTTATTAAGGAATTATAATGAGCCTTTGGAAAGTACTTAATTTTATAGTCAATAATTATAAATCATAGCTATTTGTCTATAAAATATTTTTAATTAAAGGAGTTATTATTATAATATGGCAACATATAAAACAGAAATAATATTAAATAAAGAACAACAATTACTATATTATAAATCTATAGGAACTTGTAGATTCGTTGCTAACTTATATAAAGATAAAATTGAACAAGAATATAAAGATACTAAGAAGTTTGTAACTGCTTATACTTTTTCTAAATATTTAAATAACATATATTTAGATATACATCCAGAAATGATTTGGATAAAAAATGTTTCAAGTAAAGCAATAAAGCAAGTCATTATTAATATGGAAACAGCTTATAAAAGATTTTTTAATAAAAAAGGTAAATATCCTAAGTTTAAAAATCGACATACTAATAATTGTAATTATTAGTATGTTAGATCAGATAAAAATTGCGAAATAAAATGTTATCGTAATAAAATTAAAGTTCCTTGTTTTGGATATGTTTATTTTAAAGAATATGGTTATGTACCAAACAGTAAATATGATAGAATTACCAGTGGTAGTATTAGTGTTAAAGCAAATAGATTTTTTATATCTGTAAATACAGAAAAAGCAAAAAAGTTTATACAGATAATGGATATGACATATGTGAATATTCATTGTATTGTATATGTGGTGAGTATTTAGGTCATTTTATGTATGGACATTGGGAGTATTAAAATGCAAGATAAGTATATGGTTTTAGCGTTTTTGGGACTTATTGCTATATGTATAATCTGTGAAACTCTATCAAATATTTTTGGGCATAAAAAATAAAGGATAGTGAAGAATTACTTAAATAAAAGGATAATTATATGACTAATTTTATTTTAGGATTTATATGTGGAAGCGTTGTAATTATTATAGCTTTTGTTATTTATAAAATAAAAGAAGCAAAAGCAAAAGCAAAATCTAAAATAGATAATGACTGTCCGTGGTAAGGAGTAATTATGTTTAGACCTCAGAGATATATGCAATTTCCAATAATTAGAAAAAGTATTGCTGAAGAGACTTGTGATACTTCAATAGATATAAGTATTTTAACTAAAGCAGAACATTATGATAATATAATATTCATGAAAGATAAGAACGATATTGATTATGTAGCAAGATATGGTTCTTCTGATCTTGATTTACTATTGGTTGAACTTATCTATATGAAGATTATTAGACTCATGAATAAATGGGATAAAATAAATAGGAAGTAGCTATGAAATTTAGAATTATGAAATATGATAATAAGTATTGTGTTGAATATAAAGAGCTTTTATTTTGGCATAATGTTATGTGGTTTCGTTGTGGCTGGACTATGTTTTCTGAAAGTTTATACTGTGAAGAAGATTGGGTAGATGGAATATATTCAGAGCAAGTTGCTAAACAGTGTTTAGAAAATTTTAAGAAATATCTAAATAAATATTATTATAAGCATATTACTAAAGTTGAAACAGTATATGAAGAGTAATATATTATTTGATGAATACTTTTCAATGTTTGTTACTAATATACAGCGTAAATATTTAACTCATTATCAGGATCATCTATATCACCCCGAAAGCACAGTTTTTTCGCATAGTAGATTAGTAGCACTGCTTTTACCTAATACACCTACTATGCAAATGTGTGCTTTGTTACATGATATAGGAAAGCTTAGTTGTACTCAAGTTCATGTGAAACATAATACCTTGCGTATTCAAAATATAGGTCATGCAGAGATTAGTAATAATTGTATTGAACCACTCCGTAAGTATTTATTTAATGAAATAAAAGATATTGATTGGGAGTGTGTGCATCAAGTAACATATTATCATATGCGCATGCATGATTATAATGATAATAAAATAAAAAAATCTGAAAAGAGGAAAGCTATGGAAGAGTTAAAGTATTTTAAAGAATTATCTATGTTTAGCACTGCTGATAAAAATGGAGTAGGCAGTAGTGAGTCTATGCTTCCCTATGTAGTAGTAACTGTTGGTATGAGCGGTAGCGGTAAATCTACGTGGCGCAAAAGTTTTATTACAGAAATGACAGAGGGTAAAACTCCTTTTATTGCTATTTGTCCTGATGACTTGCGCAAAGAGCTTACAGGAGATATTAGTAATCAGACTAAAAATAATGAAGTATGGGATAAAGCCTTTTCAATACTTGACTATTATATTTGTAACAAGCAGAATGTAGTGTTTGATAGTACCTGTACAAACCTTGATACTATGAAGCGTATTTTACGTCATTGTCAAAGTGATACAAAGCATAAAGCAATAGTAATTTTTAAGATATTTAATGTAGATATTGATACTTGCAAATGTAGAGTTAATGATGATATACTGCATGGTGTAGATAGATCAAAAGTACCTATGGAAGTAATTGACAGACAATATGAAGGTTATAAAAAAGTAGTTGATTGGATTAAATCAAATGATAAGTTGATAATGGAGTAAGTATGAAATATACTGATGATGAGTGTTTAGAGTGGTGTAATACTCTTTTGAAAGAATTTGGTGATAAGCAAATTTCAGGATTTAATTTTGATTATAAAATTTATGGGGTTGCTTTAAAATTAAAGGAGAAGCTTGAAGAAAAAATAGTCCATGCAGATAGTTGCATCTTTTATCCTTCTACAGACGGAATGTTTGTAAAAAAAGGATCATCTAATATAGAACATATTTGTGATCTTACTAAAAATGATATAATTGAAGTATCTGAAAATGGAAAAACTTGGATCAAAGCTGATATTTATAAAAACAATTTTAATTATAAGTTTTATTATCAGATACTAGTGTATTCTTGTTTTACACAGCTTTATATTAAAACAAATAAAGATATTAATGTTAGGATTAGAAAAATTAATTATGGTAATAAAGTAAGCAGAGAATATTACTATCCTAGTGAATCTGGACTTTGTATAAAAGAAGTATATGAACGTGTTTGTCAAACACTTCCAATTATGTATGTAAAATTGAATACAGCAATTATACCTGAATATAGACATAGGTGTTCCGAAAATTGGTATCCTATAGATACAAATTTTGAATTTGAAATATACTCTAATCATATAAATGTTTGGGGTTTGCCAAAAGGTAGTTTTGTAAGAATTAGATATGTAGAAAATGGAAATGAATTAGAAAATAAAAAAGTTATTACTATAAAGGAGTTTTTTGAATCATGATAACTTTATTAGAAAAGCGATTAATAGCTTTATCTCAGCTTGGTATCACTATTCAACATGAAAATGGTCATAGATGGATATTAGCAATGGGGACAGACTATTTTGATTTTAATAAAGAATGTGAAATACAGAAAGTATATCTTTGTAAAGTGTACAGTGGAATAAACTGTGCTTTAGATAAAGTAGATGAAGTATTGAAATACACTAATAAAATATCATTAATAGATGTTTACAATTCTTTAGTACTTCAATATGATTGCGAGAGCGAAGACTATATTGTTTCTGAGGGTGAAAATTTAGAATGATGAAATGCGATATACTTTTCTTTTCAGATGAGTTTGGCTTCATTGACGATCAGATTTGGTTTCATCATATGCTAGAAATCAATAAATTTGATCCAACATCTATAACTTACATAACGGAATTTCCAACTCAAGATGAAATCTTTGGAAAAGATTTAGTATTTATAGATTTTGGTGGAATTCCAAAAGGTGAAAGTTATTATTCATTACTAAATAGAGTAGAAAATTTAATTGAGTTCAATCATGATAAACAATTTGTATTTGCACTAACTATGCCAGAGTGGTTTTACAATAGTGAAACATTGTTTAATTTTGATAATGTAATTTCATTCGATAAAAGTGTTTATGAAAATTATAACAAAGCATTTGATTTATTCAGATAAGGAAATAAAATGAGCAGTATAATGATACCTCCATCAAGAAAATATTATTTAACTTATGAAGAAATGGGAAAGTTAAATACTAAACGATTACTTGCTTATAAGAAAAAGTATTTAACAAACATGCATTGCCATAATCGATCCCATAAGTGTGATGGAAAAGATTGTAGCACTTGTAGAGATTATCCAGAATTACAAGAATTACAAATTGCTTATAAAAATATTCGAGATATATTATCAACAAGAGAGCATATAAAATGAACGAAGATAAACAAGAAATGAAATGTCCTAAGTGTAATTCTGATATGAAGGAATATGTAACTTGTTTTAGATGTAGGAATAAAGATTGTAATTTTATTTATGTTAAATATTTTCAAATAAAGGAAGATAAAGAAAATGAAAAGTAGATTAAAACTCTACAATAGACTACGTGCAAGTTATAAGTTTGTTTTTATCTGTAAAGACTTAAACAGAATTGGTTTTGCTACAAGCTTAGATCAATGTAAAGGTCGATATACTGGTCATGAAAGCAGTGTAGTGCAGGTATCAAATTTTAGAAAATTATTATTTATTATTTTTGGGAGATAATATGGAAGATAAAGAAGTTATTACCTTTGAACAGTTTATAGAATCTGAAATAAATCCTATCCGCAAGCAAGTAGGAATGTGCAAAATAAGTGCAGAGGATATAGAAAAATGTAAGGATATACTTAAAAGTTTTAATACTAAAAGTATTCCTTTATACAATCATGGTATAATTACTAATTGACAAATATTTTAATTTATTATAGGATTAGTAAAATGAAACAAGTACTAAAGATATATTTGAATACTGGCTATAAATGTTTAATTAGCTATAATTTTCCAATTAAGTATTGTGATTATACCTTTTGGTTTAACTCATATAATATAGAAAAAATAGAAAAAGTATTGGATAACGTAGAAGTGAATAAAGCAGAAGAGTATAAGGACAATTTGTCTTTTGAGGGACTAACTTACGCTCAAGACATGATTCGCATAAAAGGCGAATTAAAAAATTACTTAAAATATCATGATCCAATTGTCTTAAAAAGATTTAGCTGTGGTAGTATGAGCGTAAGCGCAGAATACATAGATGTTCCAGAAGAAACAGATTTTGAATAAGGAGAGTATAGATGAATCTTAAAAAGATTGTTATTACAATTAAGGAAATTGGATTGGTAGGTGGCATCCAGTTTGATAATCCAGAGGTTCAAAAGCAAATTGATAATTCATTGATTCAGAAAATGGCTAAGAATGCAGTAGCTGATCAGTTGGCTACCTTTGAAGCAAAGCAGAAACTTGTAGAGTATGAGCGGACATGGATTGATATTGACATGCGGAAGGCAGTTATTGGTTATATTAATTCTGCAAGTGTTAACAAGATTCCTATTTTCCCTGCGGTAACAGGATCAAACACTGCTTTTGATATTTCAAAATACACCAAGTAAAATAATTTAAAAAAGTATAAGTCAGACAATTAGATTTATCTGATTTATACTAAAGGAAGATAATATGTTTTTAATACTGAAAGACAAAACAGATGATAATAAGTTTAGCTATCTACTTTGCAAGAATCCTGCAAATACTTATGATAGAGATACAGTAAAAGGAAAGTATATAGATAACTTCATTTATCAGATAACTTGTAATGCAGATAGTAAAAAGATGTTATCTACTTTAAAAGATCGTAATGAAGAAAGTTATGTAAGTTATCAGTATGAAGGTGTAACTCCTATAAACTTAAATAATATATTTGGTGCTTGTTTACGATCTGCATTAACTATGAACTATCCTGACAAGGATATCACTGATATAGCAAGTAAACCTCGTGATCTTGAATGTATTATTGGCCCCTTTATTTGTAATAAGAAACAGTACATTAACACGTTAAATTCTTTTAATTTAAGTGTATCTGTACAGGAAGAGAAAAGTGTAGCAACCAGCTTTAAAATAAATAGTAATTTAGATACCTTGAGTTCTTTTTTACAGAAAATATTTATTCTATCGATGTACTTTACTTTTAAATATAATTTGTTTCCTGTTCAAATGTCTCAGATTGAAAAGTATATTGCTATGAGTAAATCATGGTTTGAAAAGAATGAGTTTAGTAAATATATTATTAGAATTTTTTCTAATAATAGAAAAGATATAGAAAAAAAGATGTGTGATAATTTAATTACTGATACTGAAGATAATCAAGAAGTAAAAGATCAGCTCTATATTGATTATATGACTTTACATCAGGTACGCCATAATTTTATTACAAAGACTATTTCTGAACTTGTTGACGATAAGGAGTTTACAACTATTGTAGACTATGGTTGTGCAAACGGAAAACTTAGTCTTAAATTAAATGATGAGTTAAAAAAACTGGATAAGAAGTTTGAAATCTATAGTTATGATGCAAATGACAAAGCAAAAGAAAAACTTGAACGGGTAAAGCATGTACATTTTTATCAGATGAACTTACTTGTCCCTAATTTTAATATTATTCCTATTAATATTGATATACTGATTTTGTCTGAAATCATAGAACACTTTGATGCATCAGATCGTCAGTTTATCTTATTTAAGATTGTTGAAGTATTGAATCCAAAGATAATTATACTTACTACACCAAACGGAGAGTATAATAAAATACTTGGTGTTCCTGATGGTGAAATGCGTGAAAAGTCTCATAAGATAGAGTTTATACAAAGTCAATATAAGAGTGAAATACGGGATTATTTTGTTGCTAATAATTATGAAGCACTTGATTATATAATTAATGAAAATAAAGAAATTGAATTTACAGAAGATGAAAACTTAACAGGTGCCACTTTTATTACTGGATTTAATAATAAGGACTGGAACAGGAAACTATCCAGTAGAAGTTCAGATGCTTATGCAAGTTACTATCTGCCAATTAGTGATTATAGTATTGCTCCTGCTGAATTTGCTAATGGATATAGTGCTAAGTCATTTATGTTTAATAAAAATATTTTCTATATGGCTCCTACTGTTCCACCTGTAGAATATGATAGAGTGTATTCAGATTATTTGGAACATCCTATGAGTGCTTTTCAGTACTTTCAAGATAGAGGAATAAATACTATTGTAGGTGAAAATAAGTATATGGGTTCACGCGCTCATGTATTATTGTTTAAGACTATAGATATAGCTCATCAGCATGGTTTTAATAAATGTATCAGTATTATTACTCGTAATGGGAATGAGTTCTTTTTCAAGGATGAAGAAAAACATATAGAAGATGAGTTTTATAACAGTATAGAATTAAAATATGATGTAACTGTGCTTGATTGTGAAATGATGCCGTGGAAACTTAAAGCAAGTAATTTAATTGATACAAAGTTTCTAGGTGTTGGTGAAGCATCTGTAATGAATAGACAGTATTGCCGTGATTTAAGTTTAGCTAACTCCCTTGAGTTTATTAAAGCACTAAATCCCTATATTCAAGATAGTGAGCCTTATTGTAGAATATTTGGAATACTTGCACTTGGCACAGTTAACGGTAGAAATACTGAATGGATAATGGGAACAAGTATTGATAATATACGAAAACAATATATGATTGGAGAAATTTGTGGTACAAGCACTAAGTTTCTACCAGTAGAATATTCTGTAATTGAATTAAACGAAAGTGATTCTATTGATAAAGAAGTAGACTACTGGAAGCATTATACAGAAAATGGTGGTGAAGGTAGAGTGTATAAGCCTGTATATCCACGCAACTATACCTCTAATGGGTATATGATTCAGCCAATGTTGAAGGTTCGAGGTCGCCCGTACTTACGAATTATTTATTCACAAGATTATTTGGAACCATCCAATTTTGCAATAGTATGTAATCGAAGTATTAAAAAGAAACGCATACAGGCTATTCAAGAAACAGAGCTAAGTGATATAATATTGAAGTCATTTCTTAATAAGCGAGATGGAATAACTAGAAAATTAGTAGCAGGTTTTATTGGAACAGAAAATGTTAATTTTGGAAATGTTGATAAAACATTATAAGGAGATATGATGACCATAGAACAATTATATCAAGTATGTAAATCTGCTTATTATAGTGGAAAGGGCGATCTTGAAGTAGTGTTTGATACAGAAGCTATGTGCTTTGATTCGCATTTAGTTAATGTATCACGCGCAATATTACAAGATGACATGCCCGAAGAACTAGGAAAGTATTTAATACTTAATTATGATATGCCTAAAGAGCTTGTAACATTTTTTAGACCTGATGAGAGACATAAAGCATGATAAGAAAACATACTATACAAGAGATAGCAAATTATTTTAATGTGTTTATAACAAGCGGATATGATAAAACCTTTTTGCTATATCCAAAGAATCCTTTTAATAATAAAGGTCTTACTGAATTTAGAATGGATAGCCTCTTTTTTAAAGAGGATATTAATGATTATGATAATAATATTCTATTAGCAGAACCTTGTTTACATGAGCATGATTTAGTTCTTTGCTGGAATGTTCAAGATGATTTGCCTAATATTCGCAAATATTTAAGAAAAGTAATTCAAGGTTCTAAAGAAGTTTTTGAAGTTTATAATAGTAGCATTAGCTACAAGGAATATTATACCTGTTGCATTAGATATGAAGAAAAAATAGTAACTAATTTGGAAACAAAATGATATGCCCTAAATGTGGAAAGATTTTAAAAGAAAACTTACAGTATTCAGATCCTTGTTTTGTAAAACTTACTTGTGAGGATAGCCTTTGTGGATGTTCTTTTACATTTGATTGTAACATTACAAATAATAAGCATGATATAACTCAGATACTTATTAATAATGCTTATAATCTTTATTATAATAAAAAAGGAAGATGGAAAGATGAATTACGATCCTAACAGGGCTTATAACATGACTATTCAAAAAGTTAAATTAGTATTTGGTAGACATGAATATCGAAAGATAGTTGAAACAATTGTTGGTGGAAATTGTTTAGGTTTTACTGTCATAGAAGCCGCAATTGAAAACATATATGATGATCTTGAAACAGAAGATGATATTCCAAAAATTACTTTATCTACAGACGATGGAAATACATTAGAATTATCAGATGAAATGTTTGAAGGTAGTGACTGGTTGAAAAACTTAGTTATTTCTGCTACTATAATAAGTATAGAAAAGGAATAGAGTCTTATGATTAAAATGTTTAGAAAATCAGATTTAGTACAAAAGCAAACTTATAAACAATATCAAGTAACTTATTATGAAATATATACATCAACAGATGATAAGGAATTTGTTGCTGAAATTGTTTATATAAAATCTAATTTTTCTAAAATAGAAGATATGAAATATATTTTAACAAAGTTTATGAAAGATATTTATATTGATATAAAATCAATAGAATATATTGAAGAATCAGTATTAAAGTTTTAAGGATTAAATAATGGAATTACTTATATCTGAGTTTATTGAGCAGAATAATCATTGGAAAGACTGTATTACTCAAAAGCCCTATTGTATAGAAGTAAAAGAGAAAAATGAATATACTCTATTAAAATATAATCAGATAGAAAGTAATTTTAATATTCCTTTGGTTCGTGAATGTAGAGGAATAATTCTTAGAGATAAAAAAATAGTATGTTTTCCCTTCAGAAAATTCGGAAATCAAGGAGAAGGATATGCTGATGATATTGATTGGGCAAGTGCTAAAGTTTTAGAAAAAGTAGACGGAAGTATTACTAAAATCTGGTTTGACATAACGTGGCATATATCAACTAATGGATGTATAGATGCTCATGATGCAGATATTCCAGACTGGGGTAGTGATTGCGAATATAAAAATTATTATGACCTTATTGAGTGTGCTTTAAAAAAGTATATTAAATTTGATAATCTAAGTGATTTAGATATAATTTTTAAGCATGTCTACACTTATATATTTGAAATGGTTTCGCCTTATACTAAAGTAGTAGTCCCTTATCCAGAAATAGATATTTATTTAATTGGAATTCGTAATAATATAACCTATGAAGAAGAATATATAAAGGAGCATGAATTAAGTACTATATTTAAAACACCTAAGTATTATGATATACATAGTTTAGATGACTGTATTGCTATGACAAAAGAAATGCCTTTCAGTGAAGAAGGCTTTGTTGTAGTAGATAAGTATTTTCATAGAAATAAAATTAAGAGCATTGCGTATCTAAAAATATTTCGATTGAAGGGTGAGGGTGTCGTTACTCCTAAGCGAATGCTTGAACTCATCCAGACTAATGAATCAGGAGAATTTTTAGCATACTTTCCTGAATATACAGAAATGTATAATCTGTATAAATCTAAATATGATAAGTTAATTAAATATTTAGATGATTCCTTTGCTAACTTTTGGGAAATTTCTCATAGACTCAAAATAGTTCCCTGTCGGCAAAAACGTGCAGACCATATTAATAAGTACTATAAATGTCCTGACTTTATGTTTAAGCGATATGATAAAATGATAAAAGATGGATTAGAGTATTGTTCAACTATGAGAATGGAAAACTTAGTTGAGTTATTGAAAAGTTTTTAAAAGGAAGTAGTATGATTACAATAGAAGTAGATGAAATTATAAAGAAAAAGAAGTTAAGTTTTGAAACTCCCTATTATTATGTACATGACATTAGTGATGATTTATATGACTGCACTATTTATGGAAAGATTACTGATACAGAAGTTATTAGTATAAATATAACTAATAAAGGAGCAGAAAAAGTTTTTGAAATCTCAAAAATCAGTATGAGTAATTTTGATAGTTATAAATGTTATCTAACAAAAGAATTTTATAAAAGTAATGAATCAGAGTTTAAAGGAGCTTATAAAGAAGCATTGGAATTTATAAAATCTATTAAGGATAATTCATGATTAAAAACTTTATAATAAAATTCTATAAGTATTATTTAAATAAGCATCATGAATTAGGTAGAGTATGTTTACAAAAATCAATGCGTGGTGATTGGAGTTTATCTTATACTGGTATGTTTTTTGAAATAGAGGGTGAGTTTGCATATAGTTTATGCAAAAACTTTAATGTAGATTATTATAATTTTCATAATGGTGATTTACAATTATTGAATGCTTTTTGGGTAAAGGAAACAGTATGAAACGAAAAGAATTAGCAGAACGAGTGGTTACAAGATATAATGAAACGTCAATGAAAGTGTTATAAAGTAATATATTAATAATATCTAATTATTATGAAAAAAATAAAGGTAATTAAAAATGAATAAAGCATATAAAGTTCGATTATATCCAAACATTACTCAAACTAAACTCATAAATAAAACTTTTGGATGTACTCGATTTTTATATAATCAGATTTTGAATGAACATATTCAAGTATATGAAAAATATAAAAACGATAAAGAAGCTTTATTTAATTATAAATACAAAACTGAAAAAGAGTACAAGCAGGAGTTTGAATGGCTAAAAGAAGTAAGCTCTCGCGCTTTACAACAGTCACATAGAGATTTACAAACAGCTTATACTAATTTCTATGCAGGATTAAAGAAATCTAAAAAAGTAGGTTTTCCAAAGTTTAAGTCAAAGCATAAATCACGCTTAAGTTATAGAGAGCCACAAGTAAGTGACTGTATTGAAATTAAAGATAATAAAATTAAATTACTAAAATTAGGCTATATAAAGTTTAGAGGATTAGATAAAAACTTCAGTGGCTGTATTAAATCAGTAATAGTTTATAAGTCTAAAACAAATAAATATTATGCTTCTATTTTAGTAGAAAAAACTATTGACAAAAAAGTTAGAATTAGTAATAATGATATAGGAATTGATTTAGGATTAAAAGAGTTTGCTATATGCTCTAATGGAGAAATTATAAAAGGTATAAAACAAGATTTATATAATATTGAAAATACTACAAAAAGATTACATAAAAATTTAAGTAGAAAAAAGGCAGGATCAAAAAGATATGAAAAAGCGCGGCTAAAATTAGCAAAGAATTATGAATACAGTACTAATTATTTAAATCATTTTCAGTGGAATTTAATAAAAAAGTTGTGTAGTGAAAATCAAACTATATCACTTGAAACATTGAAAGTAACTAATATGATTAAAAATAGAAAATTAAGTCATGCAATTCAGACTATTAGTTGGTCGAGCTTTGTTACAAAGTTAGAACAAAAAGCAAAAGAGTATAATACTGCTATTTATAGAGTTCCAACTTTTTATGCAAGTTCTAAAATTTGTAGTCATTGCGGGAATAAAAAGCTAGAATTAAGTTTAGCAGAACGTGTTTATACGTGTGATGTTTGTGGATTTACTATTGATAGAGACATTAACGCTTCTATTAATATTAAAAATTATAAGTCATTGGAGTACAATGATTACGAACGTGGAGAAAATGTAAGACCTGTAGAATTATTTTATAATCCTGCTGGCTATTTCTATGAAGCGTTTAAGAGGAGTTAAAAAATGATAAATTATAAAACTTTTCTATACTATCAGTTTAAGCAGAGAAAGACTTTTAGTGAAAGATTGCATAAATTTTTAGGATTACTTTTTAATATTGTTTCATAATTATAACTATTATAATATAACTTTATAAGGAATAATTATGACAAAAATAGAATCATTCGCTGAATCTTTTCAAGCTGGTTCAGCGCCGAGAATTATAACAAAAATAGAGAGCATACTATCCAGAAGAGTTGGTAATGTAAATATAACTAATATACCTATAGAGTATGATAATAAATATGGAAAGTTTCAAGGATTTTATGGGTTAGTTACTGGTTATGCTCAGTTATTTCGCCTTAATTTCTTATTAAGTGGTAGTGACTCTATCTATAGTATAGATTTATACAATGGCGTATCTGATAGTCATCCTGCCATTACTGTTGATCTTAATGGTTTTAATATAGTTCAATGTTTAGAAGCTATTACAGAAGAGCTTGAAAAAGGGTATGTAGATACAGAGTTAAATGAAGGATACAGATATTCAAATAAAGTAGTTGCACGATTTTTAGAATATACTTCTGATGATAGAAAAAATATGTTATTTAATACGTGGATAGATCAGGAAAATGATAGTATAGATTTATTACAGAATAAAAGATTAGCTGAAGTATATACAGTTTTCCTAAAGAAAGACAAAAGATATAATAGTGAAGTAAACTTTGCTAGTTTTCAATCAATGGCTAAAACTTATTTATTTGGAAGAGGGTTAACTAATCCATCATTTAGAAAGCGCAAGAAAGGTAGTGCAGAACGAGAAGTAGTTGATAAGGCAAAAGAAGATCAGCTTCGAGATATAGTTGATGGAATGGAAGTAACAAAGAAATTTGATTTTTTAGCTTCTGCGGTTGAAGCAGTTGTGGATAATAGAATACAATCATTACTTTGTTATGGAAGTCCCGGTAGTGGAAAATCTAAAACAGTAATGGATACCTTAGATAGTTTACATGTAAAACCACAGGTATTTAGTGGTGGTTTTAAAAATACTGATGAATTATTTAAAATTTTAACGAAGTATAATGATAATGAAATTCTGTGCTTTGATGACTGCGATTCAGTTTTTAAGTCTATAGATAATAGGAACTTATTAAAATCAATTTTGCAGAATTCTGAAAAAAGAATAGTAACGTGGCGAGACAAAAAACTTGAGTTTACGAGTGGAGTAATCTTTATTTCTAATTTAGCTAAATTTGACTCGGCTATTGCCAGTCGATCAATGACTATTGAAATTACATTGACTAATGAACAAATGCTAGATCATATTGAAAATAATTTAAAAGAGTTTATGCCTGAAGTAGATATGAAAACAAAAAAAATGGCCTTAGATTTTTTAAAGGAAATTTCTTCAGGTGTAAAAACGGTGGATTTTCGAGAGCTTCAGAAGACAATTATATCAATTCAAATTCAGCCTAAAGGCTGGAAAGATTTTGCATTACTAATGCTTTCATCACAGTAGAGTGCTATGATAAATTATAATAAATTAATAGACAAAGAAATAAATAAGTTATTAAATGAATCAGTAGATTTTGAAAAATATAACAAAATTCTTTTAGAGCATACTTTAGAGTATTTTAAATATACTAAAATAAATAAGTATTCATTAGATGATTATTTTAGAGGTGCTAGTGAACCTGATTGGTTTTGGCTATTTTTAAATAATTTACTTAAACGTTATAATGAAGATATCTATACCGAGTATAAAGGTAAAATGATAGAAACCTCTGAACTTGTAGGAAACACTTTTACTAAGTATTTAAATAAATTAGCAGGATCACATTTTAGACAAGGACAATGGGATTATGAAAAAATAGAAGAGTGGTTAAAAGAAAAATTGCAATTAAAAGAATCTATATTAAAAGAACAAATAACAAAAGATTCTATTAAAGAGCTTCAAAAGGAAGCGCAATTATATAATAAAGCTATAATGAAAATAGACTCCCCTTATGATTTATATGAAGTAAGTAAGTCTATGCAGGATTATAGTATTAAATTGCATGACTACTTAGAAAATACTTTGAATAGTAGAATTGAAAATACTGGATGGAAGGATGGTCATGGAAATGATTTTAGCTTTTATCCTTTTCAAGAGTTTTATCAGTATTTACGAGAAGTATTAGATCCCTATAAACTTTCTGGAATTAGAAGAGCATACGATGATTGGAATAAATATGATGAAAATATATGGGTAAATCATTATAGCTCTTTTGAAAAAAGAAGAAAATCTTTATACACAATGTTTTCTCAAAAGCTAAAAAAAGCATTTGATAACTTGCAAGATTGGCTGGATACCTTTACTAATGGCTATGCACCTAATCGTTCATCAGAAGAGCTTATAACTTATAATGGTTTTAAAATTAAAGTAACATCTGATGAAGCTCACTCCAATTTCTTAAACTCTAGAGGTAGTAATAGCTACTCTGTAGAAGATTTCAAAAAAGATTTAGATAACCTAGTACATGACTTAAAGTCAAAATCTATATCACCTGCTTTTTTAAAAAATGCGGTATTTGAATTTAATAATACTATTTCTCTGGATATAGGTGGTGATTATCAAGCAACAGGAAATATTATTTCTGTATTACCTGATAAGAAAGAATCTTATACTACTTTAGTTCATGAAGTGGGTCATTGTTATGAAGTTACTGTTATTTCAAAACAAGCAAGAAGCGCATGGCAAGAGTTTTACAGTGATCCAAAGAATTTTGTATACATATCTGATGAGACAAAAAATAATATAAAAAAAGAATTAGAGATAATTTGTAGTAGTAAAGAAATTAAAGATGGCTATGAAGAAAACAAATATAATCATAATGGTTTATATAGTATTAAAAATAAGATACGCTTGCAGTTATTAGCTAAGTTTAATAAAAACTCCACTGAATATAAATTATTAACTACATTATTTAATGATATAAAAATAGAGGCAATTGATTATCTTCCTAGCAAGCCAGATGACATTGATTTTTTTATGAGCATATTAAATAACCATGAACTAGGTGGAGTATTATTTCAAGATCGAATAATACTTAATAATATGTCATTATATAGTGCAAAAAATGAGAAGGAAGCTTTTGCAGAAATGTTTATGTACTATGTTTTAGATTATCATAAACAAAAAGATTTCTCTGTTGATTTTATACATTTTTTTAAGTCTATTATTGGCGTATCCTCAACAATTAATGAATCTGTAAATATTACTACTTGGTATCACGGATCACCTGATAAAATAACTCATTGGTCTACAGAGTTTATGGGCATAGGTGATGATCAAGAAGGTGCAGGAATTTATTTTACTTCCAATTATGATGACGCAAGCGGTTATAGTAAAAATAAGGGCTATGTTTATGAAGTTGAATTACATACTACTAAATGGATGAGTACTAAAGCAAAGCCAAAAGTTATTGAGTTAAAAAAACTTATAGAATTAGCAGATGATTATGAAACCACTTTAGGAAACTGGGGTAATGAAGATCCAGCTAAGGATATGAGAGACTGCTTGAATGACTATCTACAATACAATAAAACTATGTTTGAAGCAGTTAAATCAGTATGTAATGATTTTTATCGTTATGATAGTGCAGGTTATTGTAATGCAATAATGTATATTGGATACGGTGGTGTAATAGTTCCAAAAAACTTAGGCGTTTTTCATGCTATAGTTTGGAATCCTAAAATAATTAAAAATATTAGTTGATTTATAGCAAATAGGGTGTATACTAATTATATAAAGCAGGAGCAAATATGAAAAAAATTGATTTTCTTGATAGCAAAAACGCCACTACCAGTAGTGTATGATATAAATAGATACCACTATCTATAGCGTTTTTTCCATTCATTATAAACCTCTAATAGATTATTAGTAAAATAATTAGTTTTACTATTGATTATTTATTACTAATAATCTATATTTATATTACTACCTAGGAGGTTGTAATATGAGTAAGTCGATTATACGTGTAAAGCACAGAGGATTAGGAAACATTGAAATTCAAGTTGATCCTGAAGACTATCAGATGATGAAGTCTATTGAAGTGTTTGTCAAATCAGAAACAGGCAGGAAGGTTCCTCCTTATTTGCTGGTAATTGGAAAAGATGGAAAGCGCATGAATGCCAGTCGCTTTATTCTGAAGCAACATAAGCTCTTGCAGAAGGACAAGCATGTTTTCTTTAAAGATGGAAACTCATTTATCTTATGCAAAAATAACTTAATTCAGTACACTTAATGTGTAAGTTGATAACACTAAAAAAACGTGCTGTCAACTTTTTTATTTGACATATTATATATTCCATGCTATTCTATATTTACTAAAGTAATTTAGTAAAGGAAAAAGTATGGTTGATAATTCTTTTTTATGTACTGGTTATAGTTTGGGAAAAACAGTTTCAGAGCATAGGAAAGGAAATGAAGAAGACAGTATATTAAATCCAAGTATAGATAAGCCTTGGTCAGAAGACGATTTACTATTACATGAGTTTATAGAGTCTAGTGATGGTGTATCTCTAACAGAGATAGTCGAATATTTTAATTCAAAAAAGAAAACAAATTGTTCATTACCAAGCATGAATAGTAAATTAATGTCACTTTCAGGAAAGGATTACCGGCTATATCAAGACACGGTTAAAAGAAAAGAAAGTAAAAGTAAAATAGATGAGAAAACAGGGATTATAACTATTAAATCGATAACAAAGAAAGTTGAACTATATTATATAGATGATTATATATAAGATTAGTAAAAATACTAATTGAATACTTTCTATCTTTATGATAGTATTTTATAAAATAAGGACTACATAAATAAATGCTTCAAGTAAAAATTTTGGAAAAACAATTACTACATGCATATATAGATAATGCTGATATTATAAGTGAAAAGAATTATTTTGTTTCTTCATTAGCTATTCAATGTTTTGATGCTTTAAAAGAATTGATTAACGATAATATTTCCTTCATTGAAGAAAATATATTAAAGAAATTCTCTGAAAAAGAAGTTTGTATTGATAAAGAAGTCGAAGTACTTTATAAAGCAATTATAGAAACAGAATATAAAGCAAGCGAAGTTGTTTCTTATGAAAAAGAACTTATGGGTATTTTTTTTGCAAGTGATATACTTTCAAATGACTTGAAAGATTTAACATTATCGCTAAATTCAAGTAATTCTATTGATGTTTCAAAGGTAGAAAAGCTTACTAATAATTTATCTGAAAAATTAATTGAAATCCAAAATCATGGAGTAAAGGATAGCTATACTGTAAGTGATATTTGGAAAGAAGTAAAAAGTATAAATATTAAAAAAAGTGAAGGACAAATACAGAAATATCCTTCTGGTTGCTACTTACTTGATAAAGTACTTGCAGGTGGTAGTCTGTATCCCGGTGAATGTAGTTTAGCAACGGGTCATCCCGGTAGTGGTAAAACTACATGGATAGACTATCTTGCGAATTGTCGTCAGTTTAGAAATTATCCTACTTTGCAGATAGACAGTGAACGTACTTTTCAAGCACTGGTATTGCGTAAAGTATGTTCACGATTAAGAATAACTCGTGACCAGATGCTTGATCCTGACTATGATACTGATTATATAAATGAAATAATGGATGAAGAAATTCGTAAGGCTAACAGAAATAATTATTTTAAATACTTATTTCCATATGAAATAAAAGAAGGAAGCTTCAGCTCTACTGCTCGTTTTAATTTAAGCTATATTGAAAAAAGTATTTGGACAACACGAAAGGAAATGGGATTAACTTCAAAAGATAATTTGGTTGCTTTTATTGACTTATTGTCTATGGCAGATGAAATAGCAAAAGTAAGTAAAGGTATGAATCAAGCTAGTGCTATTACTTCAGTGTTTAATGATTTAAGTGCTTTAAGTAAAACAACAAACTCTCATCTTATGGGTACATGGCAACAGCGTAGACGAGACGAGTCTAAAAAGATTAGAGATATAGATGATCTAGAATGCTTTAGACCTACAACAGAAGATATTAAAGATAGTTCAGGTGCAGAAGAGCGTTGTCGTGTAATTTTTGGTTTGTATAGAAAAAAACATTTTATGCAAAAATATTTGAAAGATTTTCCATTGCTTGAGAGTACCCCTGATATACTCGAAATCCAGACTATAAAAAATAATGACGGGCCAATGGGTTCAGTAATTGAATACTTATGTGAAATGCAATACAATAAGGTAACACCAATTTTTGAAAAACGCGATGCAGATAAATCGAAACAAATAGCAGGAACTTAAAGGATGGATTATGATAACAGTAGGTGAGTTCAATACTTTAATAAGTAAAATTAAAAAGTTTGAAATGAGTAAGGGTAGAGCAGATGATTGTAAACTTGCAATAATGAACTGTATTAGCTCTGCCTTATTAGGATTAAATGAAAATAATTTAGTAGAAGAGAGCAGATCAACTTCTTTGGCTCTGATAAAGCAAACTTCAAAAAACATGATCTTGAATTTAGCTTGTTTGTGTAATTATTTAAATGTGCGAATTAAGTTAGATACAGGTGTCATGGAGTTAGCATCAGAAGATATTTATACAACTATTTTTAATTTCTATGACGTAGTTCTTAGTATAGATACATCAGATGAACATAAGTTTGAAAAAGAAAATGCTATCTCTATTTATAATATTTTTATTTGGTTTGTAAAAATATTGGAAGCAAATAATTTAGAAATAACTTTTAATGAAGTTGTAGAAATTTTAACTATTATTAGTGAGGAATAACAGATGGAAAAGATGGACAGTGGTTTGTATGTAATTTTTAATAGACTTAATAGGGAACTTAACTTATTTAAAAGCAGATTTTTTGCTATGTCTAAAAAAGTAAAAGATGAAGATGCACAGAAAGAGTGGGATAAGCGTAGTGTAGCAGAATTATGGTGTTATTATAATAACTTGCTTTCAAAGATTAATTTTGAAATCGAAGATCTTGAGACACGTATGCTTACTAATTTTCCTGATGATCTTGAAACTAATTTGCTTATTCAGAAAATTTATATAGCAAAACTTGAAAAGAAACTTTGTTATTATCCTGAAAATAAAGTATTTATGTTAGAGGACATGACAATTGAAGAAATCAATCAAGAGAATAAAAATCTTGCAGAACTTGAAGGAATAAAATAATGGAAACAGAAAAAGAAGAAGTGTTTGTATTGAATGGTAAACAGCTTACAAAAGAGCAGTTTGATGAAGAGTGTAAAAAGGTTGAAAGCAATAAAGGTGTTCATCTGGTAGAAGTTACTCATAAGGAATTCCGCACTCGCTTACAAGATTAATAATCAGGAAGTAATATGTTCGATAAGTTGCAACATGCTTATACACAATTAAACACATTAGCTCAAGGAAGTCCTGTAATTGCTGGTATAGTTAGTCTATACGGCTTGGGACTTCTTACTTATTTTTTAAAAGATATACCAAAAAAGTTTATTGGTTTTTTAGCAAAGCATTTAACTACACGAGTAGAAATTTCTAACATGAATGATTGTTTTCTTCATATATTAAAACTATTTGAGAAAAACGATACTGTAAATAAAATAAGATGCATTAAGTTTTTTAATGGAAAATGGGGTAATGATCAAAGCATAACTAAAGGTATAGGAAAAGGTAAACATATAGTCTGGTTTAATCATGTGCCTATTAGTATTCAGCTTACAAAAACAGACACTACACAATCATCAGAAGAAAAACTTTGTATTGAACTAGTAAAACTAGGAAGAAGTCACAAACTTTTTGATAAACTTTTACAAGAAATGCAGTTACCAGAAGTATATGATGAAAAAATTATAGGTATATATGAGTTTGATAGTAGCTGGAATAAGCTATTAAACATACCATCAAGAGATTTTAATACAATCTTTATTGAAGAAGATAAAAAGAAATTACTTATATCTTCTATTGAAGATTTTTTATCAAAAGAAAGCTGGTATTTAGAACGTGGTATTCCCTATCAGTTAGGCATAATGCTGTATGGTGAGCCGGGAACAGGCAAGACAAGTATTATAAAAGCATTGGCACATTATTTCAAACGAGATATTTATATACTGCCTGTATCAAGAATTTATAAATTAAGAGAATGTATTTCTACTTTGCCTAAAAATTGCTTTCTTGTTATAGAAGATATTGATAGTTGTCCTTCAGTTATAGAACGAGTAGAAGAAGAAAGTAATTTACCTAAATCAAATAAGGAATCAAGTATATTTGAAGAATATAAAAATATAGGATTAAGTGAAATACTAAACTCTATTGATGGTTTAGTTTCATTAAATGGTAGAATACTTATTTCTACTACAAATAGATATAATAAATTGGATGATGCTTTTAAGCGTAAAGGTCGCATAGACTTAGCAGTTCATATCAGTTATGTCACTGTAGAAACATTTAAGAAGTTTCTTAAAGTATTTTATTCAATCAATCAGCAAGAGCTAAATAAGTTTTCTATAGAAACAATTAATCCAGTTACAATAGCTGCATTGCAAAACGATTTCATGCAGGGCATAGGCTTAGAAGAAATTATTAAAAAATATTGCAATTAGTTGTTGCTTTATTTAAAATATGGGTTTATGATACTATATGTTTATTTATAAAGGATTTTTCTATGATAGATACTGATCAATTACTTAATGCTACTTTAGTTTCTGCAATTTTAAGTTTTCCTTTTATTATTTATTTTATTGTAAAGCAAATAAAGCTTAGTAATTATAATAGGAAATGTAGGCAGGAGCATATAGCAAATATAGTTAATTACTTCTTTGATCTTATTCTTACTAAAGATAAGAAAACAGTGGATGGAAATAATCCGAATACTATCAAATTCTTTTGGTGGGATTATAAACAAGCATATCATGATAAAGAAATTTTGAATTATTCCGTTGAAGATTACATAAATATATATCTTAGTCTCTTTACGCAAAAAGAACCTATTCATATTTATCGTTCAAAACGAAAAAGAAATAAAATGGCAGAGCGCATGATAGGAAGAGAGATTATCTGGGAAGTTAAAACTGAAGACCCAGTAGAAGAGGATCTTGTTGTAAACGAAGGAAACTAATATGAATAGAGCTTTAGAAGATCTTGAAAATTGTATTGAAAATAGCAGTGCTTATGATGTAGCTGTATTAAAAAATTTAGTTGAAAAAATAAAGAATACTTGCGTTACCGAAATTGATTTAGCTTATGAACTACAATTTGTTAAGGGAATGCCTAATGCACATACAGCAGATTTATGTGCAGAGCTTATACTTAGTAAGTTTGAAGGACACATTATAAAAGATAGTGGTATATCAGAATTGTTTAAATAGGAAAGTATATGACAAATGATGAAGTTCGAGAACTGTGGAAATATAGCAATTGTGATTATAACACAATGTTCGATAATATAGCTGTATTGCAAAATAATTTAACTAAAAAATTTGAAGAACATAACAAAATTAATGATCATAAATTATTTTTATCATCAAGATTTAATTATTATTTTACCGATAATACACGTATTATTTCTGATATGTATTTGTTTGTAAGCGGAACTTATTATATAGATCGTGAGTGCATTAGTTTTAATAAAGATGGTTTTATCGGCTTTGCTGGATGGGCAAGTTCAGAAAATACTGCACCAATACTTGAAGCCTTTATAGAAACTTTATCTTTTATTACTAAACAAAGTATTGCAGAGTTACTAAATAGGGAATTAAACTAACATTCTTTAAAGAAGGTTATATGACAGTTGATAAAATTATTCAACAGGCTTTTAATCAAACAGCCACTAATTCTGATTTTGATGAAATAATGTGGCAACGTACTGCTTATCCTTTTGATGCTGTGACTGCAAAACAGATATATAAAGTAGCTAGTTCTGTGTATCGTGCAAAAACTAATCATATACCTTTATGTGAATTTTGTGAAAATAAAGCTACAGAAAATGGCTTGTGTTATATTCACAAAGATATATTTCCACTTAGTAAGTGTATCACTAATTGACATTAGTAAAAATAAGTTTTATAAAAGATATAAGGAAAAATTATGGAAAAATTAAAAGATAATGTAACTGAATTAAAAAAACTAACAGATGAGCTGGCAGGTGTAATTAAAAGTTTGGATGAAAAAAAGACTGAATATGAATCATCTATAAAAGAGCTGGAAGAAAAGAAAGTAGAGTTATCTACAAAGATTGCAAGTACTAAAGTGCTGATTGAAGCCGATGTCTTGGTAGATTTTAAAACTACTGCAAATAAATCTTATTATGGTGGTATTGGTGTTCAGGAGCGTAAAAAGATTACTTATGATTCTGCTATTGTATTTGCATGGGCAAAAGTAAAGGGAATGTTTATTGTACTTGACTCTAAGGCTTTTGAAAAGTCTGCTGAAGCAATGATCGCGGCTGATCCTATTATTGCAAAGGCTGTAAAAATTACTAAAGAGCCACAAGTGACTTATCCTAAAGAAATTAAGTTAGAAGACTAAGGAGCAAAATATGGAAGTAGCATTAATAATTTGCATTATAATAGTAAGTATGTTTATGCTGTTGTATTTTATTAGACATCTTATAATAGTTAGTACTCCTTATCATGCATATATAAGTTGGAAAGATTTTAAACGGTATCAAACTAAATATATGACTTTTTTTGATACTCATATAAATTTTGACTATGATTGGTATTTAGTTTTTCATTTACCTACCTATATTTTATTCTTTTTCTGGTATATTAATAAATCTATTAATAATGCAAAAGAAAATATGCATACTCAAATTATTGCTCCGTGGCTGGTAAATAAATGAAACAAATTATAACCAGTTGTTTAGATACTGATTTATATAAGTTCTCTCAAGGCCAACTATTTATGCATCAGTTTTCCGATATTGAAACTGAATGGACTTTTAAATGTCGTAGTGATGTATTTTTTACTCCTGAAATGGTAGAAGAAATTAAATTACAATTAGAAGCATATTGCAATTTGACTTTTACTAAAGATGAACTTAATTATTTATCTTCAACAAAATGGTTATCAAAAGATTACATAAGCTTCTTATCTGTATGGCATCCATTGTTTGAACATTTTACTATCAATACTAATAATAAATGTGGTTTAAATATTGTAACTCGTGGCCCTCAGTTTTTAATAAGCTACTATGAAATTCCTGCACTTGCTATTATTAATGAAGTATATTTTTATTATAAGTACAAAGATACTTATAGCAAACTTGAAAGCTCTTTTAGATATAGGTTATCTGAAAAAATAGATTCATTAGAAGCCAAAGAATTCTGTATAGGAACTTTTTCAGAGTTTGGAACGCGCCGAAGACTGTCTAAAGATATACAAGAGTATATGCTTATAAAACTTACTGAAAATTTTAATTCTGAATATGAAGATAATAACTTATTTGTGGGTACATCAAATGTATTTTTTGCTAAACAACTTGGAATAAAAGCAATTGGCACAATGGCTCATGAATCTGTAATGGTAATTGGACAAGGTTATTCAGAGTTTAATCCAGCTTATAGTAATGCTCGTATGATGGAAGCATGGCATAAAGAGTTTGGAACAGAGCTTGGTATTTATCTAACTGACACTATTACTACAGATTGCTTTTTGAAGGACTTTGATAAACTGAATGCAACACTGTTTACAGGAGTGCGTCATGATAGTGGTGATCCCTATAAATGGGGAGAAAAAATAATAAAGCACTATATTGAATTAGATATTGATCCTCGTACTAAGACACTGCTATTTAGTGATAGTCTAAACTTTGAAAAAGCAGATAAATTATACAATGCTTTTAATAACAGAATACAGGTTGCTTTTGGAATAGGAACTTATTTATCAAATGATACTTTTGTAGACCCATTAAATATTGTTATGAAGATAACAGAAGCTAACGGAATTCCTGTTTGTAAACTATCTGATGATATGGGTAAGTTTATGGGAAAGAGCGAACAGTATCTAAATTATCTACAGCGTTCTATTGATTGGAGAATTAATAATGAAAGTAAATAAAGAAGTAATTTTAAATCCTGTTATTGATTTAAGTTCAGGTAACGGATATTGGTTTTATAATAGTAAGTATGAATTATATTTTGTAGGTGTAAAAGATATTAAGCATAATTATCATTGTAGATATTTTGAAAAATATGATAGTACTGATTTAGTTCAAATATTTTCTGATACTGAATTACTAAATGTATTAAAACAATGTATGATGAATGCAGAAGATAGCAGTAATAAAATTATTATTTATACTTCTAATGCTAAGTTTACTTCTATATTAAACCTTAAATATAGTGAAGGATTTTGTTTTTTCAAAATAATTGACTATGATAAAATTAAAGAATATTCTTGTGGTGGAAATATTCAAGTAAATAAATATGAAAAAGTTATTAATAACTATCCCGTTATAAATATTTATGATAACGATAATATGTTTTCTCATTGGCATAAAAATACATTAAAAGATAGTGTAGTAGAAACACTATTAAAGTTGATAAGGTAATAGTATGAAATATAGCTCAATAGAAGATACATTAAAGCATAAGCAAACAGTTACAAAGTACTTGAATATAATTATAAAGGAGCTAATTAAGCGATCAGAAGAACATGATAATAGTAAAATGGAAATAGGTGAAGTAGAATATTTTGATATTTATACACCAAAGCTTAAAGATGTTACTTATGGAAGTCCTGAATATAATGAAATGCTTAAAGAACTAAAGCCAGCCTTAGATCATCATTATGCAAATAATAAGCATCATCCGGATCACTTTGCTAATGGGATAAGTGATATGGATTTGATTGATTTAATTGAAATGGTGTGTGACTGGAAAGCAAGCTCTCAGCGTATGTCTGATGGAAATATATTGACTTCTATTCAAAAGAATCAAAGTAGATTTGGGTATGATGAACAATTAAATAGTATTTTTATTAATACAGTAAAAAGGTTTGAATAAAATGAAAGAAATCACTTATGAAGAATTTGAAAAACTTATTACTCCTTTGATCGATTATCATAATCAAATGGCAGTAGTTGATGATAGCCTGTCTGCTATTTTTCCAGAGTCACGACCTTTTACTGAATTAGGACTAAATGTAGAAAAAGCTTACTTGGAATTAATAAATAAGTACTTGGATAATCTCTATTGTGATGAATGGATTAGCTATTTTATCTATGATTGTGCTATGGGTAAAAATCCTATGGAAGTAAGCTATAAAAATAGTAAAGAAAAGAAAGTAAAATATAGCATGAAAGATATTAAAACGTTGTATAAAGTTATTTATAGTAAGTGAGGTTATATGAAATTATTTGATGTTAAAGTAGGATCAATGCATTATGGGATAGCTATAGGAATCAGCAAAGAGGCGGTGCAGGATTACTATAATGCTTTGCATACTGTTGATTTTTCTATTGAAGAAATAACAGATACAAGTGTACTTCCTAATGTAATGGAAATAAAAATTACTCAAGCTATAAAGGAAAAGTATAAATAAGGAAAGGTTAATATGGCTAAGACAAAAACAAAATTAAATCCTGATATTATTTTGCAATGTAGGAAATGCGATCATCTATTGTATATTGATATTAAAAAGTTTATGACACAAAATATAGATAATCTACCTGATTGCGATGAATGTGGTGAAGAAGGAAATCTTAATTGGATTGTGGTACGTAGTGGAAACTTTACTAAAGACTATGGAATAAAAAATAATGAAGAATAAAATTTTAATTATAGGTATAGCAAGTCTATGCCTTTTTTCAGGTTGCAAATATAAAAGTCTATCTGATGTAATTATTCCCTATACTATGTTATATAATGCACCAACAGAATTAACTATTAATAATTCAAATTATGGTACTAATTATTCTTATTATTTTATTAAAAGAAATTCTTATTTTATAAGTATCGATGTTCGTAAAAACTTATTTGGGTACTATGTATATTCTGAATATATAAAAAAGGATGGTATTATTACTTATGAAAATAAGCACAATATTATTTCTTATAAAAGTATAACTATAGAAAAGGATTATACTAATGATTGAAAAAATTGATGGTTTTGGTGAAGATATGTTTGAACTAGTTTGTGATGTCTGTGGAGATACAGCAGATATTCCTTTTGAAAGTTTTTATGATGCAGTAAGTTATAAAAAAGATAAAGATAATGGATGGACAAGCAGGTGTATAGATGATGAATGGGAAGATCGTTGCCCAAGTTGTACTTAAAGGATTATATGAGTAGAACAATAGAAGTATCTGATGAACAGTATGAGTTACTTAAAAGTTTTAAGTCAATGCTTGTAGAACAAGACGTAAGATGTACCAGCGATCCAGTATATGTCATTGAAGAAAATAAAAGAGTATACGGTGTAGAGGAAAATTATAGTACTGGCTTTGTTTGGTATGTCGATGCTGACGATGAAATAGAAACAAACTTAGAATTATTTCAAATGGTTTTAGAAAACTGTAAAGATACCTTAGTTAGTCTTTGGAAAGAAAGTAAAGAAACAGAATGTGAACCAACAGAAGAAGAGCTAAAGCAAAGTTTTTTAGATGATATAGAATATTGGGATGATGGCTTTATTTATGAAAAAGTTCTTGATAATTTAGCAATATCTAGAGTTTATTATAGAGAAGAGCATAATATTTCATCATCTAGTGCAGTGTTTAGTTTGTTTGAAAAAGATGCCAAAAATTATTGTAATCATGATAGTGCTAACTGGCATACCTACGCAGTAAGTAGTTATAGATCGAAGCATATGAATGAATTGCGGAAGTTACTAATTGACTTAAAGCTGGAATAAATATATTATGAATAATAAAAGAATTTCTACTTTTGTAGATAACGAGTGGTATGCTTTTTATAGGGATGTTGATAAAGATTACATTTGTAATCAAAGTATACTTACTATACTAGAACTATTTTACAACTACCTAAATGACAAGTCAGAGTATTGTAAAAAGCTCATGGACTACTACAATTTAATTTCAGATAAATATAAAGCTGACTATTGGAAAGAAAGATACGAAAAGGAAATAAAATGATTTTAAAAGACTATCTAGAAAATACCTATACAATAGGCGAATTAATAATGCTTGATGATTGGTTTAATGGTGATGAAAATTATTCTACTTGGTGCGAAGTTTGTGTTACTTCCATAATGAAAGGAACAGATTTTGATGATTTAAAAGAAATCTGTGTATGTGTAAAAACATTAATTATTAAAAAACTAAAATATGCTTTATCTAGTATTCATGGTAGTGAGATATACTTTAAGGAACAAATATGAGTAAACAAGCTGATTTATTTAATCAGTGGAAATTTGAATGTGATAAAATGAAAAACACAATTAATGTTATTCAAAATGACTTTGACAGAATGCTTACAGACGGTAGTTGTACTAAGCAGGATATAGAAAGTTCCATTAACGATTTTAAGGAAATGTTTAAATATAATATTGCTAATTTTGAAGAACTAGAACAGCATGTTTGTGAGTTGCTATGGGAGAAATCAAGATGAATAGTGAACCAGTGGATAACAGTGAAGTAGTACATAGCCTCTTTGGTACTAAAAAAGAAGTAATAAATAATCGTGAAATTTATGGTGTTGATATAGGCGATGTATACTATCATTATGAAACTATAGGAAGTGTCTATTGGGGTATGAAGAAGTTCACAATTAAAAAAGTTGGAACAGGTTGTATGTGTTATACTCCTTTTTATGTTGAACTTGAATTTACTAATAATGATGGAGAAATAAGTTGTCATCATGTTAGTTCAGAAGAATTAGTTAAAGATTTTTCCGTAACTGAAAAAGAAGCATAGATTAAATATAGTAAACATATAGATAGAGAAATACTTCATTTTAAAAAAATTATTGAAGATTATAATATATCTAAGATAGAAGTAGAAAATAAAATTAAGGAGTTAGTATGAATATAGAATTTTATGGAGTACGTGGTAGTTATTCTGTTCCCGGTTTATCTACTGTAAAATATGGTGGTAATACAACTTGTGTTAGTATTTCTACAGTATATAATGATAAAATAATTCGTATTATTATAGATAGTGGAAACGGCATAATTCCTTTGGGCAAAAAAATGATTAATAATTATTTTGCTAAAAAAGAAAATCTTATAGCTACCCTTTTGTTTACTCACTTGCATCCAGATCATACACAAGGATTTCCTTTCTTTTCACCTAATTTCTTTTCAAACTGTGAACTACACTTAATGGGAATGAAAACTTTAAAAAAGAATATTGGAAATATCTTAGAACAAGATATGAACCAGCCTACATTTCCCATAGAATATAAAGATTTAAAATCAAAGAGATTTCATTATGAAGTAGTTGATGGACAAACTTTTTATATCGATATTACTGGAAAGCCCATAATGATAAAAAATGAGCAGGCCTTGTTTGAAGTAAAAATTATGCAGTCATATTCACCGTCCCATCCACAGCAGGGTGCAGATTATTATAGAATAACTGAATTATTGTCTGGTAAAAGTGTAGCGTGTATATGGGATTTGGAGTCACACTATGGTGGTGATAAGCGCGTTATTTCTTTTGCAAAAGATTGTGATATAATGATTCATGATACACAATATACAGATGAAGAATATAATAATGATAAAATAGTTGTGCAAGGTTTTGGACATTCTACTTATTCAATGGCTATTGATAATGCTACTCAAGCGAATGTAAAAAAATTAATTTGTATGCATTATAATCCAAACCATTCTGATGATACACTTGATAAAATTTCAGAATCATTAATTAGTAAAGATTTAGAAATAGTATTTTCAAAAGAAAATATGGAAATAGAAGTTTAAGGAGTAAAGCATGGGAATGGATAAAGATTGTGAGAAAGCAGAAGGATCAATATCTTTATTGTTAAAAGATATTTTTAGTGCATTGAAAGAATCAGACGCGATTATTAGTAATAGCTATGATAGGTTTCATGATGTAATAAAGAATGTTCCTGATACAGAGGCACCTAATGAAGAAAAAAGGCTGGAGAAAGAATCATATTTAGCTGAAAGTCTTTATAAAATCAAAGAAGAAATAGTTAGAATAAATAATTGTTATATTGATTTTAATTCAAAATGTGATTTGTAAATTAAGGTGCTATTATGGATTTTTCAGCATTAGACACAGAGCAGAAGGAAAAGCTTGATACTACACTACAGGCTTTTTATGAGTACAAAGTACTTGCACGAGACAACACAGCAAGTGCAAATGAATTGATTAGTAATCTTATTGATGATTTTATTCCAAAGATTGAAAAAGGCACTAAAGCAAGTAGAGCAGATAAGGAAAATAATAAGCAGGAGCGAAAGGAAGCAAAGCAGACTATTGGCGATATCGTTCGTGAATTCATGCGCGAAAAGGATAGTAAGCCCGATACTACTCCTGAAGCTAGACAGGCTTATGAAAATTTGAAAAATAAGTAAAACAGTGTATGTAAAAATATCTATGTAAAAAAGTTTTTATTCAGAATATGTTTTATAAGGAGTTTATATGAAAACGGAAAATGAGATTAAGCGTGGGATTAAAACAACTATTAATCCAATGATGAGAAAGCTTTCTGAAAGTTTTTATTCTGGAAGTAGTCAATTGAAGTGTAAGGAACTTTATGATGTAGTTAAGTCACAGCTTAAAGCTTCTGATTTTATTAGTCAGCAGAACATTATTGAATATAAAGGGTATAAGCTTAAAGTTCGTTTTGCAGGTCAGAAGAATTGGTGATTTTCTCAGGTCTATGATGGGAACTTTTATGACTATGATCTTTATATTCGATTCTTTAATAATGAAGATAAAGGTGTATATCTGATTAATAAGGACTATTTTAAATCATTAAAGGGAAGCAAGGCTCATGCACCTTGTAAAACTATAAAATCTTTTAATCCATCAAAAAGTGATAGAGAAGATATTGTAACTATGTATAAGGTATGTTAATATAGGAGACATTATGATAGCGGATAAGTTTTACACTGATCCGCTTTTAGCAAAGCATTTAATAGAAGTAACTAATTCAAAAATAGATTTTAGTAAGTTTGATGTTCTTCTTGAGCCTTCTGCTGGAAGTGGTAGTTTTTATTTTAATTTAGATAAATCTAAGCGTTTAGGATTAGACTTGTATCCTGATGCAAATGAAATACTTGAGCAAGATTTTTTTACTTTTAAGTATGATAGTAATAAAAAATATATAACAATTGGTAATCCTCCCTTTGGAAGAGTAAGCTCTATGGCTGTAAAGTTTTTTAATACAGCAAGTAATTTTTCAGAGTATATATGTTTTATAGTACCTCGTACTTTTAAACGAGTGTCAGTACAGAATAGATTAAACTTAAACTTTCATTTAATCTATGAAGAAAATATTCCTGCTAATAGTTTTACCCCTTCTATGAATGTAAAGTGTGTGTATCAAATATGGGAACATAGAAAGCAAAAAAGAAACATAGTCATTCTACCAAGTTTTACTAATGATTTTAAATTTGTTTCTATAGCTAATAAGGATAATGCTGACTTTGCTATGTTGGCTTATGGGGGAAAATGTGGAAGAATAGAAAGAGTTATTCCTACTACCGGCTTGCGTAGTTGGCATTTTATAAAAGTAATTAATGATAAAAATGTAGAAGAAATCATAGCAAGACTGAATAGCTTAGATTATTCCATTTGTGAAGATACAGCGCGACAAAACAGTATTGGGATGAAAGAAGTTTGTGAATTATATAATAATAAATATACATAATAAAAAAGTTTATAACTATTAGTTAGTAGGGGTATATTTGGTTATCGATTTAGTGGTTGATTGAAGCGACGAAAGGCCCATATTACGAAAGCTTAGACTGCTAAAGACCGGAGTTCAAATCTCCGATGCTCCAATAAAGTATAAAAGGAATAGTTATGATTTTACAAGAAAAAGAGTTTGAAATTACAAACAAAGATTTACAAGAAAGTTTTCCAGAATTATATGAAAAATATAAAGAAACCTTTGGTAGTAAGCGCCCTGATATAAGCGTAGAGATACAGGATGAATATAACTTTCATGTTTCTGTAACTGATTGGCAATCTGATTACTGGAATCCAGTTATTTATTTCTTTTTGCATGATGGTAAAGTTGCTTATTTTGATGCAGGAGTAGATGGTGGAAAGGGTAATTTTCCTTTTGGAAAGTATAAATTAGGTGATTCAGATGCAATATTAGAATGTTATACTAAAAGTTTTAATCGTTGTAATCTAATAGTAAATAGTCATTTTATAAATAAACAAGCATTACCCGTATCAGAAGATTTAGACTTTGCAGAAGAGTATGTTTTGTGTTTAATGCATATGTATAAAGCAGCATTTAGACGTAAGAACTTTTTAAGCTATATTTATGATGGTAATTATACTGTAGATAATTGGAAACGTCCTATTAAGGAAGTGAAAAAAGCTGTGTTACAGTATGGAAACTACAAAGATGAAGCCTATGATGCAATATTACTTTCGTTGCAGATGAAAGATTTAGTTGTAATAAATAGTGCAGGAAGTTCAAGACTTACAAATAAAGGAACAAATATAGCTATTCAATTGAACGGAAGATAAATATTTATACTCATATTTTTAATCCCTTATAACTATTATAGTGACACATTATAATTTATAAGGGATATTTATTTTATGGACTTAGACTTTTTAAAAACTCCGTGGGGATTTGGTAGTGTAACAGTAGTAACAGCAGGACTTTGTTTTATTTTATATCGTGTTGGTTATATAGCTTTTGGAAAGTTTCAAGCAGGTAGAAAAGAAAAAGAAAAAGAAATATCTCCTCATGCTAGTTGCCCTCATTCAAAGGACATTATGGATATTATACATCGAACGGCAGATCATTATGAAAAAGTCCAGAACTTAAAATCCTCTATAATTAAAGAGCAAATGAGATACTATGAAGAGATTGAAGAAGAAGTATTAGGACATTTAAAACATATCTTTACAAAATTAATATCAAATAAATTATCTAATAATGAGCAGTTTATTACTCATTCTGATTATGGCTACTATATGCTTATTTTAAAAGTTATATTTTCTGATTTAAAATCCTATGTTAGAAACTTGTTTTTAGTTAATCATTATATAACCTATTCAATAGAAGATCAGCAAGATTATATTGAAAAGAAAAAAACTATTATAGTACAGAAAATATCAGAATCCATAAATGACTATTGGCGTGGATCATTAATAACATGCACTGAAATTTATGAAAAAAATAAAGAACAATTATCTTTTTTTGAAAGTCAAATAAAAGATGTTTTTAATCGAGCATTCTTTACTGCTCGTGAAGTTAATACTGCAATAATTAAAATGGAAGAAAGTTATCAGAATTATATAGATTCTATAGTTGGAGTTTCTGATGAGAATAAGGAGTAAGAATGTCAATAATTATAGATGATACATTGTCTGGTAACTTAACATTTAATTTAGCAAGTGGCGAAGAAAAGTATATACAAGTTAACAGTAATATATATTCTTGTATTTTATCAACAAAGATGTTAGATAGTGGAGCAACATTTAGCTTAAAAAGTGCAATGGAATCTTCCGAATTTATAAAAGAAAATAATTTAGAAGCAAGTGATATTCAATGGGAGAATATAAAGATAGAAGGAATAGAATATACAGAGGTAACTGTAGATATACTTTCTATAACCTTTTTAAGTCCAAGTATTTTATATTTTAAAAATACTTCAGCAACTCAAATAATACGATTTTCTTTACGGGGGATTAGATAATGGGTGGAGTATGGGATTTTACGAAAGGTGGATTATCGTTTCAGCAAGAGCAAGCAATAGCCTTAAATACATTTGTCCGTCATTCTCATACAAATAAGCTAATACTCGACAATACTGAAGCTTCTTATACTTCTGCTGAAAAAATAAAATTAGGAAATTTAACAGACTCTTTTAAGGGTGTATTTAGTAATCAAGCATCAATAGTAGCGGCTTATCCCACACCATCTTCAGGATGGAGTGCTTGGAATTCAGCAACCAGTACAATATGGGCAGTAAGTAATTCCGCTTGGATAAATTCTGGAATAGCTTCTATAGGTAATATGCTTCAAACTGTTTATGATCCTCAATCAATAGGTAAAGACTCATTTAGTAGAGCAAATCATACAGGTAGTCAATTAATTTCTACTATAACAAACTTAGGAAGCGCAAGTGTTGATTCGTCAGGAAGCTTATCATTACCTTCTAATTTAACTGTTACATCAAAAATAACTTCTTCCAGTTTAGTTTCTTCAAATTTAATTTTAGGAAATGCTTCTACTTCAACACATACTTTGCACATACAGGGAATTAATAATGGTGTTGCTGGTATATATTTATCAGATGCCGTTCCTAGTAGTGTTAGTTATTCATTATATAATGATAGTGGCACTTTAAAATGGAATGGAACTGCTATAGGAATGGGATCAAGTATATCAGGTACAACCAGATATATAGGTTTATTTACTGCCTCAAATGCTATTGGTGCTTCTGGTATATATCAAGATGCAAATAATAATATTGGTATTGGAACTATTACCCCCGGAGCAAAACTTGGTGTAAAAGTTGGTACAAATCAAGATTTTTCTGTTACGAGTACAAACGGAGTATTAAATTTACAATCTGTAAATGATGCATGGGACATATATAAACCTTTATATATTGATGGTAGCACCATTGCGTTTAATGCTAATGGTGGAGGGTATGTAGGAATTGGAACGACAAATCCCTTAGCCAGATTAAATATTAATGATGGTGGATCTTCCTCACTTTTACTTGGTGATAATGTTACCACTGGCAAATCAGCTTTTGCTATAAGTTTATCTTCTGCTACTAATGGTTATACTAGTTTACAAGCTATTTCTGCTGGTGGTTCTAGTTATGGAAATATCATACTTAATACCTTAGGAGGAAACGTCGGCATTGGAACAATTAGTCCTGATGCTAAACTTAGTGTGAATGGCAGTATATCAACAATGACTTCTGTTGCGGGTATTGCTGGATCACAAACTCTTGGTGATATAAACTTGGCTGTAGATACTGGTGATGCTGGACATCGTACTCGTGTCTTTGCATTTAGTAATTCATCAGATTTAGTAGCATTTGGTTATATGGATACTATTACTGAATCAGGAGGAGCATCTTCTGTTGTGTTTGGTTCTGGATTTGGAGGTGCTGGAGACGTTCTTTATATTAATAACAAGAGTGGTAATGTTGGTATTGGAACAACGAGTCCTCCTTGTTCATTAACATTAGGTGATTCTTCTTGTGGAACATGGGATAGTAATTATAGAGTAATAGATCTACTTGGTTGTGGTACTATATTGGGAAGTCATAATAGTACTGGTTGGTCTGGAACAGGGTATGGCCAGACAGCTTGGGCAAACAATACATATTATAATGGAACAAGCAAAGCAATAGGTACTGGTGCTGCAAGTTCAATATTACAAGGTACAGGGCAAATTGAATTTCAAGTTGCTCCATCCGTGTCTGCTAGTGCTACTCAAACATTCATTTCTGCTATGCATATCAATAATTCTGGTTATGTAGGTATTGGAACAAATAGTCCATTACAGCCATTGCATGTAGCATGGGCCGATCAAAGTCACTCAAGAATAAGAATTCAAAACACCAATAGTGCTGATGGTGGAAGACCCTTTGAATTAGTAGCTGGGATTAATACCGTAAGTCAAAGTGGGTTTAGTATTTATGATGCCAGTGCTTTAGCAACAAGATTAGTTATAGATAATAATGGCAGAGTGGGGATTGGTACTATATCCCCCACTTCGCCCCTACAGGTCATAGGTGTTTCAGTATTCGCCGACAACGCCGCCGCAACCACCGGAGGCCTTACCGCCGGAGCCTTTTACCGGACATCGACTGGTCAGTTAATGTGTGTTTATTAAATTATTTTAGTTTTTAACTATTATAGTATAAGTATTTTAAGGAGACCGTATGAAGTTTACAGTAGATAGTGAAGCGAAAAAGGCATTACAGGACTTGTGTGATATTGCATTAAAGACAGGCGGAATTCAGAACTTAGTTGCAGTACAAGTTATTTTATCAAATGTTCAGGATATAGAAAAAGTTGATAATACTGAAAAAGAAACTGATAAAAATTTAGATAAAAAGAGTTCAAATAAAAAGAGTTCGGATACAAGTTTAGATAAAAAAGAAGTAGCTAAGTAATTTAGAGGTAGTAATGACAGGACTTTGGGATGCAGGGAATAGCTCTTTAGATTATACAATAGTTGGAAATTGGAACGCAAATACTAATTCTCCTAATTTAGATGTTGTATCTACAATAGGAAATGCTTATATAGTTTCTACGGCTGGCACTCATACTCTTGGAACTATATCAAATTGGAATGTTAATGATGTTGCTTTGAAAATATCTACAGGATGGGCTATTTTATCTAATAGATTTTCATTAGTTACTAATTATTTATATGTAGGAAAGCATGGTAGTGATACAGCAGGAAATGGTTCAGTAGAGAAACCTTTTTTAACAATTCAGAAAGCAATAAGTGTAGCTACAGCAGGTACAACTATTTTTGTATGGCCGGGAGCTTATACAGAAAACCTAGCATTAAAAGCAGGAGTAAACTTAGTAGCTCCTGCAAAGTTTTCGGTAACAGTTATAGGAACTGCTTCTACTGGAATTACAGGAACAGTTTATTTAGAGAAAATAATTTTTAGAAATTCAACTGGCTATGCTCTAAATTTTAGTGGAACTACTGCTCAAAATATACAGGCTTTAATGTGTAACTTTGAGTCAGCAACAGGAAATGGATATGATGCTGTTAATTATTCAAATTCAAATGCATCCAGTAAATTATTTATGACTGATAGTGTAGTAACTACTTATACTTCTACAACGGCTAAAGCATTAAATGTTGTAGCTGGTTCTGCTGGAAGTATTATAATGGCAAATACTACAGTTCAGTTAGTAGATAATCCTAATCATGTGGCTATTTATCTTGGTGGATCAGTTAGCTATACTCATACAATGGATGCAATAATAGGACAAGTAGTTACTGCTAATACTTCACATTTCACAGCGGCTATGTTAACTGTTACTACTTTAAGTGTCCCTACTTTAGTACATAATTCCACTT